GATACTAATCTCATCATAATTTATTGGGCCTTATTTAGATAAAAGCTTTTTGCCGATTATAAATTTATTTATGGCAAACCTCAGTAGAAATCACATTGAAAACAAGTTTTCAATATTGGAGATTTATCTCCAATGTGATTTCATTATACGGGCTTGATACTGCGTTATTTCTTATCTTTTTATAGGATGAAGTTTACTGCTGCAAATAAAAAGCAATTATATTCTTACTTGAAGTTTCTATTTATAGTCTTTATAGTACTGATAATACTTGTTGTACTATACGGATATAACTCTGGATCTTGCGAGGTTACTAAGAGCTATGAGTGTAGTAAAGACTTTTGTCTTTATAAGGAGTTTGTTCCAGAGCTAAATTTCGCATTAAGAAGAGATATAGATACTCTCTCACAAGACTTATCTTTGTATAAGAGGGTAACTATTACTATGTATCCTGAAAACATTCTTAATTGTGCAATTCCTAACAAGAGCGGTGCAACACTCTCTACAGCTTCCGTTGTAAAAGGTTCACCTATGCTAATTAATTATTATCAGAATGAACTCAGAAGTGTAATATCTAGATTAACGAATCTAACACTTTACCCAACTTCTCTTGATCTTCCAACCTCATGTTGTATATTAGTATACGAAAAAGAGAACGACTGGATAAATTGGCATTATGATTACAATTACTACAATGGAAGATTCTTTACAGTTCTTATCCCAATCACATCAGAGCTAACATGCACAAAGTTCCAGTTCAAAAAAGATAATGAAGTAATTAGTCTTGACTTAACTAAAAAGGGTATCTGTTTCGAAGGAAACTATCTTTATCACAGAGCAAGTAAACTTTGTGATGGCCAAAAGAGAATAATGCTCTCTTGCCAGTATGTTACAGATAATACTATGAGTTATGTTAATCAAATAAGGATAAAGCTCAAGGATTATGCTTATATTGGCAAGTTATTCTAGTCTATCACCGTAACCTCCAAAAGAAAGCTTACGGGTCGCCGATTTGTATTTAGAACATTTCCAAATTCGTCTTGTAGACTAATCTGGATTGTCCGGATGCGTGGTACAATAATATTAGGAGAGATCACGTTCTCATACGTATCTTTGTTCAGAGACTTCGTGTAGTATGCAACACTATCTGCATCTGTGCAATAGAGGATCGCCGAGGGACCTGCCCGGCCTCCTCCGAGGACGATCGATCTCAGATCCATTGTGGATTCATAATTCAAATAGAGATAGATCCTCTGGACCGGATTCAAGATCACAGGGTTCGGTGCAGTGATCACTTCACCATCTAATGGATTTCCAACTGAATAGATATCTTCATCTGCAAATCCCATCATCAATGCGGGATTCAACATCTTTTGAAGACCGGGGTTGTACATATTCACATAGGGAGCTCCAGTACCAAACAAAAATCCAAAATGATTCTGTCCATTCGTTTTCACAGAAAGGATCTGGGTTATAGGATCCACTTTCACCGTATACAAGTTAATACCATCTACGCCATCTAAGAGTTTCTTAAATGCCGGGGCAAAGAGAATAGGCGTATAGAGACCGGGTGGAAATCGAAGAGTGTAGATTGCAGTACCTGTATCAAACAGAAAACGATTGTATGGCTCATCTATCGTGTAGAGGGGTACTGGTACTGTTCCACCCACAATCACCATTGAGGTTACATTCTTCAGAGGATAGGGAGAGGTCCATTGGAAATTTGCAGGATTCTTATCTTTTACCACATCGCGATCATTACTATTGATCTCAATCCGCACAATTCTCTCTTTTCTCTTTGACTTAGAGGGTTCTGGTTGAACCGCTGCCCCAGATCCAGCCGTATTCTGCAAGGCAAGAGTTGTTGTTGCATTTCCACGTAGTGGTGGAGATGCGGCAACTGCTAATTTGTTATTGGGTACGCTCATCTACTGTTATCCGAGAATGCGGAAGGTCTGCTGGGACGTGCGTCCAGTCCAATGACTATTTGAAATTGTAAAAGTCTTTTCGCGATTCTGGTAACCAATGACGATTGCGTTTGTTGTGAAGACTCTTCCAGCTGTCCAGTTAACACCATCTGGGCTCGTGGCTGTGAAGTTTACATTTTGCCCAGTGGCAACCCATAGAGAACCGTTCCATGCGACTGAACGACCTGTGCTGAAAAAGAGTGTATTTGCATTAGGCACGGAATACCATGTAATACCGGTATAACTATACCAAATTGAAGAGGTTCCATTGTTTCCTACTGCAACAATTATCCTATTATTTGTAGCAACTGCGTAGAATGTACCTGACATTGAAGTACTAGAAGCCGTCCATGATTGACCATTCACGCTCCCATACCCTGCAGCAGTACTACTAGACACCCCTACTGCAATCCATATATTAAGATTGGATGCCCAGCAAACAGAATGTACAATATTTGCAATTCCAGGTACACTTCCTCGTGTAGTCCATGTTATTCCATCTGTACTTGTAGCAATAATGTTAGTCGATGTAGCTCCTCCAACTCCAACAAATAGATTTGAACCGTTCCATGCAACTCCATACATTCCGCTATTCGCAGTATTCACACCAAAGATACCAGTGCTTCTTAAAGTCCATCCAGAACGCGCATATATGTCTGATGATGTATAGATAATACTATTTGTTGTTGTGCTTAGACCATTTGTTCCACCTATTACCCATAAATTAAGAGTTGGGGCCCAGACTAAACATCGTAAAATTCCTATAGCAGTTGTAACACCTGTTGGGGCTACAGAGGTCCAGTTAATTCCGCCGTCCGTTGAATACCATATTATGGAACTTGAATTTGCTGTTGAATGACTTCCAACTGCAACATGACATGTGTTTGTACTACTATACGCCACTGCATTACCATTGATAAATGTCGTAGCATTATACACTAGTGTTCTATGAGTCCAACTAGTACCTGTGTATGGACTTGTAACCATATATCCTGATGCTGTTACACTATTTATGAAGGGAATTCCAATCCAACGATTAAATCCAGGATCCCATGAGATTCCGTATAGACCATTATTAGCGACTACTGAATTTGCTAAAGAATTACGAGATGTCCATCCAGCTGCATTTGTAGGATTTGGATTTGAAATAATCATGTTTCCATTCGAAGATGATAAAGTATCATAACCACATAGTAACCAAATCTTTGTATAAGGATTCCATGCAGCTGAAAAGATGCCTTGTGTTGCAAAGGGGTTAATTGTACCATCAATTAATGCAGTATAGGTGGTCCAGGTGATGCCATTTGGGCTTGTGAAATACTGCCCATCCGTTCTGCGATAGGGTGTTGCTAAGAAGAGTGATCCATTCCATGTGATAGAGCCTATTCCATTACCACTTGGAGTATTAAATCGGGTCGTCCAGTTCATTCCATCTGGGCTTGAATATATTACTGTAGCTCCCGATGTACCTAAGACCCATACATGCCCATTCCATGCAATTCCTGCAGATTGTGGAGCAGACGTTCCATTTGAAGGACTAATCTGTATTACATAACTCCATGTAATTCCATCACGACTTGTTGCTATTGAATAATTTCCACTACCCGTTACAAGAAATTGAGAGCCATTCCATGCGACTGCATTTGCCCATCCGTTTGAAAATAGTCCATTTGTAACAGGGTTTCGTGCTGTCCAGTTTACGCCATTAAAGCTCGTTGCAATTGTATTGGTTCCTGCGCCTACAGCCACCCACAAGCTGAGGGAGTGTGCCCAAACTATTCCATAGACAGCAGATGTTATAATTGTAGTGCCACGACCCGTCCAGTTCACGCCATCTGTACTCGTAGCAAAGTTGTTGGTTCCTGCACCCCCTGCAACCCAGATAAGACCATTCCATGCAACACAGTAGCAGCCTGTTGTAAAAATTCCAATTCCACGAGGAGCCCATGTGAGGCCTCCGTCCCAACTTGAGGCAAGCGTGTTGGTTCCTATACCCCCTGCAACCATAATTGCCGGTCGAGTTCCAGTACAATGTAAGTAAGGAATTCCTTGTGCAGGGGGGCTTCCTGCTCTCCAATTGATTCCATCCCAACTGGTGGCTTCCACGTTGGTTCCTTGACCTACTGCAATAAAAAAAGAACCGTTCCAAGTTACACCTAAGCCTGATGTTGAAAAGACGGTATTTCCAGTCACTCCTATCCATGTAAGCCCGTCACGACTATATGCAATTGAATGAGTTGCAGGTGAACCTACTGCAACCCATATATCCAATGTGGGAGAATAGGCAACTCCTCTTCCAAGACCAAATATAACGTTAGCTGCAGATCTCTGGGTCCAGGTTATACCATCGGGACTGGATGCAATTGCACTTGTGCCTTGTCCAACGGCTACCACAAGATTCGGGCTTGCTGCAACAGCCCATCCAGTTGTTGAAAATATACTTGTTCCAGTATATCCTTGCCATAATGTTGCATCCGCAGTCCCTCTTGCAATACAGTTCGTACCATTTCCTACTGCGACCCAACTTCCTGCACCTGCAAACCAACAGATACCATATCCTATACTTGATATACCTGTTGATCCACGAGTAGTCCATGTAATTCCGTCTGGGCTTGAAGCAAATACGGCACTTCCTTGGCCCACCGAAACATAAAGGCCACCGTTTGTTGTACCAAGTTGTACACTATCATTCCATGCTACACCCCATACAGTTGTTGTTTGCACAGATGTACGGGTTGTCCATATAAGTCCATCCGGGCTTGTTGCAAGCCTAGAATTGCCATCTCCTGAACAAAGCCATTGCTGTCCATTCCAGATAATAGAATATAGATTGTTAACAATGGTTCCAGGTGAAGTCATACCTGACCAAATAATACCGTTTACACTTGTTGCAAGAGTATTTGTTCCTGAACCACAGGCTACCAATTGATTTTGCTGAGGATTCCATGCAACTCCGTTTCCTTGGGTTGTAAAAATAGTACCGCGACCTGTCCAACTAATTCCATCGGGACTTGTGGCGATCGTATTTGTTGTAGATCCTGTCGCAATCCAGAGGGAAAGTCCAGGGCTCCATGTAATTCCAAGAACAGTTCCTGTAATTGCCGCTTGCGATCGTCCTGTCCAGTTCACACCATCAATACTGGTTGCAATCTGGTTTGTACCCGATCCTCCAGCCACGAAAAGAGATCCATTCCATGCTACGCAGTTTCCTGTTGTCGTCAGGGCAGCAAGCGATGTAGGTACACGAGGTGTCCAACTAATTCCATCTTGGCTCGAGGCAATTGTATTAGTTCCTTGTCCCACTGCAACCCATGTATTCAGCTGTGCCGCCCATACGACTCCGTTCACTTGTGTACTGAAAATGCTAGTCCCTGTGCGGCCTATCCATAAGGTACCACCGCTACTTGTTGCAAGGCTATGACGTCCTGAGCCTCCCATCACAAATTGATTCTGCTGAGGACTCCATGCAATCGCGCGACCTATATTATCGACACCTGTTGTTCCACGCGGTGTCCAGTTGATTCCATTCGTGCTCGTTAAAAAGGTATTGGTACCATATCCAGTCGCGCACCAGATTCCAAGCTGAGGAGCCCATACAATTCCTGCTCCTTGTGCTGTAAATGTTAAAAAGGTCGCACCGAGGCCGACCCATGTAATACCATCATAACTATAGGCGATTGTGTTTGTTCCTGCAGCACCTACCGCAACAAACTGGCTGAGCTGAGGGCTCCATGCGACTGTGTTTAGAGCATTATCTGCAAAAATACCATTTGCAGCAAGTGTCCATCCAGAGGATCCATTGTTTGTATTTGTATAATATAAACTTCCGTTTACAAATCCTACCCATCTACCTGCTCCAGAGTTGAGTGTGGGAGACCATGCTAAACTATAGAAAGTTCCTAAACTGTGTGTAAAGGTTGTAAAAGTTGTACCGGTTGTTGAATATAAAAGATAGGTTGTACCCGCAGCTACAAAGTTTGTTCCATTCCATTGAACATCATAGAAAATGTAATTAGCTATAGTTACACTCGTCCAGCTGTATCCATTATAACTATAGTATATAGGAGCTGAAGTACCAAAAGGACTTGAACTACCACACACAACCCAAATTCCCAATGTTGGAGACCATGCTGCACCATATTCAAGCAAAGATCCTATTGTATACGTTGTGACTGCACCGTTTACTGCATCATTTAGTAATTCCAAAATATTACTACCAGGACTGGGTCCAGGGCAGATTAAAAAAATAGATCCATTCCATGCAATATTATAGGTATAGCCAAGACTATGTGTTCGTTCAGTCCATGTAATTCCATCAGGACTTGTATAGAGATATCCGCCACCATTATGAGTACCTGCAAGGAAAACAGATCCATTCCATGCAATTCTTCCAAGTTGAGTATTTGAACCGCTTGTAAGAACAAAACTTCCGCGACCTGTCCAGATAATACCATCGGGGCTTGTGGCCACAATATTTGTTCTCACTCCATTATTCGTACCAACCACAATCCAAAAGCTTCCATTCCATGTAACCGCAAGAACCACGCCGCTCGTGAATACTATATTCAGATCACGAGGAACCCAGCTAATTCCATCAGTACTGCTTGCAATTGTAGATGTTCCTGAGCCTACTGCAACCCATATAGATCCATTCCATGCAATAGCGAATGCGCTTGAAGTAAAAGGCGACATTCGTGTAATCAGAGGAAAATAGTTAAAATCATTTTTATTCTGTAGAGGTCCATAAGCATACGCTGAAGTTCCCACGAAGGCTTGGGTAGCCGTTGAAAACGAGAAAAAGCTTGTGATTAAGTTTCCACGATCACGTGTATTCATATAGATATCAGAGTTAGGTTCAATGTACACTGTGTAGGATCCTGATGAAATATTTTGATAGAGGGGTACAGTGAGAGAAGCAAAATTAGTACTTGTGTTCAAATCATAGGATATTAAATTTTGCGGATTTAGTGCAGTCCCTGATATCTGTGCGGCCATACTAGGAGTAAACTAGAAATTTCCCCCGCTTATCTGCCGCTGCAGTCCTGAAACGGATGATGTTAAGTTCTCGTTATCTTGTATCAGCTTCTTTACTGCACCGTAGAGGGACATGTTCATTTGATCGAGATTGAGCCAATTCAAGTCTGAAATACCGAATGCCTCTGAGACCACTACTGATTTAGGTTGGACCATCTTCACTTCCTGTGCAATAAATCCAAGTACATTGCGATCGTTCAAGGGTGTTGTCTCAAAGAAAGAAGAGGTGTAGGTGAATCGGCGAAGTTGCAGAGCCTTGATATCTTCATAACACTGAGTGTAATCGGCCTCCACGATATTTTCTTTTACACGTTCATCGGATATCTGTGTCCACGTAGTGCCTCCCACACGTGCTGCACCTCCCGCTCCCCAGACGGCAAGTGAGAATGCTGTATTTGTTGATGTAACACCTGCCCCTGCATCCACTGTAAGACTGCTAATACGAGCATTACCCAGTACATCCAGGGTAAAGATCGGGTTGCTTGTATTCACTGCAATGGTATTTGTTACAATACCATTTGCCAGAACACTGCTCGTATAGAATGCAATTGTACTTACATTCGATGTTTGCAGATCTGGAAGAGAGATAAAGCCATCGCCATCATAGAATCGCAAACTGCTTACAAACATTAGATTTGCAGTGAGATCATTCGTTACAGAGGTGCTAATATTTACGCTGCTGAAAACGGCTGCATTTGCATTTAGAACCACTGTAGAGATCGTGTTTGCACTCAAGCTACTGATGGTAAATGCACTAGCGGTTCCTGTGGTTGTGAAAAAGGAATTGGTGGTCAGCATGCTGCTGATAATGAGGGTACTGAAGATGGAAGAGGTCGCATTGATCGTACTCGCATTCAGCGTATTGGTATTGATCAGCTGGGAGATCACTGTACTCGCTGGAAGAAGTGTGGTGCTGCTCACTAGAATGGTACTGAAACCTCCTGTAACTGCTTGGAAGCTGCTTACAATTCCTATTGTAGCAATGCTGCTAGTTGTTCTGAGCGTTCCATTGATATCCATGGTAGTTCCAGGGGTATTGCAGCCCAATCCTATGCGGCTTGTTGTACCGTCCATGTAAAACCCGACGTTGTTTTGGAGATAATTGTTCATTGTGATATTTCCAGCATTATCAATTACGAAGTTGGCTGCTGTATTGCTTGCAGTATTAGGGAATAGACGAGCGGAGACTCCTGTTTCTACTTTGAAGGAACCCGTGGTTTGCACGCGAATCTGATCGGTCGTGGAAGATCCCTTGAAAAAGAGGAATTCTTGTGTGGTTATTCCCGTCGATTGCTCGGCGATCACACTATTATTGAAGTTGCCACGGAGTCCATAGAACTGAATGGCCGTTTGGTAGTAATTCGTACCCATGCGGAGATTTGATGTGGTGGCCGTGTTTGTCAGTAAACTGCTTGCATACAAAGCAATCGTGCTCACGTTAGAGGACTGAATATCTGCAATATTGGTTATTCCATCACCATCATAGAAACGTAGACTACTTACAAAAATAAAATTTGCAGTGAGATCATTCGTTACAGAGGTGCTAATATTTACACTGCTGAAAAAGGCTGCATTTGCATTCAATATCACTGTGGAGATGGTATTTGCACTCAAACTACTCACAGTAAATGCAGTGGCTGTCCCTGTGGTTGTGAAAAAGGAATTGGTGGTCAGCATGCTGCTCACAATCAGTGTACTGAAAATGGAGGAAGTCGTGTTAATTGTGCTTGCATTCAGTGTATTGGTGTTGATGAGTTGGGAGACCACAGTGCTCGCTGGAAGAAGCGTTGTGCTACTGATAAGAATCGTGCTGAAACCTCCTGTAACTGCTTGGAAGCTGCTTACAATTCCTATTGTAGCGATGCTACTGGTAGTTCTCATAGTTCCATTGATATCGAGGGTGGTTCCAGGGACGTTGCAACCAATTCCTATGCGACTTGTGGTACCGTCTATGTAGAGGGATGTTAGAGTGGTATTTGAGTTATAGTAAGTCAGATTTCCAGCGTTATCAATCAAAAGATTAGGCGTGGTCTGCTGCTGTGTATTGGGAACAAGGCGTGCGGACACTCCAGTTTCAAAACGGAGAGCACCTGTGGTCTGTATGCGGACCTGGTCGGCGATTGAAGATCCTTTGAAGATGAGGAATTCTTGTGTCGTTGTTCCAGTGGATTGCTCGGCGATCAAACTGTTATTGTAGTTGCCGCGGAGTCCATAGAACTGAATGCTATTCTGGAAGTAATTTGTTCCCACTTGGATATTTGAGGTGGCGATGGCGTTTGTGAGTATACTACTTGCATAGAACCCAATGGTGCTTACGTTAGAGGCTTGAATATCTGCAATATTGGTTATACCATCACCATCATAGAATCGCAGACTACTTACCAAAATTAGATTCGCAGTTAGATCATTGGTTAAAGAAGTACTTGTGATGGAAGAACTCACGTAGAGCGCATTTGCATTGAGGATCACTGTTGAAATTGTGTTTGCACTCAAGCTGCTGATTGTAAATGCACTCGCAGTTCCTGTGGTTGTAAAAAAGGAATTGGTGGTCAGCATGCTGCTCACAATCAGAGTACTGAAAATGGAGGAGGTCGCATTGATTGTGCTGGCATTCAGTGTATTTGTGTTGATCAGTTGTGAAATTACAGTACTGGCTGGAAGAAGTGTGGTGCTGCTCACTAGAATCGTGCTGAAGCCTCCTGTGATTGCTTGAAAGCTGCTCACAATTCCTATAGTTGTAATACTACTGGTCGTCCTTATAGTTCCATTGATATCAAGAGTGGTTCCAGGGGTATTGCAGCCCAATCCTATGCGACTTGTGGTCCCGTCCATATAAAATCCCACATTGTTCTGAAGATAATTGTTCATTGTGATGTTTCCAGCATTATCAATCACAAAGTTCGCAGCAGTATTGCTTGCAGTGTTGGGGAACAGACGAGCAGATACACCCGTTTCCACTTTAAAAGAGCCAGTGGTCTGCACGCGAATCTGGTCTGTCATCGAGGAGCCCTTGAAGAGAAGGAACTCTTGTGACCCCGTTCCAGTTGATACTTCAGAGATAACAGTATTGTTGAAGTTACCGCGGAGTCCATAGAACTGGACAGCGGTTTGATAGTAATTCGTACCCACTTGGATATTTGAGGTTAGAAGTGTATTGGTTTGGACGCTGCTTGCATAGAACCCAATGGTACTTACATTAGAGGCCTGTAGATCAGCGATATTCGTTATCCCATCACCATCATAAAATCGCAAACTGCTCACGAGGACTTGCTCAAACACTGAATCTGCCGACGTGAGTGAACTTACTTGGAGACTACTTGTCGTCATTGTGCTCGCAGATAAGATCACTGCTTGCAATGTGCTCGTGATCACCGTGGAAAAGAAGTAGGTGCTCGTCATACCCGTCGAGACAACACCAACTGTTTGCAGAGCAGCGGAAAACCATGTTCCTGCTCCTGATGAACCCTTTTGTAGAATTTGTCCTCCTGTATTTCCAGTAAAGACTGTAAACTCTGCATAATCGGTTGATCCATTCATATAAATCAGCTTTGAACCTGCTGCAGAAATACCAGATGGTCCCGCTTCAATCGGTGTCTGCAGTAATAAAAATGTATTACCATTTTTTCTAGCTTGAATATTGGTTTGATTCACAGTGGCTCCAATTGACCACCATCCTGCTACTGTGATTGAGTAATATCCTTCTACATTGGGTTGAAAACGGGCCGTTGAAGATCCTCCATTTTTTAACCAGTTTTGTGGATCAAAATCGGCAGAAAAGGGTATAACTGTATCTGTATTTACAGGGATTGTTTGATCTGCAGTTAAGAGACCCTGCACAACATAGTTTGTCGGATTCAGATTTCGTGCATAGAGACCCAGTGTTGTTGATGTAAGTTGGCTCGTGGAGATATATCCTTCAGATCCTAGCCCATCCACAGTGGACATGAGTTGAGACTCTGTAATTCCTGCGCCTCCAGGGCTTCCTGTTAGAAGTCCTTCTACAGTGGATACGAGTTGTGATGTAGAGATATATCCTATGGAACCAAGACCCTCTAATGAAGAGATAAGGGAGAGGGTTGAAATCGCAGCCAAGTTTATAAGACCTGAGCCATCGCCTACAAAAGAAGACGCATAGGAGACAAGTGATGTATTTGTGTTTCCATAGACATCTAGATCGTAGCGCGGGGCATTGCAGTTGATTCCTGTTCTGTTTACGAGGTTATCAATGAGCACTGTATTGTTGAGAGTGAGAGAATTAGGGCGGATGAATATCTGGTTGGTGCTGTCTAAGTAACTAGGAATGGGCTGGGCCAAGATACGGAAATTGGGCTGGGAGTAGCTTGGAACCACATTGGAAGAAAAGGCGATCCCATAGGCTACAGTTGTAAAGTTGTTTGCAGACGAATTGATCCAGGTATCTGCATTCGAGCTATACTTGATATCATTTGTATCTTGTCCCACTGCAATCCAGTAAGATCCTCCCCATGCAACACCATAACTTCCTTGTGCGAAGGAATCCCCTGAACCATAGGTCCAGTTAAGTCCATCTGCACTATAGATTGGGTAATTTGCACTATTATCTACTGCGCTAGCCACCCAGAGTACACCGTTCCATGCGAGACCGGTCGTTGCCGATTGGACAGGAGAAGAGGAGAGAGACCAGTTAATACCGTCGCGACTATAGGAGATTGAGTTTCCAGGGGACGACGTAGTTCCTCCAGCGAGCCAGATGTATCCATTCCATGCTACTGTATTTTGTGTGGCCGAATTTGCAGTTGCGTTTGTAGGGCTCCAGTTGCTTCCATCATAACTGTAGCGGATTGCATTTGCTGCAGAGGAATCTGTGCCCACTGCGATCCAGAGACGTCCATTCCACGCCACTGCATTTCCAGCGGTTCCGAATCCTGAGAGGGAGTTCGACCATGTAATACCATCTCGACTGTATTTAATTGTATTTGCAGGTGTGGCATCTTGGCCAACAGCTACCCAGAGGTTTCCGTTCCACGCCACTCCTTGGCCTTTTGCAGAAAAGGTGGCTCCTGAAGTGGCCAGCCAATTGCTTCCATTCAGACTATATTGGATTTGATTTGTGGCATCTTGGCCCACCGCTACCCAGAGGAGACCATTCCATGCAACTCCGTTTGCTGAAACGGAAAATCCACCCGTGAGCGCATTGGTCCAGCTGAATCCGTCGCCACTCCACTCCAGGCTCGCAGCAGGGGTAGCAGCGGCTCCCGCGGCAACCCAGAGATTGGAGGTCGTTGTAGAGATCTGATAATATCCTGCAGTAACTCCTGTACGAATACTTGCAGAAGATCCAGTGAACAGCGCTGTGCTGATGATAGGGCCGAGGGTTGCTGTACTGAGATATCCGAGATAAATGGGGAGGCCTTGAACGGTAGAGGCGAGCATGGATGTGCTCACCACATTCATGGAATTTGTGTAGCCGATGATTGTTGAGTTCATCGTGGCTGTGGAAACGGCGGTAAGATTGTAGAGGCGAGAGCCATCTGCGATAATCGATGAAAAGAGTGTTTGGTCGGCGATGATGATGGATGTGGAGATGGTCGAGCCAATGATCTGAGTATTATTGGGTGTTAGATAAGTCGTTGGAGAAATCTGGAGAGAACTTGTGATTGCGCCAATAGTATAGGCTTGAATCTCAAGAGGATTCTTTGATACATTGGGCTCTTCACTTATAATGCTCGCAATTGAATTTCCATCACTTCTAAAAGTGAGTGCAGCTGAACCTGCTTTCAACTGCATAGTGATGGGTTGAGCTGCAGGTCCTGAAAATGAAATAGGCAGTGTAGGTGTTGTAGTATATGTAACATCAATGGGTGCATCTTGTAATTGCAAAAAAGTACTCACATAAAGATTTCCAGTATAAATTGTATTTGCTGTTTCATTAATTGTAAATATATTACTTGTTGTAATATAAGGTGTACTTAGTCCTGTGGAGATATATCTGGAGAGAACAACATCGTTTGCACTAATAAATCTTTGGCCAAGACCTGTTATGGTAGATGCAAGTTCAACTGCAGTACTTGTGAGGGGACCGAGGGCGGCTGTACTCAGATATCCAAGATAGATGGGGAGACCCTGGACCGTTGATTCAAGTGTTGCAGTACTTACTACATTAAGAGAGTTTGCATAGCCTATCACGGTGGAGTTCATCGTTGCAGAGGAAACTGCTGTAAGATTGAAGAGTTGAGAGCCATCGCCTATGAAGGATGAAACAAGGGCTTGGTTCGCAAACAGAAGGGCTGTGGAGATGGTGGATCCGAGGATCTGCGTATTATTCGGTGTTAAATAGGTGGTGGGAGAGATCTGCAGAGAGCTTGTGATTGCGCCGATTGTATAGCCTTGGAGCTCTAGAGGATTAATGGAGACATTGGGAGATTCACTTTTGATCGTGGCAAGTGATGCACCATCGGTTGTAAGAGTGAGGGCTGCAGATCCTGCTTTCATTTGAAAGTTGAGAGGCTGGCCATAGGGTCCTGTAAGCGAAATGGGATATTCAGGGGGTGTAGTAGTATAAACAATGCTCAAGGATGCATCATTCAATTGGGCCCCTGTGCTTACAAATAGGTTTGCAGAATAGAGTGTATTTGCAGTTTGAGTATAGGCGTAGATGTCTGTGGTTGTAAGAAACGGTGTACTTAGACCTATTGCAAGATTGCGAACAAGAACCACATCTTGGGTACTCACAAAGATCTGGCCGAGACCTGCAATGGAGGATTGGAGTTGTTGGGAACTGAGATAGCCTACAGAGCCAAGGCCATTAACGGTCGAAACGAGAGAGGATGTACTTAGATACCCTAGAGAGCCGAGACCAATTGCAGTTGAAATCATTTGTGTACTGAGGGCAAATGCATAAGAAACAAAGGAACTTACATAGATATTTCCAAGGCCATCGGTGGTTGAGAAGAGTTGTTCTCGAAGTACATCTCCCACACCTGTGCCCGTGCCGATTCCTATTACAGTGGAAGTGAGTTGACTTGTGGAAATATAGCCTATGGAGGCGAGGCCATCAATTGAAGAGGTAAGATTCTCAGTGGTGAGGCCGCCTCCTGTTCCTCCAGCCATAAGCCCTGAGACAGTGGAGGTGAGTTGACTTGTGGAGATATACCCTATGGTGGCGAGGCCGATGATTGAAGAGGTGAGTTGCTCAGGTGTGAGGCCGCCTCCTGTGCCTCCTGTGAGAAGCCCTGAAACAGTGGAGGTGAGTTGACTTGTGGAGATATATCCTGCTGCACCGAGTCCTGCCACTGTGCTTTGGAGATTGGTGGAGTAGTTGTTCGAGAGGACAGGGAGAAAGTAATTACTGGTATTGCTTGTGAAGTCGGCTATACTTGAGAGATTGGTGGAGTAATTATTGGAGAGGAGAGGAAGATAATAGTTGCTTGTATTGCTCGTGAATTGGGCAACGGTTGAGAGATTCGTGGAGTAATTGTTCGAGAGGAGAGGGAGATAATAATTACTCGTGTTGCTCGTGAAGTCGGCTACTGTTGAGAGATTGGTGGAGTAATTATTGGAGAGCACAGGGAGAAAGTAATTGCTCGTGTTGCTCGTGAACTCGGCTACTGTGGAGAGATTCGTGGAGTAATTGTTCGAGAGGAGAGGGAGAAAGTAATTACTCGTGTTGCTTGTGAATTGGGCAACTGTGGAGAGATTGGTCGAGTAATTATTCGAGAGGAGAGGGAGATAATAGTTGCTTGTATTGCTTGTAAAGCCAGCAACTGTCGAGAGATTTGTTGAGTAATTATTCGAGAGAACAGGGAGAAAGTAATTACTCGTGTTACTCGTGAATTGTGCAACTGTGGAGAGATTGGTCGAGTAATTATTCGAGATCAGAGGGACAAAGTAATTGCTTGTGTTGCTCGTGAATTGGGCCACTGTGGAGAGATTGGTGGAGTAATTATTGGAGAGCACAGGGAGATAGTAATTGCTTGTGTTGCTTGTAAAGCCAGCAACTGTGGAGAGATTTGTGGAGTAATTATTGGAGAGCACAGGGAGATAGTAATTGCTTGTGTTGCTTGTAAAGCCAGCAACCGTGGAAAGATTGGTGGAGTAATTATTGGAAACTAAAGGAGCAAAGTAATTGCTTGTATTGCTTGTAAAGGCGGCTACTGTCGAGAGATTGGTCGAGTAATTATTCGAGAGGAGAGGGAGATAATAGTTGCTCGTGTTGCTTGTGAACTGTGCAACTGTAGAAAGCCCAGAGGATACCACTCCAAACAAAGAGGATACACCTGCACCCCCTAATGCAATGCTAAGCCCTGTTGTGGTTGATGTAAGTGCATCACGAAGTTGGGAGGCTGAAATGTATCCTGCATTTCCCAGCCCTGATACAGTAGAAGTAAGTAGATCCGCAGGAATCAGTGATCCAAATGTAGTATGTATGTGAGAATAATCGATGCCCTGATAAAATGTACGGAGAGTTTCAGAATTTCCATGTATATTGTTTGCAAATACTTTTACAACAAGTGTTGTTCCTACAGAAAGGATTGTATAAGGAACATTAAATGAGATATTGTACTGTGCCTTATTTAGATCTGTAATCTGAACAAGGTCTGATGTTGAAATAAGAGTCTCTGTAGTTCCAACGCGCGTGTACAGAGATATGTAAATAAATACATGATCGACATCGGTTGTTGAAGCAAAGATATTTACATCCCATATACCTTGAGGAATAAAGGGGGGTACAGTAAAATCCGATTGAAATTGCGATACTGGAATATCAGTTGTGTGTCCTGTAAGAGTTGTTGGTAAATTGGTTGTGGCCGCATCAGTTGAACCTGTTTGAAGAGCTTTATAGGGTGATACAGTGGTATCATAATTTAGATAGAGAACTGTACCCGTTGTATTTCCAGGAGGAGTTCCGACTAAAGAAGAAATATACAGTTCAAGCCCATAGGTAGTTGAGAGGAGTTGCGAAGAGGATATATAGTTTAGAGTGCCTAGACCTATGATAGTCGATGTAAGTTGGGACGTAGAAACATATCCTGCTGAGCCGAGGCCTGCTGTGGTACTCTCGAGATTGGTAGAGTAATTGTTGGAGAGCAAGGGGAGAAAGTAATTGCTTGTGTTGCTCGTGAAGTCGGCAACGGTTGAGAGATTGGTGGAGTAATTGTTTGAGAGCAAGGGGAGAAAGTAATTGCTCGTGTTACTCGTGAATTGGGCTACTGTCGAGAAATTGGTCGAGTAATTGTTTGAGAGCAAGGGGAGAAAGTAATTACTCGTGTTGCTTGTGAAGTTGGCGACCGTTGAGAGATTGGTGGAGTAATTATTGGAGAGGAGAGGAAGATAATAGTTGCTGGTGTTGCTCGTGAACTCGGCGACTGTCGAGAGATTAGTGGAGTAATTGTTCGAGAGGACAGGGAGAAAGTAATTACTAGTGTTGCTAGTGAATTGTGCAACTGTCGAGAGATTAGTGGAGTAATTGTTGGAGAGGAGAGGGAGAAAGTAATTACTAGTGTTGCTTGTGAATTGGGCAACGGTTGAGAGATTGGTCGAGTAGTTGTTGGAGAGGAGAGGGAGATAATAGTTGCTCGTGTTGCTCGTGAAGCCAGCAACTGTCGAGAGTCCAGAGGAAACCACCCCAAACAGAGAGGATACACCTGCACCTCCTGTAGAACCCGAAAGTCCTACCACCGTCGAGATAAGCTGTGAGCTTGAAATATATCCCACGCTTCCTAATCCCATCACAGTACTCTTCAGATTCTCACTTGTAACATCTCCTGTACCTCCAGATCCAAGTCCAATCACTGTCGAGATAAGCTGTGAGCTTGAGATATACCCTAAGGTTCCAAGGCCAACTGCAGTACTCTGAAGATTCCCAGTTGTAACATCTCCTGTGCCTCCAGATCCAAGTCCAATCACTGTCGAGATAAGCTGTGAGCTTGAGATATACCCTAGGGTTCCAAGGCCAACTGCAGTACTCTGAAGATTCCCAGTCGTAATGCCTCCTGTACCTCCAGATCCAATTCCAATCACTGTGGAAATCAATTGAGGCGAAGAGATATAGCCGATTGAACCGAGGCCAGCCACTGTGGAAAAAAGGTTTTCTGCAGTAAGAGAGGTGCTTGTATAGAAATTCCCCAGACCCTCTACAGTGGAAATCAGTTGAGAAGTTGAAATATATCCCACGTTTCCTAGACCTATTACAGTACTTTGGAGGTTCGTGGAGTAATTATTGGAGAGTAATGGAGCATAGTAGTTGCTTGTATTACTAGTGAAGAGTGCAATGCTTGAAAATCCAGAGGAGACTACACCGAATAAAGAGGATACACCAGCCCCTCCAGCATTTGCAGAAAGACCTCTTACCGTCGATGTAAGTTGCGAACTAGAGATATACCCTAGGGTTCCAAGACCAACAGCAGTACTCTGGAGATTCCCAGTCGTAATGCCTCCTCCTGTCCCTCCAGAACCAATACCTGCCACTGTTGAAAGAAGCTGGGCCGTTGAAATATATCCTATTGTACCGAGCCCCCTCACGGTTGAAAAGAGATCCCCCGCATTAATTCCTGCAGCAGTTGTACTTGCATAGAAGTTACCCAAGCCATCCACAGTTGAATTAAGATTTTCTTGGGTTATTGTGCCTCCACCAGCACCTCCCGTCGACCAGAAGGTATTTCCAGAACCGTCCGTATACAAGACAGTACCAGCAAGTGGATAAATAGAGTCGATATTTTGTTGAATGTGTAGTTCTCCTACACGCAATATATCTATTTCGAACGATCTATACCAGCTCATCTACTAGTAATATAGGATTTATCTATTCAGATATTTATTTACCGCACGAATGTGCTTTGATAAGTATCTATTTCTTGTGTCTTCGCGTTTTTCTCTTAGGGTGTTTCTTGGCTCGGCGTGTTCTCCTTCTACCCCCTGCAACTTGACGACACCCTTCCCCACGTAGACCTGCAAGTGCACAAATGGCCTCTTGTTCTTGCTTATCTATCTCTTTAAATTCTTGATAATCACGTTTTAAGGGATCATCCTCTCGAAGCGTACTAAGTATATCAGCAGCTTCCTTCATTTCGATTTCATCTAATTTTAAATAGGAATACTTAGCTTCTTTTGATTTAGACATGTAAGATTTGAAAATATTATATCTTATATATGCAAGCCTTCTTCCTATAGCATATGTTATATCATCTCTATTTTTTGAAGTTTTAGCAGAAATCTCCGATTTTGCAGCCTTTCCTAATTTTTCCACACTCGAATAAAGACCCTCTAGATCTCTATAGATGCTTGTTTCTGTATCTTCTAAATCCACAGCATACTCTGCCTTTAATTTAATATATTTTGAGTATAACTTATCATGATTTAATAAAAGGCGACGTAGTATACAGTAATTATATGGGTAGGTTGATCGATCTGGCTCTGTAACCGCATCTAAATGATCAAACTTGTGCCGATCATCCTCCGTTATAATATAACGATCTAGCACCGAATAAAAATTCATATTTCGATCTGATACATATTCTCCCTGTATTGCTTTGAAATTTTCTAGAGAAGATTCATGTTCATTCTCTTTAGCACGAGCTGCAAGAAGAGAAGGTTCGCTTACATTCACAATGGGTGGTAGTACATTAGTTATATCATCTTCTGAAGTAATTTCATGCTTCTTAAAAACAATAATACTTCTGTCGCGTATATCATAGAAAATATCTTCGAGCGCCTTTCTACCACCACCGCTTTGCCCTGTAGATGTGATAATATCCAGTGTTTTCTGCAAGTTTTTCAAGTTATCTGATATGTAAGCTACGCGAGTCCCTGCAGCTATTTCAAAAGAACTTGCATCGAGTGGCGTTTCTCTAGAAGGATACTTTATACCAGTAGCTTTTATAGCTTTTATAGCATCTCTAATAGGATATACAAGTTTCTCCATATAATTTTGATATGCGATGGTAACCGTTACGTTTCCACCACGTCTTATGGCATTGATCAAATTATCGAGCGCATCCTTTTCTCTTCCAGTAATTTCTCTTGTATTACGTATCTTTGTATTCTCTGCGATCGTACTATTGATTCTATTTCGTAAGATAGACGAAGAAAGTAATTTTCTTTGCCCATCTCTATCATATTCAGTTGTACCACCCGTTTTATTTCCATCGACAATCTTACCGTCTATAATTTCTTTTACATTGGCAAGACTTACCTTGAGTTCTTCAAGTTTGGCTAGAGATGTATGATTTTGAAGGTTAGATGATGTAACGTAGAGACCCTCTATATATTTTCTAAAGGTGGCGACAGAAGGAAGTGCATTTATTTCGGCAGTGATCTCTGCAACATACTTTCTTGTTGCATCGATTTCAGCTTCTATACTTGCATCTAATGCCGATAATGCCTCAACCTCCTCATCTATTTTTGCTTTAGTTGTTTTTCCTTCAGCAGCATCATTTTTGAAATGAAGAAGCCAATGATCTCCTGTGGGAAAATGAACGGTAAAAAATACATCTACACCAATAAGCATGCAATATGAAAGGAGGACCTGGTCGTGTGTTAAGACACCCATTTCACCACTACCCTTTATGTCTTCTAGTGTATGGTCTGCTTTTTTATCACCCTCGCCCTGTATAAATCTATACATTCTATATAAATCAAGCAAACAAAGGCCTTGTGACCAGTCTCCAATTCTCTTAATAAGGAACTGAACTAGAATTTCTTTCATTTTAACATCGTCTACCTGGCCGCGTCCATAGGCTTCTAAATACAGCTGAACAGCCTTAAAGGATGCCGATGCAATTTGAGATTCATTCTTTAGATCATCAATTATAACCTTTGTCTCTTCATTTATAATGAATTCTCCACGAACAGCTTGAGTTCCAGACCCTCGGTGAGTAGTGAATGGAATGGATGCATAGATGTTTGCATTCTGGGAGGAATCTCCACTTGTAAATGTAGGGTATGAAAGTGTTTCTTGTATATCCTCAAAGACGGAAATTTTAACATTCTTATTCACCGCTTCAACGTAGCTTTCATACCCAATCTTTCCAGCAGAATCGCTCTTGTTTTCTGAACTAAAAAGTAAGTTCACCGCAAGTTCTTGAGCATCTCCAGAAAAGTCTACATACTTTTTCTTAACTTCACCAACTGTTTCAGAAAGAGGATTGGCAGGAGTATTAACGTAGTCTTCTTCACTATTGCTACGTATCTCAGTCATTTTTAGATTGGATGCATCTACAATTAAAGTTATTCTATTGTTATTACTAATTAACGTTTTTATAGCCTTTGAAAGGCATGATCTCTTATGTTTATTTTTATATCTAACCGCATTTACGACATAATTTCTTGAGAGTACACCGTTTAAGTTTTTGTTTGTCTTTTGTATATCCTCAAGATAGTTATAATCTTTTGAACTTGTTAACATATTTTTTATAATTTGCATATCTTTTCCTAACATATAATCAATTGTTTTTATCTCATCTACAACATTACTTGTTCCATCTGGTCCAGGTGTATCTTCCCTCGGGTATAGATTATTATCAGAAAATATCTTATAAATGTGATCCTTAAAAAAACGGTATATTGTTAATTCCGCAGATTGTAGACGTAATGAAGCTACAGCAACCACGCGATTCTGGAATGTTTGAATCGATTCAAGAGGAATTGCATCAAACACTTCTTTCATTTTTATGCTACTAAAGTCGTGTCTATTATCACTCTTTGCCAACATCCAGAATACATATTGTAATCGAGCACGAATTTCTGGTGGAATACCTGGGGGAGAGGGCTCTAGCGCTGGGGGCGCTGCCTGTTGAGCGGCTGGAGGCCTTTTAGGAGATTTCCTTCCAGACATATCTAAACTAACAACATAAAAAAGGCTTGCGGGATGTACACTTATACTATAACCGGGGCCAATCGGTTATACCTTCCAGTGTATGAATATAACTTATTAATTAAGACAGGCTCCAGAGTATCCGATATGATAGATGTTGCTGTGAAGAGCCTTTTCAATTAATACTTTATAGAGTTATTAATTGGGTTTGCTGTGTACATCCTTATCAGGATGCTTAGTTATTTAGTTAGGTTTGCTGTATCCACCCTTAACAGGGTGGGGTGGTGAATCAACATAGTGTATGTATCATTTTCACACTGTATTTTTCGGGCGGGCGATCCGTCAATTTTTAGGCCTTGAGGCTGCGAAGCCTCTCGCGGATCGGATCGTAGCGGGGATCATCGAGCTGCATGCGCAGAGCCTCTCCAGGAGTCTGCACCCTTGCTCCCTCCTCCGTGAGAACCTTGAAGAGACTCGGGGACCATCCACTCAGCATGATCACACCCTCGGTGTCTGCGGTGGCATGGAAATCGGCAGTGGTGGCTGCGACGTTCCAGATCACGATGCGTGGCGGGGTCCACGGGCCCAGCCCACCCTCTTCGACTCGCCCCCACATATCCTCGCCAGCACGACGGAAGGCCTCGCGGATCATCTGAATGTGGGTCTGCCATCCCCCCGTCTTCACGACGTGGCGGTAGCTGTGTCCCGTAAAGAAGCTAGTCTGGTTAGACCCGCATGCGGCATCCCATGCCATATCCGTGATCACAATGAGATCCTTTGGCTCCTGCCCAGGGCGGACCCTCTTCGCCTTCAGAGTGGCCAGTACGAGGTCCATCGCCTTCTGGAAGTCCGTGCTGAGGCCCTGCCCACAGTAGCCAATGCTGGCCGTGCGGCTGAAGATATCTCCAGGAGGAAGCGTGTGCCAGGTTGGCGAGGAGTCGAAGGTGAGGAACGTGTCCTTGAACTCGTCGCTGGTCACCTCTGAGATGAGAAGGCCCATCGCCATGGAGACCCAATAGGGTGTATCACCATTCAGCCCGCCCTGCATTGAGCCACTGAAGTCGCACATGGCAATCGTGCGACCAAGACCGCCGAGAGCCTTGGCATTCGCCACCATGCCATTCCAGACAGCGATCAGGGCATCGCGCTCTGCTCCCTCAGCGCCCTTCAGGACGTCCTTGATCACCTGGTGAGGGTAGCGTGTCACAGAGCCGTTCACCTTCGCCTCGCCCTTGGCCGCCTTCTTCGCGTGCTCCTGAAAGTGCTCGCGGCAGGTATCACGGTCCTTGTTGTCAGGGTAGCGAATGCCGCCCGACTTCTTCTCATTCAAGAAGGCCTTGATGTGCTTGGCGAGGCAGATGCCAGGAACCGCTGCGGGCTCGATCTCTGCCCACGCGCGGCCGCACATCTTGATCTCCGTCGTGTCGAGGCGGCGATTGAGGCCCGCGACGAGATGGCGGTAGCCCTTGAGGCGCTCGCTCAACCTGGCCTCGGGAAAGATCTTTGCTGCAAGGAGCTTCGCCAGCCCCGTGTTCTTGCCCTCGCGCGGCGCCCACTTTGCACAGAGGCTGATACTGGCCTCAGGGTTTGCCGATGCAACCACAGAGTCCTTCTTCAACTGGGCTGCCGCAAGATTGATGATGGCCTGCTGAGCCTCCCCCTGAAGAGTAAAGAGGTCGCGCCAGCAACCATACTCGGGTACGAGGTCGAGGACACCGAGCATCAGGTCGCGACGCTTCTCAAGAAGCACCTCAGCCATCTTCTTGAAGAGCTCCCGCTCTCCCTTCCCGCCACGAATGTCGCGGGTCTGAAAGGCGAGCACAAATGCGTCCTCCTCCGAAGCGATGAGCGCCTTAGTGAAGAGATCTGCGAGATCTGTAGTCCAGCCGCCGCGCACAAGACGTACCGAGAGATCCACCAGGGCATCACCGCTGCTGCTGTAGACGTCCGAGCCCTTCTCACCTCCCATTTGGGAGACAGGAACCTTGGAAGACGACATCTTACTCAGGTTAAGCGATACACCTCTTTCCGCCACATATCCTTCAATTTTATCGCCAAAGCCTAAATGAATCTTACAAGTATATATTAGATGAATTTTGAAACTATAATCGTGGGCGGAGGCCCCGCCGCCATTCAGCTTGGATACTTCTTACAAAAAGGAGGACACAACTATGTGATCCTAGAAAAGGCTCCCATCGCGGGCTCCTTCTTTGATCGGTACCCTCAGTCTGGAAAGCTTATTTCAATTAACAAGAAACACACAGGAAGCTCAGATACAGAATTTAATCTTCGTCACGACTGGAATTCTCTTCTATCAGATGATGATACCATGCGTTTTACAAATTACTCGGATGAGTATTATCCTGATCACAAGGATCTTGTGCGGTATCTGAACGACTTCGCGGCGAAGTTTCAGCTCAATATCAAGTATAACTCAGAAGTTCTTGAAATTAACAAAGAAGAGGATGGAACCTATAGCCTTGATGTGATTCATGATAAAAATAAAGATATAAAGGAGTACACGTGCACCAAGCTGGTGATTGCTACGGGTCTCTCAAAAGACATTAGGCCCAATATTGTTGAGAATGTTAAAAGGAAAATCATGCATTACAAGGATTATCCTAAAGACTATTTTAAGAAGCCTGAAAATTTGGAACTATTTAAGAATAAGTCCGTTCTCATTCTTGGAGGTGGAAATTCCGCATTTGAATTAGGGAATATACTTATACCTTATACAAGCAATATTATTATTACTAGTAGATCAAGAAAGGCATGGGCAATGTCTACACATTATACAGGGGACTTACGATCAGTTTATATCCCCTTCTATGATACTTTCTTGTTAAAAAGTCAAAATGGTATTGATGGTGATGCAGGTGGTGAGAAGTTTTATATTGATCAAGAAACATCGAATTCTCCATATGTAACTTCAAAGAAGTGTTCAGCAGTATGTCCAATTAAGCATACATATAGATTTGGCCCTAAGGCGGAATTTGATCATGTTATTTATTGTACTGGATGGAAGTTTGATGATTCTATGTTCCAGTTTGAGATATTGTTAACGGATGATGAGAAATATCCAGCAATAAAGCCAGATTATGAAAGCGCAGGTAATACAAATTTATTTTTTATCGGATCTCTTATGCACTCACTTGATTTTAAGAAAAGTTCAGGTGGATTCATTCACGGCTTTCGTTATCTAATAAAGTTTTTTTATCAGTTGAATTATTCGAACTCATTTGATGTGCAAATCTTCAATGTAAAGAATAATTTCAAACCTCTTCTTGATTTCATTTATAAAAGAATGAACAGATCATCTGCGTTGTATCAAATGTATGGACAGATGTCTGATATTTTCTATAATGATATCAATAGTGGAGAGGTAACGTATTATTCAAACGTACATGTATCATTACTAGATCATGATATGTTTAAAGATAAGCAACACATTTTTTATACTCTTACACTTGAATATGGAGATACTATTATCAAACAGATTGATAAATTGGGGGCAAATGATGTTTCAATAGGAAAAGAAAGTTATTCATATCTCCTCCACCCTATTCTAACTATTTTCTCACCTTCAACTGGAAAAAAGAATGTATTGGACCGAATCCATTTTTCAGAGGATCTTCTCGCGGACTTCTCTCGTATCGAGAAGTATTATGAGAAAATGGGTCGCGCCTTGCGTATGTATTTCTAAGAACATGATCTTATATTATAGTCTCTATACACCATTATGTGTCGCCACGCCTTACATGGCAGCCATCTAGATGAGGATAAAGCGAATCCTCTTTTCTTATACCATTCGATCACTGTGGGAGTATCCACTGGTACCAAAAATACACTTCGTATTACTCCATGAAGAGTTCTTTGAACGGCTTCATGAAGTAAATCGCTTCCATACCCGCGACCCTGATATCGTTTCGCAATTCCTATATACTTGATCTCATTACCGACGACGAGTGCAAATCCTCGCATCTCTCCTCGCGGGGAAAAGACTCCAACCGAAGAGGAAGATCGTTTCTTCCAAGTCTGTTCAAAATAAGGTTCTTCCGATGAATCAAAAATTGATTTGAAGAGAGAGAATACGATCTCTTTCTCGTTAGGAAGAAGCTGACGAATTGGCACCATGTTTCATCTACTTGGTGATGCGACTAAAATGTTGGTCTAAACGCCCCCATCTCTCTATCTGTAGATATGAATCCGTGGCGTATCTGGGGTTGGCCACTCTATTCCAATACCTTTTCCTATATCAACAATGGATTCTACAGAGCCCTGAAGCACATGGGGCACGACGTTGAATGGCTCGACGATACTGTAGAGAATGGTATGGGCCCATTTGAGGTAGGCACTATCTTTTTACTAGAAGGCCAGGTAGATACCTATGTACCGAAGAGAGCGGATTGTTTCTATATTCTACACTGCTGTGATAAGAAGAAGTATCTGGTTGCTGGGGTTCCCGAATCCAATATCCTCTGCTACAATGTTCTTACGTATCGTGCGGGGAAGTCGTATGGGCCTGGCATGGTTGGAGAGGAAGTCGATGGACGCTGGTGGAATCGATACATGGGATATAATGTACCCGAATCAGTTTGCATTACTCTTGACAACTGGACACCTGGGCGCAATGGCGAAGGAAACTCTCTTCATTTTCCATGGGCGACTGATCTTCTTCCTGCAGAAGTTGATTTTAACATTGAGAATCTAGAGAAGATTGCGGCAATTCCCAAGTCGGGTGTTCATTTCACTGGATATAATACCAGTATCCAGTGCGAATATGAGAGACTTGTTCGCAATCACTTCGGAATTCCCTATACATCTCTTGGAGGCTATGAACACCGCAATGTATCTCTACAGGAGAATATGTACAGAACCCAGACAAGTCTGTTCGCCCCTGCTATACAGCCAGACTACCAACAGGGACCTGGGTATCTTCCCTGCAGAATTTTTAAGAATTTGTCCTATGGCGCCTTTGGAGTTACGAACAACCCTGGCGTTGCAGACTTCTTTAAGGATTATCTGGGTGGGGCTATATTATACGATCTCGATCTAGTTGCCCTCACACAAAAAGCCATTGCGCGTGCTGGTGCGCGTGATTTCGAGGGTGAGAGAGCAGCAATGCGGTTTATCCGCGATGAGCATACCTATATCAATCGTGTGAATGCTCTGAAGGCCGGCTTCAGACATCATTGGGCCCGTATGGGGCTTACTTCTCTAGTCCTGCAGTAACGGTATCATTCAAAGAAAATGGGCTTTCGCCTCTTTTATTCTACAACACTATAGATGTCGCCTTGGCGACGGAAGACTCGGTAACCACCCTCACGTTCCTCGGCGTACATGATAGAGGTTTCGTTCTGTGTCACTCTCTCGCGGAGCCACTTTTTGGGCTTTACATCGTGTGAGTAAGGATTTGCGGCCAGTTTCTCTAGCAGAACCTGAACAGCCACCTGCATCTCGCTGCGCTGGGCACGCAAACGGATAGCTCTGAGGCCCTCGGGTCTTGAGAACTCTTCCAGCCGCCTCTGCAGAACAGTCCGATTGTCCTGGTGGTAGCTCGCAATAAGGATGTTGTGTCCTTTGTTGTAGGCTCGCAAAGCCTCTAGAACCGCCTCAATGCGGCGTTGAGCTGAGACCCCGCGCGTAGACCCAAGTCTCTGCGAGGCCCTGGCCTTCTCTTGAACCTCGGGAAAGGAGAGGTGAAGCTGGTGCGCGGCGATGCGGTCCTTGGGAATCTTGGCTGGAGGTGTGCGGTCGCCAGGAGGCGTCAGCATGTTCAGATGGATTCGGTCCTCCCAGCCGATGAAGGGGATGATGAAGCAGCGGAGAACATCAACTGGCAGAAGGTCAAAATAGGTGGGCGCGCCCACGGGCGCGTGGTAGATAAAGCGAAGAAGAGACATTTTGCTAGAAAGAGATACCTCTCTTCTTGAGGCCGTGGGTTCAATTTTTTCAATAAAAATGAGCTTTCGCCTCTTTTGTTTTGGATTTTTAACTGAAGGCCGGTTTCAGACATCATTGGGCCCGTATGGGAATAACGTCTTTGCAGATAAAGTAGATGAAGGCTCTAACGGTACACACAAGTGAAAGTTCGTCACACCTGTGATCATAGACAAGTTCAGCTCTAAGCTGAGTCTGTGTATGGGCACAATGTCTGATACGCTCAATAGGTTCTTTTGAGTAAGTTTCAGTATAAGTTCTTTCACAAGAGTGTTAAGGGAGGCTGTTAGATCCTGAGAGGAAAGAAGAAGATCATGAATCTCTTGAAGCTTGGCAACAGGCACCGTTACATTTCCTTCCTTATCCGCCTTGATCTTGGGCTTCATAATGGAGGAAAGAAGTTCCTGATCATCCCTCTGCAAGATTCTTAGAAGGTTACGCGAAAGCTCGTCCATTTTAGCTGATGGATTCGCAGATTATCTTTTCAATTTTGTGCAGCAGTAAAAATAAATAAGATTTGTGTTGTTTTGGTTTGGGCGCGGAGCGAGCTCTTTTGTTGTTTACCGCAGCTCCTCTGGAACGTCGTACGAGAAGGCAGCGTTGTTGCTGAGGATGCGGGCGATGATCACCTTCTTCGTGGCAGGATTCTTTGGCAGTTCGTCCCAACACCAAAGTCTGTTGAGTGCCTCGGCTGGGTCCATGTTGAGAAAGCCGATGCGGTAGAGAGCCTCTGCGAGATCAGTCTCAGTCTTTTTCTTTAGCGTGATCGACGCCTTGCGTTCATCCACAATGGAGATAAAGTATGCAGTTGCGGGCGGCGATCGGCAGATCTTGCCGAGCTCACGGAGCCTCTTCGTAGCAATCTGCGCCTTCTTCCACAAGAGGTCTGCTTGATCCCTGGAGAGGTATGCGTCCTCCCTGAGATACCGCACCTCTTTACTCCGCCCCGCAGCAAGTTCGTTCTCCAGCTCGGCGGCCTTCTCGCCGAATCTAGTGTAAGCCTTATACTTCTCCTGGCGGAAGTTGTAGAGGTCGTTGTGCCAGAGGCGAAGGAAGACATTCTTTACCACCGCATCAACCTCCTCACCTGCAGTGGGAAAGCCGTCGAGCAGATGGGCGATGTAGTCCTCAATGTCGAACTCCTGTCCGAGGAACTCATTCCATTCTAGACAGAAGCTCTTATAGTCAGCCCTCTCTGCCTCGCGCCAGTCAAGAACCACCCCGTGAAGACGGCGGTAAAGCTCTGCGAACGGCGGCGTGGTCAAGAACTTGGGCTCTCCGTCGGCATCCAGAGACCACCAGTCCAGCGTCTGGCCCCTCGCGCTGAGATACTCCAGCTCCGCGACCACCGTGTCGCGGAGCTGGGCAAATGCGTCAGAAAGGTGGAAGGCCATCTTCTTTGGTTCTTGGTTCACGTAGGAGAGAGACATGTTAGTGTGTAAGATGTCTGGTTGTTTGTGAGGGATACGAAGAGTACATATGCCGGTTGATTCAATTTTTTCATGAAAAATAAATAAGGTTTTTATGATTTGTTTAGTAGCGGTGGAGGGCGTAATCCTCCTCATCTGCCCAGCAGACACAGGTCATGCGGCCATTCACTACCTTCTTACCACAGTCGTCACAAGACGGAGTAAAGGTCGCAATCAAGACTGCATTGTTGCTATCGACCTTTGCCTCTCCATCACTAAAGGCGATCCTACAGTCGTGATCGAGAGTATGAATCGTCACGGTATAATAGCCCTCATGTCCAAGAAGTGAGCCAAGATACTCTCGAAACTCAAACGAGTTCACAATCTCACGTAGAAAGACTTCTGTATCCTCGACCAGGATCTTCGTGTCCCAGGGGAAGGTCCAGAGCGTCGACTTTAGAGGTCCACTCCTCATACACTCTTCACGCAGATCTGCTAGCTGGTCGATCGCAAGAGGAATCATGGCGACCACCTTCTCAAAGAGAGAGGGATTCATTTCAAAAGAGAAAAAGTTTTCTATTTGAAAGGATACTTATTCTTCTTGGGTTATGGTTTCAATTTTAGCGAGGATAGTGATTTCTAAGAATGTAGTAGTTGCCAATGATCTGGGAGAGACGCCACTCTGAAATTCCGAGACGGCGGCCCACCACAATAGGATTCGTTTTCAGAACACTTTCAGGAGTAGTACCTGTCTTCTGAGCAAGAGCACGGATGTTCTTGTCAAAGTTCTGGCGCGGCCCGTCACGGACTACCTCCTTCAGGATATTTCTAGCACGGGTGGCAGGCCAGAAGAAATCTGTGGAGCCGTTCGGCTTGAAGATATGCTGCTTTGGAGGGGCGGTCGCGGCATCTGCTTCTATCTTTAGCTGGTCCAGCTCCTTCTTTAGCGCTAGAATGCGATCAAGCTTTGACATTCTAATCGATGAACGATAGGATTTCCCTAGGAGTTTCTTATAAACGATAGGGTTTCCCCTAGAGTTTCAATTTTACAGTGAAAAATAAATAAGTGTTTAGTCGATCTTTATTCGCGTGATTATGCACTGTGCTGCGGGCAGAAAGGATCATCGCGGTCGTCGCAGACCTTGATGCCATGCTCATAGTCGATCTCGCCACTGCAAGAGTGCCAGCGGCGCAACGTTACGAGTAGGGAGGCGCGGGTCTTCTCGTCGATCGGGCCCAGCTCTCCGTGGTACCAGCGGCAAGCGGCCGCGTAGCCCTCGTCTGTCTCAGCATAGCAGCTGCCAAGATAGAAGCGCTCGGCGAGGTCGCGCTCGCCATCGCGGTTCTCTTCTTCTGTGCAGCCGCAAGGGGAAAGGATGCAGCGGTGGCAGCGCGAGATATCGAGGGCGGATGCGACATCGAACTTCTCACCACACTGTGTGCATGGAGCGGGCTCTGCTGCATAGCGGACGAGGTTGTAGTGGGCGGTGCAGAGGTGGCCGAGCGAGAGGAACGCCTCCTCGTTGCAGCCCACCTCTTTACAGAAGTACATCTTCTTGTTCACTGTGGTCGTCGTGAGCCAGAGGTGCTGCGCGCGGACCTCATCGTAGTAGCGCCAAAAGATGATATCGTTAGAGGACATTTTTGCTAAGATGTTTCAGAGAGTGTATAGCTGTGAAAAGTACCGTTTGTGGAGGGTGGACACTTTTCAATTTTACTCTAGTAAAAATCGGAAGAATAAGTATAGAATGGCCTCTCCCAAGAAGTACGAGGCGACTGCGAAGGGTCTTATGATGTGGGCGAATTCAGAGCTTGAGCACGTTGGGCGGATTACCTCTGTGAAAGATAAGGATATCCAGTACTCTTATGCAATGAGCACTCTGAATGGCATGGCGCACCTGAAGGATGCTCTCTATGAGGCTGTGAACGATCCCGACTATGCGAGCTGGAAGATGGACTTACTCCGCACACACGATTCCGTAATCCGTGTGATGAAGCATCTGATCAAGGATTACGGTCTGAATCTGGATGCGATCCGTGCGTTCAATGAGCGCAAGGTTCTGAGCGATCTTTCGTATCTCACTCAGAGTGGAGGTAAGAAGAGTGGCTCTAAAACAAGAAAGGTGCGACGCTTACATAAAAAATAGGGTTTTCTTTTTGTTTTGTTTTGTTTTTTATTTAACTCATTTACTAAAGAAGTTAGGAAGTCTACCACCGAAGAACTTGTCGTCAAGACCTATAGCCTTCTCATGAGGATCTTCTCTGAAATTAGGACATGTAAATGTTCCTTCACACTTCTCGAACATATTTGTATAACTCCCAAAATCTTCAATGCTAATGTGAACGTTTACTGCCGACTCTGGAATGCGAGTGCGAGATACTTCGAATATCGCAACATCACCAGATAAATCTTCAGCGTTAGCACTTTTAATCACATGAATGAGCTTCTCCAGTTCTAGTTCGTTCCCTGTCCATTGGCAATAGAAGATGTAGGTCTCATCCTCCTTTTTGTTTTTCTCTAATATCATAATATACTCCATTTTGATAGATATTCTCTCTTTTATCTTTGGATGCTACCGTCTATCACGACAGGGCTTTTCAATTTTACCAATAAAAAAGATCTTTTTCTTTTGTTTTGTGGGTTTAGTTCTTTTTTATTCTGTTTTGTGGGTTATCTTTAGTATCCGCGGCGCAGCTGGAGGTCCATCTTGTTGAGATCATCCTGGTCGTAGTCCTCCCAGGGGATGCGCTCTTCCTCCTCGGTGGCGGCGCGGTAATCCTCCTCCTCCCACGCGCTCACAGGGAGCTCATCAGAGCCCGACCAGAGCGCGTAGTCAGCCAGAGTCTGCTGGCGGTGGCGGCGCGGGCGCTCGGGCACGTAGGAGCCGTCCTCGAGCTTCTTAACGCAGAACCACTCAGAGCGGAACCCGCGCTCCTCGTTGATGATCTTGCTATTGGCCTCCTCCACATAGTCCTGGACGTCGGCCCAAGAGAAGCGAAGCGCCCAGAAGAGCCCATCGAGCCCGAGCAAGCTGGCGTACGGAGAATCCGGGTTCTCGAGGTACTGCTGGAGGCTCTCACGGTCCGCGCAGAGGCGGGCGCGGAGGTCGCAGAGCTCAGAGGGCTCTTCGCGGTCCACAACAGCGTCTACCTCTGTCGTGAAGAGGAGCGTCTCGGGGGAGAGCTGAGACATTTTGCTAGGGCTTTGAAGACTGTGATAGTGTTCAAAGGTACCTCTTATTGGGCCTCTGAACCCATTCAATTTTACCGGGAAATTGAATGCAGAGCCAAAATAAGAGGGGCCAGAGGGAGCCCGCTCCGAATTTTATTATCCCATTCAATTTATGAAAAAAATTGAAGGGTGAGAGGCCAGGAAACTCAGTACCTTTTAAAAGTACTACTACTCTTAAAAGACTCTAAAATGGCCTCCTCTAGCATCATCGTTCAGATCTCCGAGTCCCAGCTCAAGAGCCTCATCGAGCAGAGCGTCCGTGACGCCCTGCGCGGCGTGGCAGAGGGCAAGATCCCGCTGCCCTCTGCGGCAGCGGAGAAGCCCAAGAAGGCCAAGAAGGAGAAGGACCCGAACGCCCCTAAGAAGGAGCCCTCGGACTGGATCCACTTCACCTCTCACGTCCGCTCCGCTCTGGAGGGGCACGTTGATGAGGGCAAGAAGCCGCACCCGCGCGCCGTGACGCAGGTGGCTTCCGCTCTCAAGGAGAAGGGCCTTCAGGGCAAGTGGGACGCCGCGCAGAGTAAGATGGTCGATACGGCCTCTTCCGCGCAGATCTCCGAGGCCTACAAGGCCTGGCTCGCCAACCCTCCCGCCGTCTCCAAGATGGTGGCGCAGGGCAAGGACAAGAGCTCCAAGAAGAGCTCCGCCGAGAACAGCCCTGCGGAGTCCGCTGCGGCCCCCGTTGAGGCCAAGAAGCGCGGCCGCAAGGCCAAGAAGGACATGACTCCTGAGGAGCTGGCCGAGCACGAGCGCAAGACGAAGGAGAAGAAGAGCGCCGCGGCGCCCGCTCCTGTCGCCGCCGCCGCGCCCCCGCCCCCCGCAGAGGACGACATGATGGACTTCGAGCCCTTCGACTTCAAGATGAACAGCAAGACGACGCTGAAGCTTCTGAAGAACGCCCGCGGCGATGTCCTTACGGAGGACATGGAGTGGTACGGCCACCTGGGCGCGGATGGCAAGATCGACACGGACGCCGAGAAGCCGGAGGATCTCGACATCTAAATATCAAAACAAGAAGACAAAACACACAAAATCCCAAAACAAGAAGAAAACATACATAAAACCCAAAAACAAAATAAAAACAAATTTTTTTTGTGGATAAAATTGAAAAAGATGAGGAACCTCTGGGTCGTATCCCTGCAAAAATGTCGTCTTCTTCAGTTGCATCGCCAAAGGCGCGCGGAGCGAAGAGGGTTCTTACCGACTTACTTGCAGAGCTAAAGGCTATCGCGGCATCTGAGGGAGGTCGGCTCGCAGACGAGATACGGGCCCTGCGCAAGGAGATGAAGGCGCGATACGCAGATAAGAGCCTACGCTCTGGCCTTCTCATGCGCGCGGCTTCTGTGATCGAAGACTACTGCGACACGATGGAAGAGGAATACGAGAATGCTGATCATGATGAGATGATCTTCTTCGATGAAGAGATAGAGCGTCTTAGCGATCTTGTAGAAGATGCAGAGAAGTGGGCTGATATCTACCGTGAAAAAATTGAAAAGGGCACGGGAGAGAAGGAGGGTATCCTTCTTACCTGCAACAACTAAGAGGAAAATGCCTATCCGCGTGCGCCAACCAGATGGGACCTTCAAGGTCTTTGAGAAGAAGAAGGTTGTTAGACCAGTGCTCCCTCTTTGCCAAGACTGCAAAGAGAGGCCTGTAACTGCGGTCGGTATGAAGTACTGTGAGCCGTGCAAGTGAGAAAATTATCTTTTTTTAAGATCATGAACCCCGAGGACGAGTAAACAAAACAGAAAGGGCCATCTTACTTATTTTTCACTGAAAAATTGAAAGTGCGACTTACAGAGAGTATGAGTATACCATTACATCAACAGATACAATGGCAACCTCTATCGATCTTCTGAAGACGATGGTGAAGCAGGGGCGAGCCCAGCTGAAGCTCCAGACTGAGCAGCTCACTGCCCTCGAGAAGGAGCTGTGGGAGCTGGAGAATCCGGTGGAGACGCGGCCTCTTTCCTGCACGGAGCTGGAGAAGCGTGTAATCGCCATCGAGACACGCAAGGCCTACAAGCGCTCGTGGAAGAAGGCGATTGACGATGGTCTTCTGGAAAATATCCTTCATATTATGAACGAGGATACCTACCTTGCATATGTTCGGGTTGATCTACCTGAGAATGCGACAGAGGAGGAGAAGCGCGCCCTGAAGGAGAAGTCCAAGAGGTTCGAGGACTATCTTGGCCCTTTCGACGGCCTCAAGTGGCAGCTCTTCCTCCTGCAGATCATCCAGAATCTGCATAAGAGGGGAGGGTTCTGGATGGAGGAAGGTGGCTTCGACACGTTCGAGGACACCGCGGGTGGCTGCGACGAGGTTCTCTGGATGGAGGGGTGCGAGATTCTGGAGGCGGCTGAGTAAACAAAAAGACAAAAAGACAAAAACTTACTTATTTTTTCACTGAAAATTTGAAGGTAGGGTCGCATAGTGCTTGGTATACATAGCAAAGATGTCGTCTCCTCGCTATATCACCGCTTCAGAGATTATGGAAGAGCGATCCGCTCTACGCAACGAACTCGGCTACATTCCCCATGGCACAGGACGTGGATGGAGCAGTATGTTCTGGGTCTCCTGCGACTGCCCCAACTGCCGCGACTACTACGACCCAACAGGTGAAGAGTCGGCAAAGTATCTGAACATGGAGTATCCCTCCTTCTTCAATGGGCAGAATGACACACCGAGCTTTGCGTTCTCGAAGATCGCAAAGGACTCCTTTCTGGCTCACCTGAAGCCAGGGTTCTACATCGGCAATGCAAAGAGGGCAGCTGTCCTAGAGGATGTTGTAACCATTCTCACTCCACCTTTCCCTCTGCATCCTTCGCGTATTCTCCACGTGAGCGAGGATCATACCTGGGATGAGTTCATCCTCTCAGCAGATATGAGCAGTTGGAGGAGGAGAACTTACAAGAAGGGGCATCAGACCTTCTACAAACCTGATGAGCCAGACCAGAGGATTCCTCTCGAGGGAATCAGTGCCCGCCTTCTAGAGATCTTCGCATAAACAATAAAAAAATTGACTTCCTCCTTTACCACTTTTTCAGTACCCCTCTCACCTGCAACGCAATCATGGCTTCGTTCTTTTCTCGCCTCATGGGCCGCCGCCCAGCGCGTGTTGCTCCTGAGCCCGAGAAGATCCGCCCGCCCCTGCATTGCCATATCTTCTGGTCGGCTACGCGCACGCGCCACTTTGCACGGATTCTCTCTGGAAATCCAAAGCGCCGCGGAACCTACGATGAGAACATCCGCCTCCTGAACGCCGCGTACAGCAAGAAGATGGGAAAGGAAGCTCATGTCCGTCTCTTCATGCAGCGCGTGAACCCGATCCTCTTTGCCAGAGCAATGGGATGGGATCCGCGAGTTGCACGTAAGCTTATCGGATATCATTCTTGGAACACCCTCTACAAGATGGTGATGCGCTCGAAATGTGAGCACTGCCGCGCCGCTGGAAACACACTTCTCATCTAAATACCCCGCTCCTTACTTACTTATTTTTACTGTGATTCGCCGGTAAAATTTGAACCCGCCCGTGCCATATGCATCCATTTACATCGCTACAAATGGAGGCCGATATGTTCAACATCATCGTTTCCCTGGGGATCCTTCTTCTCTCAATCAGCTTTGCGTTCTGCGGTACGGTTCGCCGCGCCGACCGCACTCTGCCCAATCCTGAGGAGGATTTGGTTCCAGAGGATAACGAGGAGTACAACGAGGAGGAAGAGGAGGATAACGAGGAAGAGCAGGATAACGAGGAAGAGGAGAACAACGATGAGAGCGAGAATGGTGAACCCACTGCCCCTCCTCTTCCTGCAGTAGACGCTCCTCCTGAAACAGATGAGATTAGCAAGTCTGATCTCGACTATCTCAAGGCACAGCTGATCTTCTATCGCGACGAGAAGATCGTATGTGAGGCAAAGATGGCAACCACAACAATTACACTTGAGAGCTACAATACTCTAAAGAAGTACTGGGATGGACTTACAACCATGATTACAGAGCTGGAGGAGATTATCGGGTAAAAAATTGAAACCAAACGAATATTCATAAAAGAGTATCACATAAAAGAAACAAATGGACTACGAACACAAGGACCGTCGCAAGAAGAAGGACAAGGCGCGCGAGAAGTTTGAGAGGACTGGTGGTCATACTGCCGCCCATGTTCGTGCGTACGAGCAGCGCATTAGGGATATCTCAAAGGGAAAGAAGAAGAATTAACATTTTTTACGTGTAAAAATTGAAAACGCTTATAACAAATAGTCTGTATCACTTCTACTGTATTCAGTCTAAGTAGTACAGACAAAATGCAGTGTTTTGATTGTGGACGCGATATGAGCGAGGAGGAGATCCGCCAGTTTTCACTGGATCCCGAGTTTCGTGTGAACAGCCGCTGGGATGAGGAGAATGAGATCGATGTTCCTCTCTGCGATACATGCTTCACAGAGATTCGTACTCTTTCTATCGCCAGCTCAGAAGACGATTCTGATGATGAAGAGGAGGAAGAGGACGAGTACGAGGTCTACTGCGACGAGTGCGGCTGCGGCATCGAGGGAGCGCATGAGGAGGATTACGAGGGTAAGGTGCCCCTCTGTCTTTCGTGCGACGAGCCCGCAGACGATGTGATTTACGAGTAAAAAATTTGAACGTCGACCCCCACCAAGAAAGGCATCAACCGATAAAATGCCTAAGAATATGCAGCGATCTATGCGCGGCGTGGAGCGAAAGGCCAGGAAGAACGACAAGGTTGAGGCAGAGGCCATGGACGACCCTGATGTCCTCTTTGGTCGCACTGTGAAGCATCTTGGACACGGCCAGTTCACCATCGTGGTGCAAGAGCCAGACCACCGAGATCGCCTTATCGAGGTGATCGCAAAGGTGGTTGACAAGAATACGATGCGTATTGCAATCAACGACCTCGTAATTGTGGTGAAGAGTGGGAAGTTCTTTGAGCTGAAGGGCAAGCTCTCTACCAAGTCGGCGAAGAAGCTGCGGAACGACAAGAAGATCCAGCCCGCCCTTCTCCTGGAGGCGACACAGGATGATCTCTTCTCGGAGGAGGAAGAGGAGGAAGAGATTGATGTCGACGACATCTAAAAAATATACAAATATAATAGAATGGAGACAAACAGAAAAGAAATTTTTGCACGTAATCGCAGCGCTGCCAAGAAGAATCTTACGCGTAAACTGGGACGTAATCCGTCGGCTGCAGAGATTCTTGGCCTTGTTGGTGTCCGGCGCCGTGGAGAAAATGAGAACTCTTTTTACACAAAGCTGCAGGGGGCCGCGGAGAAGAGGGCCCTGATTTCTGCGGAGGCAAAGGCTGCGGCGGCGGCTGCAGCAGCTGCAGTTCGCATGAAGGAGAAGGCGGCTAAGATGGAGGCTAAACTTCTTCTCATGTCAAACAGTCTTCAGAAGGGTCTCACAAAGAAGGCGAAAACCCCTGCACAGAAGACAGCGGCCATCGCCATGGGTTCTGAAACCAAGAAGATTGCAAAGGAGCAAGCGGCTATCATGAAAGATGAGGCGAGAAAGCTGGCCAAGGCCGCAAAGATGGAGGCGAAGGAGGCGAAGGCGGCGGCCGCGGCTGCTGCGAAGATCGAGGCCGCGCAGCTGTATGAGATGCAGAAGGCGTCTGCTGCGCAGAATCTCCGCTCTGTTCTCGGAAAGAATCCCCGGATGGCAAACGTTCTCCGCCTTGCGGGTATCCGTCGCTCGGGTGCCAATATCAGTGTGAACGACTTTCTGAAGGTGGCGCGCTATGGACGAACTATTAAAAATAGGAATTCGTCTACAGCAAAGAAAGGTGAACTCAACAACTTCTCACCCGAGATGGACGTGTGCGCGCAGTGCGAGTTAAAGAAGTTTCTTGAAAAGAACGACTAGTGTTTCATAACAGTTGGAAAGTAGCAGCGTATCAGTAACACGAAGAGCAGCATGAAAATGTAGATCATTAACTCTAGATTTTTATTCCTCTTTGAGATGATTTCAATACCAAAGTATACAATACCCCAGATGGATACCCATAGGAAAACCGTGATAAAAGAATTAATGAAGAACGTAAAGGTATCTTCTTGCTTTTTTTCAATTTCACAGTTCATCTATACTATATGAACTTAAAATTAAGGAATCTCTTTGAGGTTCCTTAATTTTAGTGACGACGGTACCATATGATGCTCAGTTGCAGCATTATTCCTTGGCCGCACGCTTCTGTGCCCGCGTAGCATTCATAACGCGCTTCTTTGTAAGATTCAATGCTTTCTTGGCTTTGGCGAGTATTTTCTCTGCACGCGTAACCCTCCGAGTAGCAACAATTACACGCTTCTTTTCGGCTTTTACACGATCCTGCTTCATTATATTTAGTAGGGATATATTTATTGATTCGTCTAAAGGGAAGACCATACACCCTATAGATGAAAGTATCTATTGAAATCACCGGGTATCTAGGTAAACAATTCTATATCGGTAATCACTTCTTCGAAATTGCCGCAGCCTACGCATATGCGCGCAGAGAAGGGCGTGCCCTCTGTCTTCCTACACGTGGCGCTGGCACAGAACCCTTCGTCTATTGCGGATATTTTGAGAAGTGCTTACCCTTTGTTCGGGATCTTGAAGGCGACGTTGCTAGATATTCTGAACCCGCCTTCTCTTACAATGAGATTCCTGCAACTAATATACCGGGGGTGTGTTTACAGGGATATTTCCAAAGTGAGAAGTATTTTGCAGAGTATGCGAATGAACTCCGTACACTCTTTCAACCACCTCTCTCCATTTCATCCAAGGCGATCGAGAGATGGGGGGCCTATCTTGGCTCCCCTGATACGCATGTAGTCGTTCATGCACGGCGCGGAGATTATCTGAAGGCGGCAGCGTTCCATAATCCTCTTCCTCTGAAGTATTTCCTCAATGCCATGGCGGAAATGCGAAAGCATATTGCTTCACCCACCTTTATTCTTATGTCGGATGAACCTGAGTTCTGGAAGGATATTAATGCGATCGTTGTGGATGAAAAAGATCCTGAAGTCGCTCTATACTTTATGAGCCAATTCAAGCACTATATTATTGCAAACAGCACATTTTCGTGGTGGGCATCCTATCTCTCTCCCTTTTGTGGTGAGGGTGTCGTAATTGCACCCAAACAGTGGTTTGGTCCCTCAGGGCACAGAGATACTGCCGACATTTATAGGAATGGAATGATTCTTATTGACCAGATCTAACTCGATCCATCTATACAGTTCACGCAGTCCCTCCTCTAGCGAAACGGTGGGCGACCATCCGAGAATGTCTCGAGCCTTCGAAGCGTCTGCACAACGTCCACGATCTCCCTCGGGCTTCGTGAGATCGTATTCGATCTTAATCTGTTTTCCAGAGATGGCCACGATGTTCTCGGCGATCTCGCGAATCGATGTACAGGTCTCGGGCCCTATCTGAATGATTCCGTTCCCAAGTCCCTTTCTCATTCCAAGCAGAAGGGCTTCAGCGGCATCGTCTACATGAAGAAAGGCACGGCCCTGTTCTCCAGATCCCCATACAACAAAGGGCTCTGCGGGATACTCGATCGCCTTGCGAATAAGAGAGGGGATTACCTGGGATCGTATCCCATAGTCACTCGGCGACCCGTAGACATTATGAAAGAGAATCGAGCAGGTTTTCACCTCGGTTTCCTTTCCGAGAAGCTCTGTCTCATAACACCCCATCAGCTTGCTCCATCCATACGATGTCTCAGGATCTGCAGGATAGAGTTGGTCTTCACGCAGCTGCGATGTGAGAGAGGTCTGAAGGCTCTTTGGAAAACTGCATGCAGTCCCCACATTCACAAAGGCCTTCACTCTGGAGCTTCGCCTTACAGAATCAATCACGTTTGAATTGATCAGAAGATTCTTGTGAAAGACCATTCCCTCGTTCGCGAATACATAGTCGATGCCCGCAACAATATCGGCTAGGTGGATCACTGTGTCGATTTCATAGTCCTCTAGAAGATCATCAAGCTGCCGAGGCTCCGAGAGATCCCTCTTATGAAAATAGACTAGGTCTGCAACCTCCTTTATATTATCGATGGAACCTCTCCAGAGATTATCAACGATATAGATGGAATCACCGTATCCCTCTTTCACCAGACGTTTCACCAGACGGGATCCAATCATTCCAAGCCCGCCCGTGATAAGAACTCTTCTCGGTGTATGCATCTATAGACAAGGTAGACCTAAACCTTAAGTGATAACTATAGTATAGGATGGCAAAGAAGGAGATTTGTTTATCGTTACCTATTAAGTGCACAGTTCCAACATTTTATGAAGAGGCAGGGCAACAGGATATTGCCCTGGCTTTACAGTTGGGTGCAGATGCAGTGATTCATCTTAAGGGAAGTGCAATGGAAAGGATTCGTAATGAGACCCATTCAGAGTCTGTGAAGCACTATGAGAGTGAAGTGGCCATTGTGAAACGCGAGGCAGCGAAGGAAAAGGAGAGGGTGGAGGAACTTCTTCGAAAGGCGAATCAAGCTCTCCAGAGCCAGGAGCACTCTCTTCAGGAGTATCGTGAGCGCTGCCAGAAGGAGGCAAAGGCTTCTACGCTCGAACTCGTGGCGATGAAGGACAAGCAGATCTATGATTTACGCGAGGAGCTTGCGCGAAGCATGGATTTAATGGGGCGGAAGTTCGATACCCTCCACAACAGTCTTGTGAAGACGCTCAGTTCATCCAAAGAGAAGGGTGAACTTGGTGAAGGAATTATGGAGGACCTGATCAAGAAAGCGTACGATTGTGATGTCTCGATTATCTCTCGGGGTCGTGAGACGGCCGATATTCGGATGACGCGTGCTGAGGGCGCCTATTTCTGGGAGGTGAAGAACTATACACGTATGGTCTCGAAGGAGGAGGTGGAGAAGTTCAAGCGCGATTTACGTCTTCATCCCGATGTTCGTGGCGGTATCCTCGTATCTCTCAATCAGGGAATTGTAGGCAAGACTCGGGCTGGAGATATTGATCTGGAGTTTCTAGAGGATGGGCGGTTCATTCTGTATTTGAGCCATCTGCTTAAGAAAGATGATGTGATTTTCTATCTGCAGACGTTGCGACCCTTTTTGGAATGCATGGAGAAGAAGAAGCATGTTGTTGAGGAGTCGTCTGATACATTACAGACACTTCAGCAGAAGTCTGCGCTTATTCTTACTTTGCTACGTTCTCATGAGCAGAGTATTGTGAAACACAAGAACTCGATCACGGGCCATAAGGCACGCATTGCAGCGATGTTCACAGAGTTCCAAGCCTATCTGAGTGAATCGGAATCACAGGTGAAGAATCTTCTTCGCGCGGCACTCGGTTCAGATGATGAGATGGATCTACTCGTATCGGATACGACTGCTAGACTCCCGCTTCAGATCTTTGCAAACGATACGTTGGCGTCGTATTCCGAGAAAGAAAGGGGATTTGTGAAGTGGATTCTTGAGACTTGCAAGGTGAATGAGGACGGGGAGATCCAGATCATTGAGTTGATTGGAAAAGGAAAAGGGGCGGGGTTCAGTGAGAAGTTTGTGAGGGGGGCGCGGGAGTGTTTTCAGGAAGGGGCTTGGAAAAAAGGTTCACAGGTGATTCGTGGACTTTCTTGGCTGTAGAAAGACAGTTCTTATATTTATATTCTTCATTATAACATATGCGAAATTTTTCTATGAATGATACCACTTTGCAGGTCTCATATTCCCTAAAAAGAGAAGCACAGGGATCCATATTATAGTGTCCAGTGAAAATTTGAAAGGAATACTGTACTCATTGGATTAACAGGATGCCTGGTATTTCTGAGTTTACTGCGGAATTCTTTGATGAGGCTTCTGCAGCATGGAGGGCGAACAAGAGGCGTGTTGGAGAGGGTATGTTCAAGTACGTACGGCCCCGCCGTGTCGTTGTTGCACCTAAGCCCAAGAAGTTGCCGCCTATTCTAGTATCGATTCCTCCTCTGCGAAGGTCTCCACGATTCTCTAGTGCTACATAGGCGTTCCATTCTCTCTCCAGGCCTCTAGACGGGCATAGTATTCTGCAGTGGCATTTTTGGGTGCAGAACGGAACGTACTATAATCACGATGAGTAGGATAGAGGGCCTCGTTGTACTTCACAATATAATGATCATCTGGGAGATGCTTGGGATATGTGGCTGGAAAGAGCCCATAGTAATAGGCTGCGGTGTTTCCAGGAGGGGACTGCCATTTCTTCATAAGCTTCTTGGTATACGTAGGGTTCAGATGCTTTTTTCCGTACCACTCCATTTTACTGTAATGAGTGTTTCGATAAGGATCAATTTTTTGTAAAGACACTTTACAAAAAAATGCTCCCAGTGGGGATTGAACCCACGACTTCGGCCTCCCTTGCATACCATAAAGATATAAGGACCACGCTCTACCAACTGAGCTATGGGAGCGTCAAGGTTTTACGAAACCAGCAAAACGTGTGCCTCAACTGGGGATTGAACCCAGGACCTACCGCTTACAAAGCGGGTGCTCTACCACTGAGCTATCAAGGCAACGGTGCATAGTTTTAAAGAGATCTAGCAACTCAAGTACCCCCGGTGGGATTTGAACCCACGATCTTCCGCTTACCATCAGTCTATCGACTTTAGAAGGCGGACGCGTTATCCACTGCGCCACGAGGGTGAAAGGGTGATGGTTTTGAAGAGTCCACTAACTCTGTTACCGCATGCGGGGCTCGAACCCGCGGCTACGGGCTTACATCCAGGGGATGAACCTGTGGTAAAAGGCCCGTGCTCTACCAACTGAGCTAATACGGTTGAAAGAAGGAATAATGATCCTCCACCAGGTTCTTTTTGAATAGAAGAACCAAACTATTATACGCAAAACGGGAATCGGACCCGTGTCAATGCCTTGGAAGGGCATTATTCTACCACTGAACTATTTGCGTTTCCACGCTCGAGCGTGGGAAACAGGCTTCATGTTAATAATGGCTATTAATGGTTGCTGTGTGAAGCCTTATAGTAGGTGCTTTTTGGGAAGAAGCACCAAACTTAAATTCCGATACCGGGAGTCGAACCCGGGCCGAGGCTGTGAAAGAGCCCTATCCTAACCGCTAGACCATATCGGATATGCAACAGAGTTGCGACGGGGTGATTTTAATGAGATCATCCAAACTCTCTACGAGGAGAGGGGGTCGAACCCTCGAGGCTTGCGCCAACAGATCTTAAGCCTGTCTCCTTAACCACTCGGACATCCTCGTTTTGAGGATAGCCATGCACTTCTGAGTGCTCGGACATCCTCGTTTCTTTTTGTTTCAGGATCCAGAGTAATAATATACTTGTTGCTGTGAGGATCCTTGTGCCTTGCGGCAACTACTTTTCTGGTCGAGGGGCCGTCAATTTTTGTCGCCCCCTCGACCTGTTGTATACTCTGTAGCTCTTGTTTAAGTCTTCGACTCCTCCCCAATCACAACCGATACACTGGAAGTATCGACTACAGGAATAGAAATAGCTTCTTCTAACGCAGCAGCATTCAAAGTCGCCTTACGCCTCTTCTCAATCAATGCACGGAAGGCGACCTCATCACCCATTAACATTGTTCCAGGAAGATTTCTTGAAGAGGCAGCGGCGACGGGCTTATCCCTCTCCTTCTGATCAATCTTAGCATCAATAATACGATCCAGATCCGGTAGAAGCTCATTTCTGAGAATCTTCTTCTTGTGCTTCAAGTGTAGCGTAGCCTCTGCAATCATATCATTGAGCCTTGTCTTCGAACTGTCGTACACGCGCGTGTGATCTAATCCGTGGCAGATATCAGGTCTGTGGAGCTTAGGACGGTCCTTGAACTCTCTCTCGAAGGCCGCAATGATCGAATCCGGAATCGGCGGGCTCTGCTCAATCAGACGATCCAGCTCGGCGCGGCATACCTTTAAGAAGTCTAGACTGTCCATACGATCCATAGGATTCTGTGCAAGTTCAATTGCAAGAAATCGCTGAAACTTACCCCATGCAACTCCTGCTACACGATTGGATTCACTCAACTGCGCATACCGTAAGAAGTTATTGAGTGTCGTGAGAATTCCAGCGATGAGAGAGACACCGCCAATTCCGAAATTCATATACTTTTGAACATCTGCATTATCACCCGCAATGCTGCTGAGACCAACACTCGCGGTTCCCGTAATTGTCGAAAGAATGATAACGGGGATCGTCATTCCCATATTCTTTGTATAATACTCCTTCTCCGCGCGATCGTGCATCCAGCGATAACATCCCGCCATATCGGCCCATTCCGACATGAGGGTATCTTGCTCTTTGCTCCAGCCATTCAAATATCTCTTAGACTTCGTCGAGTTTCCTGATAGGTCTGTAGTCCTCTTCTCTGAAGGGGGTGGTGATGGAGATCTTGAAGACATTACTAATCAGTAAAAAGAACAAAATCTACAGCTTAGTCAGGATGCAAAATGTTCATGTATACTGCATAAACTTAAAAAAGAGGCCGGATAGATGGGCACGATTTGTTGCTCAAAAAGGTGTACAAGAGATTATGAAAGTGGCCAAGTTCGAAAGATTCGATGCTATCGATGGAAAAGAGATTGATGTTCAAAACGACGATCGAATCTCTGTGCGTACAAAGAGGAATATTCTGTACCAGATGCGCAGAGACCACGAGGATCTCGATACGGTCGGGGGGATCGGTTGCTACTTAAGTCATGCCGCGGTCTGGAAGAAATTTCGTGATTCCGGAGAAGACTACTGTATCATTTTCGAGGACGATGCTCTGATACCCGATAACTTCGTGTCTATCTTTCAAGATGGTCTCAAATCTATGCACAAAAATGTATTTCCTTCTCCTGATATCTGGAATCTGAGTACTCCTCATGCGAAGAGTTTGAATTTTGCCCTCGGCGCAGATGATATTGTCTATACAAATGGCTGGGCATATGATGTGATCACCCCGTTTACTGGGTATGTTGTGTTCAAACAGGGCGCCGAGACTCTCTTAAAAAATGCATTCCCTATCGACGGGCACGTCGACTTATACATCAACCGCCTCTCCCAGATCGGAATGTTCCGTTATGTACACTACAAGAAGATTATGTTGCGACAGATTGCCGTTAAGATGCGTGATACAAATATCCAAGCGGGTGGTTGTGAACTCTGCAATATACCTGCAAATGCAAAAGAAAGTGGATTCTTGATTCTAAAAAAGGAGCAAATCTTTTCGACAGCAATTGTATTGGGAGGAATTTCTGCATTCTTACTTCTCCGTTATTTCAAGGGGTAAATTACTTCTTGCCAAAGTTCTTCGCCTTTGCCTTCGTTTGCAGACCTGTCTGATAGATCTTCACTGCAGCTGCCTCTGTAAGCGCCTTCGGATCAAGGCCTTGGGGAAGGGATACGAACTTCCTCGCCTTGCCTACTAGATCCTTCTTGAACATGAAGAGGCCATACGGTCCAGTTCGGAACTCGAAAGGACCGAGTGTATGAACAGCATTCTTCCCCTTGTCCTCCAACTTTTTTACAATTGTTTCAAAGGTGTCTTCCTCGGTAAAGGGTACCTTTGTTCCAGCGCATTCGGCATAGACGCCGAATGGACCCGACTTCTTATAGATCGGCTGGCCTTTATAAGTTCCAAGAGACGAGCCTTCGAGTTGCTTCGTCTTCTCGCCAATGAAGGCGAGCACCTGCTCCTCCGTGATTTCCTGGAAAGAGAGACCTGGTGGCCAGCCAAAGAAGACTGTCTCATCCTTGTTCTCCGCCTCCTTGAGAAGAAGAGGCCCCTTTTTTGTCTGGACGGCCTTGAACTCTCCGAACTGTCTCGGGCCGTGCGCGCTGCCTTCGACAGTGGACTTGCCCTTGTTGAGGGCGGTCCACTTCTCCTTATAGGAGGCCCACGTATCACGACAGAGTCCCTTCCATTCCTCCTCACCCTTTGCCACAGAGTCTAGACGAGTCTCCATCGCCTCTGTGAACTTGTATTCAAACAGATGAGAGAACTCCTTGATACAGAAGTCGTGCACAGAGAGACCGAGAGTCGTGGGACTCATCTTCTGCTTCTCCGCACCCACCTTCTTCTTCTGCACCGTTGTGGTGGGAGGCCATACACCTGGTTTTGCAAGAGACAAGTGCTTCACCTCGACCTCAACTGCGGGCTTATCCTCCTTGGTCGCATACTCCTTCTCCATCAGAGTTCCTACGAGATTTGCAAATGTGCTCGGGCGGCCAATACCCCGCCTCTCCAGCTCACGAACAAGGGTTGCCTCCGTGTACCGTGTAGGCGCCTTTGTCTCATGCGGCTCTGCAGTGAGTGAAGACCAGGTGAGAGGGTCCTGCGGCTTGATCTTCGAGACCTCCTTCCAGGTCGCAGCATCCTCTGCAGCGGCTGTCTCCTCCTCGTCAAGATTCACTGCAGCCTGTCCAATGCGCTTCCATCCCGGAAAGGTCGTGCGCTTCCACGAGGCCTGCCAGACAAACTCTCCAGGATCACCTGTGGCGTGAAACTTCACGATTCTCTCCTCACCGCGAGAGGCCGCCATGAGACTCTGGACCGTCCTCTGCCAGATAAGCTTGTAGACCTTGCGATCAATCGCGGACCAGTCCTCGGCAGTAGGAAGATCGACCGTTTCCACATGGGTTGGACGAATGGCCTCGTGAGCCTCTTGGGCTGCGACGGCGGCTGCCACCTTTGCCTTTTTTGTTCCAGAGGAGCCGAGATACTCCACACCGAATTCTTTGGAAATCCATGCAGATACCTCCTTAATGGCATCCTCTGAGAGAATCGGCGAGTCCGTTCTCATATAAGTGATATAACCATTCTCATAGAGTCGCTGTGCAGAAGACATCGTAGCCTTGGGTTGAAGTGAGAAGAGAGAAGAGGCCTCCTGCTGCAGAGTGCTGGTGATCAGAGGCTTCGGTGGTGCAGCGCTGCGAGGGAAGGTCTCCGCAGAGTCGACAACACCACCCGCGTCGTCGTGAACATTCTCTAGATAATTCTCTGCCGATTCCTGATTCTCAAGATCCTCGATCATATGGGCTGTGATTGAGCCAGCGGCTCCAGACCAGGTGCCCGCCACCCTCCAGCTCGTCTCCGAGGCGAAGGAACGAATCTCCCTCTCCCTGTCGACAAGAAGACGAAGAGCGGGTGTCTGGCACCTCCCCGCCGAGAGCGCAGATCCCACATACTTCCAGAGAAGAGGGCTGATCGTGAAGCCCACCATCATATCGAGGATTGCACGGGCCTGCTGTGCATTCACACGATTCATATCAAGGGTCCTCGGGGACGACACCGCCTTCTGAATGGCATCCTTCGTGATCTCGTGGAAGACCACACGAGGCGTGGTTGCTGGAGGAAGTCCAAGAAGGATAGCTACGCTGAAGGAGATCGCCTCGCCCTCACGATCATCGTCGGAGGCCAGAAAGATACGAGTCTTCCCCTTGGCAGCGTCCTTCAGAGCGGCAATGGCCTTTGCCTTCTCCTTCAAGAAGGCGTACTTGGCTTCAAAGTCCCGCTCAATACCTACTGCATCAAGGTTATCATCAAGAGCACGGATATGTCCCATGGTGGCTACGACGGTCCACCCTGGGCCAAGAAAGCCCTGGATTTTTTTGCATTTTGCAGGTGATTCAACAATGAAGAGCGACGACATACCTATTTTTAAGTGGGGTTTAGCATCAAGTTTAGGGTGAAGCTTGCCATATCAACGGATATTCTTCTTTTTGAGACTTCTAGTGTATCTTCCACCCTTCTTTTTGAGACTTCTAGTGTATCTTCCACCTTTTAACTTAGCCAAAGGGTCGGAATTGTCTTCTGGAATTATAGGAGGCAGTCGGCTGGGTTCAATACGTCTAGGTGGTTCATAGAAATTACTTTCATTAAGAGAAATATAATCATTTTCATACTGAACACCATTATCCCCCCATCTTTTAGATTTAATAATAGTATCAAGAGTTTCCTGTATATCCTCTTCAGGTATTGACATAATAAAAGTTAACCACGATAAATATTCACTTGAAAAGGTCTTAAAATGTGATTTATATATTTCATTTAATGATTTACCTTCATTATTCTTTTTCAAATTATCATAATAGTCAGAACTATCTGTAAGAGCCAATCTAGTGTATCTTCCAAGTTTCTCATTAAAAGCAGATGGTAAATAGTTAGGTTCTAATATTTGAGTTCTGATTTGATAGATATCTTTAATTTTACGTCTAACAATTTTACCTTGAACCATAGATTTATTAAATGATACCTCGTCAATTATAGTAGCAAGAGGAACATACTTATTATAAGTATTACTAGAGAAATAATATGTTTGTTCAATACTTGTATCATATTTAATAACTAGAAAGAAACACTTAGAAACATATTTTATTATCATTGTAAAAATCAATATTCTTTCATCTTTACCAACATCAGAAATCCATAATCGTTGATTACTGATCTCTTTTTTATGATCTTCAACTTCTATTAATTTATAATGTCTTTGAATATAATCATACGAGTATAGCCATAAATCATTTGGACGTGTCCTTAAGAAATTAACAAATCCTGCATATGTACCAGAAGGAGACTGTTTATAAAAGTCTGTTTTTTTGTAATTTCTAAACCTTCCTCCATGTTCTTTATTTAGTGTTTTCTTATATTTTTTACTTACATTTTTAATAGGATAAATAAATGGAAATTCTGAATGCCAAGAATGTAGATAAGCCGGTGATAATCCAAAAAGCATAGGAGATCCCTCTTTAAACCATAAGTCTACAAATTGTTTTTCCCATGCACCAATTTTATCTATAAGGAACTGTCTATAGTCTTCTATTACTTCTCCTGTAGTAGCATCTCTAGTTTTATATCCATTAGCATATATATAATCAAAACTTGCGATCTCTGCCACAAAAATTGTATCCGCATCACGAACTAATATGTGTGAGTTAGGAAATGCCTCTAATGCATGAAAACGAAGGCATCGTAAAACAGTTCCAGTGATTGTAGAATTTATAGAAAATTGCGGCCAATGTGTCACCGCTAAGATTAACTTAGGATAGATTAATAAGACTGAACTTAATAACGTATAGGAAGCATCGTCTGTATAAACGATCATTCCATAATTTATAAAATAAGGATTCTGATGTATAATTTCTGCATAAAAGAGAAGTCCTAAATAATATCTACTCTTTTTAAAATCATCCAAATTACTGTTATAATATAAAACAAATGAAAAGATGCCCTCGTACGCATTCATATCAGACTGAGAATGGAAATCAACACTTCCTTCATCTGGGAATCGACTACATAATGGTTTTGTGATTTTAATTGCTTCTGGTACTTCACCTGTTTTAAATGGTTTTCTTGTATTTACAGTATTTTTTCTATCAATATACATCTTAGAGTTATCTTGTCCCATTTACTCATGCCTTTGATTTTCTTTTATTCGTTTGATAAAACTCTATTGAGTGCTGGAAATGGATTTGTTCTGGGCAGTCTTCTATCCGTAGTTTTATGGTTTAACTTTCGCTCCTCGATAGTTTCATACTAAAGGCCCTAAATTTGACAATACTCAATTTCCTCTTTCTAAATATGCAGCGGCCATGCCTTATTACCGATGATGACGAGATTCTTGAAACGCGAAAGATAGATGCGGCTTTACAGTCCTATAGGCAATGGACACCAAGTGTCCTCGAGAATAAGAAGCCCTTTGATACATTCTATGTGAACACGCACCACAATAAGGAGACTAAGATTGAATTCCGATCGAGGGCTGTGATCATTCCTCCGCCTAAGGCAAAAGAGTCCCTTTCGGCGACCATTCGTGGCATCTTAGACAAACCGAGCGCAGTTAAAGAAGTTATTCCCCCACAAACAGATGGAGTCGTCCAAGATACCCGCGGGTGATATCACCACACTTCTTGATATAACATCACGAGATCGTCAAGATAATGATTTTTTCCCGCTCACCACACAGGATACATGGTTTACCCGAGATCCTGATCGCCGCCATATCCCTGCGACACCGTTTGTCGCCGACTTTCCTTTTCGTGGTCCCGCATCATTCGGCCAACGATTCACATTTGATCTCGGCTCAATGCCCTGTGGAGATGTGCTCTTTGGAGCAGCCCTCCAGATCCGTCTTTCGCACTGGCTCGACACTAGCACACAACTTCTTGTTCAGAAGGGGGCACTTACCTATAAGGAAGCAAGAGAAGCATGGTTCTATTGTAATAGTCTAGGTACGGCCATTATACAGAAGGCTGAGCTTGAACTTAACGGAAGCACCGTCGAAGAGATCGACGGGGATTTTATTCATACGTTTTCAACACTGTTTTCAGATCTAAATACGCAATTTGGAGTTGCCGCGGACCATCTTGGTCGTGTTTCTGTTGCACGTCTGCGTGCATGGGATCCTTCACGCATTTATCCTGTTGAAGACGGAGTGATTCACTGTATTCTTCCGTTCTTTTTTATGAGAAATCGTCTACGTGAGGCACTCCCTATGATTGCAATTGCAGAAGGCTCTGTGAAAATCCATGTGGTCCTGAGACCCTTTGAGGACTGCTTACGGCAGGCTAGGGGCTTCCGAGACGACTGTACGAGCACCCCCCTCAGCAAAGCCATCACATTTCAGAAGGCAACGTTTCTTCCTGCAACCCTGTATGAGACAATCAACACTGTGAAAGAGATCCCTCAGTTTCAAGAGGTTCGTCTTCTTACCTTCGGATCTCTTCTTTCTGGAAAGATCCGCGAAGCCATGTTACGTAACACCTTTGAGATGCTCCATAGAAATGTGCAAACATTCACCTTTAGCGAGCCTCTAAAATATGTGGTTGCGAAGAATACTACATCCGATACAGTAAAAATACAACTTCCGTTGGAAGCAAATAACCCTCTCGAAGAAATCATCTGGTTTATTCGCAGAACCGACGTTGCCTCCAATAATGAGTGGACGAATTATAGCAGTGTGCTTGAAAAGGACTACGATGCAACCTTCAATCCTCCAGCACCTCTTCTAGTCTCTGCGGTGATCCAAGTAAATGGGATTACACTCTGTGATGCGGAAGAAATCTACTATCGTGATCTAATTGCACGGCACCATCGTGGCGGAATTATCCCGTTCAGATCCTTTATCTATGGATATCCTTTTGCCAGGCATCCTGGAGAACATCAGCCGAGTGGAACTCTGAATGCGAGCCGCGTACAAAACTTACGCCTTGTTCTCGAAGTGAAAAATCCTGGAGCGGCATGGGAAGTAAAAGTCTTTTGTTGCGCGCTCAATTGGCTACGATTCCAAAACGGAATTGCTAGCCCTGTCTTCCAGAATTAATATGTATGTAAAATTAGTATGTATTTCCTTGCCACCCTTCTCTTCGTTCTTTTATCTCCCGGTCTCCTCTTAACTCTTCCCGCGGTTGGAAAGAGTGTGTTCATGTCTGGAAAGACATCGACTGTCGCGGTGCTCGTGCACGCCCTCGTGTTCTACCTTGTCCTCAACTTCAAGGAGTACATCCCGATCATCAACATGATCGAGGGATTCCAGATGGATGTCCAGTCCGCCACGGCGGCTGTCGCGAAGGCGGAGGCGGATCTCGCGAAGGCGAAGGCTGATATGATGGCGGCCACAGCGGCGGCCTCCGCGGCGAAGCCCGCTGCCCCTGGCGCCCCTGGCATGGCGCCCCCCATGACTATGTAAGTAGATGGGTCTAAGGAATTTAGAACAAACCTAGATAAATGAGAATCTTTCTAGGCGCAATTACAAAAAATCTCGGTGATAAGTTTGCCCTTTTCAAACCTTTCACAGAGCTTCTCATGTCGCAACTTCCTGGTCTAGAGGTGTTTGTTTACGAAAACAATAGTACAGATTCCACACCCGAGAATCTCCGAGGCTGGGCGAAGTCGAATCCCCGAGTTCATGTGGCAACTGAGCAGTATCCTCTTGAGTTCTTTCTCGAACGTGGAAGGGCACGTACCTACGACAATCTTCCATGCCGCCTCGAGGTTCATGCCTTTTGCCGCAATAAGATGCTGGAAATGATGGAAGCGGCGGGCATGGGCCTCGAAGAGGGAGATCTCACGATTATAATGGATCCTGATATCCCCACCCTGTGGCCCACTGATGTTCTTGTGCAGATCTGCTCTTCTTTTCCTGAAGGCGCAGATGCTCTATTTGCGAATGGCCTCGCAACAAATGGACGTTATTATGATACCTATACGTATTTCGATCGTACATACCCATTTGGTATGGAACTTATTGCAGAAGAGAGAGTGCTATCTGAGAAATACCCTGCGATTTCTGCGAGCATTGCCCAGGACTCTCCACCTCGCCAAGTGTTCAACGCATTTGGCGGGCTCGCTATCTATCGCTCGGTTCATATTCGCGGGCTCCGATACAGCGGTGTTGTGACACTCGATCTTCATCTAATGAATCTCCAGATATGCCACGCGTTCCCAGAGAATCCCTATGTACTCGCCGCGAAGGAGAAACCCACGACCCACTGGCAGGGTGCACAGATAGGTATGTATATGTTCGATAGAGAACTCTTTTATCACAACAACAGTGGATATAATTATCCTGTTGTTTGCGAGCACGTACCCTTCCACGCCTCCATGGCAGTTCGTGGTCATGGGCGATTTTTCATCATTCCTCAGCTTCTTTATCTATCAGATCACTGATATCCCCAAATATATAAGAATGATGCATATTTTGATATAGTTTGCAAGATTCACTTTCATACAGTATCTTTCTCTCACCCTTATTCTCAAAGATACCAAGTATGTAGATATTGGGAAATGCACTGAAATGCTTGGAAAACTCTATAAGTTCTTGGTAGTTTTCTGTATACATATCATAATAGACAAATACGATTTTGGTACCGTTTTCAATTAACGTTAATAAACGATCTGCACGCCTTTTAAATGCTTCATAATGATCCTCATTATTTATCAAATCATGATGATTAAATAAATTGCCGCTGCTTATTTTATGGTCTGCTGGATGAAGAGAGTTGAACCCGTTTATCCGGTGATGCTCAATCAATACATCGGTATCAAGATATTTACAATAGATATCATGCCTTGTCGAGGATTCACAAATACCTGGTGTATAGTGAGCTTTATCTAAAAATGTCTTGAATTTATCATCAATACAATGCTTTATAATCTCTAAACTGGAAAAGATAGAGTCGAATGGATACGATTTCTTCTTAAGATTTTGTGATTTTAAAAGTTCTGAAGAAGAACAATTTGGGCCTATACTGATAAATTCCATTCTAATAGGGGAGAAGCCAATGCTTATTCTTTCTCATCCGCACCTGTTTAGAAGGACCCACTAGCCAGTTATAGTGGAGTATCAGAAATTCGGGAGGGGGTTGATCAGAAAGACGGCCATTCGGATACAGATTGCGAGGAAGAGTTGCGCACGGTACCGCGAGTTCGCGCACTTTATTGTTCACCCATCGCTGGTCCTCAGGAGCAGCGATCCATTCGGCCTTTTTATCCATTTTGAAAATGCCCCCATCATGCCCATGTTTCCATGCAATAATCCCTGTGCACATATTTGTACAAGGACTTTTGCAAGGCTCTTTCTCATATTCGTCACACTGGAACAGAAGAGGTGTTTCTTCTAACCTGGGTAGAAGATCCGGGAGAAAATCCGCCCCAACAAAGATATCTCCGTCGAGATACACACATCGTTTAATAGTCTCATTCTTTGCAAAGTTCGCAAGGAGATCGAGTTTCACCAGATTGATTTCCTGAAACGCCTTCGAGCCGAACAGAATCATAGATGGAAGACTGTCGCGCTGTGCCTCCTTATAAAGAATAGCTGGAATACCTTCACCAACGAAGTAGCGATAGCATTGGCGGTCTGCACAGACAACACAGAGGGTCCAGGGGACCTTCAGGGCTTGAAGACGACGAACAAGATTCAGCGTGTAAAACTTATATCCATTGGTTGTCAGCGTCCAGACAAGTGTTTCATTCTGTAGAAACTTTGTTATATCCATCTACTTTTAACGCATAGTTGTGTTTAGACCATATTCTTTGGTCTAAACGCAACTTCTTAGCAAAGAGTAATGGTGGCGTCTCTCCTCCGAATTCTTCATAGCGGGGTTCAAAACTCTCGCCTTCTTCCTCCATCAGGATCCCCTCATATTGAAATGTTCTTGAAAGTATTTCTTCGATGTGGACGATTCACAACTCAATTTGCCCGGATTGATTTCAATACACGGCCCACCCTTGGTTCTGCAGCCACCCTCACACTTCCCAGGAAAGCCCACTTAATTTCTCGTCTTTACCTCGTAACGACAATGCCCGATATTAAGACGCCTCAGGTTGCAGCACAAGCCTATTGTAACTCAAACGGTCTAGGCTTTGTGGGCCCTGTGGTAGGCTGGACGAATTCTCTTGGACATGCACTCATTACAGAGGCTTCCATCGATATTGGAGGAACACGGTGTGAGCGTCTAGATGGGCGGCTTCTCGAGGTCCTTGATGAGTTTTACACGCCATTAGAGAAGACAACGCTTACAAGCAAGATCTTGAAGAGGGTAGAGAATGGATTTGTTCCAGGATGTATTGGCGGGCCTCTTGATACAAGCCCCGTGGCACAGACAACCACGATCACACCATTGCCTTTCTGGTTTTCCTGTGGAGATGCTGGGGCTTTTCTTCCGATTGATGCAATTCAGAGTGATTCGGTTGTTCTCCGTGTGAACTTTGCACCGTTGGCGAACCTCTATGTCTCCACACAGGGTAAAAGACTCTCGAGTTCGGCAAGTGTTGCGGGAGATGCGTATGCACCTTTGCTGAGTGCGCCGTTTTACTACAGCGATTCGGCAGGTTCCTCCGTCTACGGTCTCCCTGGAACTGTAAGCGCTGTTCCAGGAATTACGATCCCATCGGCACTCTCCCTCGGAGATACATATGTAATTGCAGAATACGTGTATTTAGAGAAGCCCGAGGCCTATCGTTTCCGTATTGCAGATATTCGCATTGCGGTTCCCCAACACTATCCTATCGAGCCAGTCGACACGGAAACTCTTCCTCGTATTCAGATCCCTCTTAAGATACCGAACCCGACACGGAACCTCTTTTTCATGGCACAGAGATATGAGGCTGCACGATACAATGCGCCCTTTCTAGCAACACGGGACTTATCGGGTGTTGGCACAAGTGTTCCGTGGTGGCCCGATGCACAGGGTCTTACACCCTACGGTATCACCGATCCTTCCCCGGGATTCAGTACTCGTGAGTCTGAACCATTTACAAGTATACGCCTTGTTTACGAGGGAAAGCTTGTGAGGTACTGGACAGATTCGCCCAGCATTTTCCGATCCCTGATTCCGTCTCTTGAAATGAAAAAGAGTCCGTGGGTGAATCGATATTATTATTCACTTGGGTTTGGATTTCAACATGGTTTACTTCCTCCGTCGGTTCCGAGTGGAGAGGCAAACCTTGATAAGATGACAACGATTGAATTGCAGCTGGATCTTCATCCGAATAAGGGAACGGTGAACCCGAACGATGTCCCGCGGTACTTCATCTATGCATGGGCAGAGACCTACAATATTCTCCGGGTCTACGGAGGTCGCGCAGGTTTTCTGTTTGGTTATTAGAACCATGTCTGTTACTGTTATTTCTCTTGGCGAATCCGATTCTATGAGCCACGAGCTTACGCGCCTTGGACTGAAAGGGGAGCACTCTTTATTCGAGGGTGTTGTTTCGGGTGAGTTCAAGGATGTACTCGCTGTTCTAAAGCTGGTGGCCGAGGGCCAGGATATCCCTGTTACACGGAGAAATGAGTTTCCTGGAAACAGCTTCCTCGCGGATACGCAGATCCGCACTGGACTGTACGAGGATGTTGATTTCTTCTCAATCGTGAAGGCCCGCGCTGCACAGCTCAAGGCGGACCTTACAAAGGGAAATAGTGTTGTGTTTGTTCGCGAGGATACTCCTGATACGGCGACGAAAGAGGATATCGAAACGTTCACTGCCCTCGTGAAGAAGATTGCGCCCGCGGCTGTTTTTAAGCTGGTTATCTTCTCCCGTTCAGATGTTGTTGTGGAAGTTGCGAATAATCTTGTAGTTCAGACAAAGTTCAACCCTGATACGAATAAGAGTGTGATCCTGGGATGCTTTGAGGCCCCTGTTGCTGTGGAAGCGCCTGTTGCTGTGGAAGCGCCTCTTGCTGTGGAGGCCCCTGTTGCTGTGGAGGCTCCTGCTGCTGTGGAGGCTCCTGCGCCTGTTGCCGAGTAAAAAAGTATATAAATTAATAAATGCCAACAACAATCATTGCATTGGGCGAGGGTTGTAATATAAGCTATGAATTGGAACGCCTTATGTTAAAGGGTCCCAGTTCAGTATTTGAATGGCATTTATCGAGCTATTTTAAGGATGTATTGATTATTCTTGAAATGATTCTTCAAAATAAGGTTATATATCCTACAAGAAATGAAGTTGCTTTTCCAGGAAATAATTTTCTAGCCAACACTCGTATTCGCAGCGCGCACTATGAGGATGTTGACTATATGGGTACTATTAAACGACGGGCAGAAAGATTGCGTGCCGATCTCATGAGCGGAAATAACATTCTTTTTATTCGGGAGGAAATACCCCAGTTGATCACATATGAAGATGTAGAAACATTCTCAAATCTGATCCGTGCATTTAATCCCTCCTGTAACTTCAAACTACTCATCTTTTCTCAACCTGGCCAACTTCAGCGAATTGCACACAAAGACTTGATTCATGTGGAATTTAATAAGGATACCAATAAACAATGGATTAATATCTGTTTTGATGAAGCCCCGCCTTCCTTAGGACAAAAAGCAGTCGACACTGATTAATTTGCATACCTCAGCGAGCCGCGACCCTTCTCTACTTCATACAAGGACCATGAATCCACCACAGCCTTCATTTGTGTAGAGTTCTCTCCCGGATCTGTGAGATTCACATAGAGAGTTGGGCGATCTGCTGTTGAAAAGTTCAATGTTCCATCGGGCTGCTTTGCAGGTTGTCTTTCACCACGAAGATCACCAAGACCCCAGTTCATCACAGAAAGTCCACCTCCAGGATCTCGTTCCTCCTTTGCAAGCATCTGTAATTGATTCCAGATCATTGGTGGGAATTCCGTTTCACGATCACGCCCCGCAATATAGAGTGCAACCGTGTTATAGAATTCACCTGTCCCCACGGGATTGAGATAGCGACTGTACTGGTTTGCATCGAGTGCACTCTGTGTTGTGAACCAAAAGAGAAGACGAGAGGAAGGGTGTGTTGCATCTACGACACGCGTGGAGGAGGCCACTGCTTGCCTTTTTAACGGTTCATAGTCCTTAGGGCCAAATGTAAATGTATTTTCATAGAGTCGTGAAAAGGGAATCTCCACTTTGGATTTCTTGAGTTTTCCCTGTGTTTCATGGTCCACATAGATATGCCTTGTTTCAAGTTGTATTGTTGGAGGACCGATCTCTACACGTTTTAGTGTCGAAAAGGGTATGGGACTGCTTGCCCTGCTGGTTTGAATGATGAAATCACTGCGCTCCCATGGAACAGGCTTTGCTCTACCATCGCTTGCCTCGATGAGATCCTCGAGTTTTCTGAGAGTGAGGCGAAGTTTATAGGTTTGTGAACGTATACCAAAGGAGGGGAATCCTCCATCATCTGGATGCTGGCATCCTAGGATAGGAAGTTGAAGACGGAGGCGCCCGGGTACAGCTGAGCGCGAAATCTCTAAGGCGGTTCCTTGGTGAGTGTTTGTTCTGGCAAAATCAAGAAATGCACTATTCAAGCTTCCGCGCGACCTCTTCGCAGCAAAGAGAGATTCCCCACTAAATTCTTGGAGAAGAATCTGATCTTGGTAGATCTGAATATTCTTGAAAAGAAAGTATGCAACACCACTGGTATATCCATAGGAAACCCCTGCCGAATCTGTGCAGATCGAGTTGGGAATAGAGGCCAGGTAGTTTGAAGGAATCCAAGAAGGAAGGTCGATTACGAGTGTAGGATCTATAAAGAGATCTCCCGCAATTTCGAACTCGTATTCACACGTTCTTCCAAAGTCGGATGCATTGAGTGGAGGGATTCGTCGAAGTTCATGAACCGTGGCGGGAGTGAATTTATAACGAGTATCGAATGGTGAAACTGATTTAAATTCGTCTTGAAAGAAGAAGACATCTTTGTTTCCACGGGAAACCAGTTCATATAAGGCTCCTTCTTGTGTTACGCCCGAGCGAAGGCTCCCCATTCTATCAAGTCTGCGGGTTTCTCTTTAACACCGCAAAATAGAAGGTATTACTAGATGAACACTTCTGACAGAAAGGAAGAAGAGGACTACGAGGTCGGTGATCGATTCTCTCTTCCTCTTGATAACGAGGATTATGATAATAAGGAGTTGAACAACAATGAGTTGAACAACAATGAGTTGAACAACAATGAGTTGAACAACAATGAGTTGAACAACAATGAGTTGAATAACAACGAGTTGAACAACAATGAGTTGAACAACAATGAGTTGGCTAACAATGAGTTGGCTAACAATAACTTGAATAACGTAACCGCTCCGAACATGAATACCTCTGAGAATGAAACAACCGGATCGGAGATTGCCTTACTCGGCGATGATGTCGAGCGCTACAAGGACGATGATGCCTTTCTCCAAGATACACTCATGCCGATTATGAGAAGCTATTTTCCCACAGATCCCTCGGAGAACGGCGAAAAGAATATCCTCATGGGTGTTCTCAAGCACGATGCGATTGTGATCGTAAAAGTAAAACAGCTGATGGAAAGCGGTACAAATAACAATGAGGACTTTGTTGAAATTATCGAGGAGTACACAGATGATGAGTACATGGATAAGGAAACGATTGAGGATACTCTAGAACTTACACTCAAGTATGTGACTGGACTCAAGTCGTCTATCGATAGCTATGTCGAGTACGACTTCTTCTGCTCGTCTATCCCTGGATACAAGCAGTTCGTTGAGGAAATGCTGCAGTACCGTGTGGTGATGCGGCTGAATCGCCACATGTTTTACAAGGAACTCTATGGATATCTCCGCAAAGAGGTCTTTGATAACTATGATTTCAATACGGCCATCTTTGATTTTGACAGCGAAGTGAATGAGTTCGTGAAGGAAAATAAGAGACAGGGGCGTAACAATAATAAGAAGCCTACTGCGAATAAGAAGCCTACTGTGAATAACTACGAGGAAGTTCCTACTGGCATTATTAATGCAAATAAGATAAACACGAGCCGCGTGGGTAGCTCGATCTTTGGCACAGCAAATGCGACAGTTGGTACAGCAAACTCCACTGTTAACACAGCAAATGCTACGGCTGGTACAGCGAATGCGACAGTTGGTACAGCAAACTCCACTGTTAACACAGCAAATACTACAGTTGGTACAGCAAACTCCACTGTTAACACAGCGAATACGACTGAAAAGTCTACGGCTACACCCACTCTAATGAATCAAATCACTGCTGCAATTACACCCGCTACTGCTCCCGCTACTGCTCCCGCTACACCCCCGCCCACCCTTTTAAATCAAATTGCTACAGCCACTGGACTCAGGGCTCCGCAAAAAGGGGGTCGCATCACCCCGAGACAGGGACACAATTCATCCCGTTTCACCCGCAGACATTAGATTACTGCATAACTTTTAATACCAGTTCAGCGGACTTATTAGCCGATAAAGGAAGTGTTAAATGTCCATTACGTCTACAGGAATAGAAAGGAATAATATGATACTGTTCCTTCCCAGTCTTGATCCACTCATCCATATATCCCTTTGTTATTAGATAATCTTCACTCTGATCATCGAAGCCAAACTCAATCAGTTTCTTTAAGATTGTAACAGCCTCCTTTACACGAGAAAACTTATCCTTCTCCATCTAGTCAAAGCCCTCTGTCCGCTTTAGACCAAGCTCTGCGGCCCCCTTAGACCAAATCAAAAAGCCTCAGATAGAAATGGGCCCTCGTATCTTTTTTAACAAAGGAGGACGTCTTGGTAATAATATTATTCAATACATGGCCGCTCTTCTCATACAAAAAGTGTTTGGCCATGAAATTGTATCTTATGAATCTACGCTACAGAATCCTCTCAAGATTACCGATGAATCACCCCAATGGGAGATTTTCTGTGATCTTCTTCTGAGTGGTCATACAAAGATAAAAGGATTTCCATTTGAAGGGCGAGACCTCTTTTTGAATGGATTCTTCCAACGATCCGATATCTATGTTCAAAATCGTAAGTATCTGCTTTCAAAATTCACTGCGGAGTCAAAGGATAGACTTAACTACCATATCAGTGTATCGGATCTAGTAAAAGCCCGCGGTGCAGATACTAAAGGGTCCCGTGTTGTCCATTTCCGCCTCGATGATTTCCAACACAGTGATACGTATTCACGTATTCTCCACCCCTCCTTTTTCACAGATCTTCTTCGCAAGGAGTTAGCCCCTCTTCATATTGTCTGCCAAGCGCCGACAAAGGTTGAAGAAGAGATCTATTTAGCGATCTTCGATGAATTTCACCCCACTATCCATCATGGATCTATATTAGAAGACTTTGCTACCTTACGTGATGCAGAGACTCTCATTGCATCGAATTCAACCTTTGCGTGGACGGCGGCGTTTCTTGGAAACCAGAAACGGATCCTCCCTCAAATGGACGATATGCCGCCACAGACACTTCTTGCTATTGATGCAACCGATACTGTGCTCCCATGTCGCTTCGTGAATCTTCACGAGTTCTCCGTAAGAGACACTATGCAACTCTTTGCTGGAGAAGATTTTCAGGGAATGTGCGACTGCACTCTATTAACGCGAGAAAAATACGAATATCATCAATTCTTAACCAAATCTGTTCCTACTGAAAACTTATTGTTTCTACAAGAGTCCTGGTCGACTCATCGCGATGCAGCACGTATCTTTGCATATACAGATAATCTTGATGAGGCTATTAAAAGGGCGTGCGACTACTTCAGTGGACCACGTCTTTTTATGATTCATAATGGAGATGGAGAGATCTCCTTTGAGACACTTTCACCGCTCCTCGAGAAATTTCCTCGAGTACAGGTCTTTCTGCAAAATAATACGCTTGATCATCCCAGAATACGCAGTCTTCCTATGGGGGTTCAGAACATGATGTGGAGGCCTTTTAACCCGAATATACCCTATACTCCTTCGTATGATCTTGCAAATAAGACGATTCGTGTCCTTTCTAGCCATTTCGGGGCGTCGCATCCTATTCGAAAAGAGATTGTCGACGAGGTTGCGTTGATGGAGGCATCTATTCTCTCTCGCTGCAGCTTTTCCGAGTATATAGAGAAAACGAAGGCGGCCATTTTTTCAATCTGCCCTCGTGGAAACGCACAGGATACCCATCGTCTCTGGGAGACATTGTATTCTCATGCAATCCCTGTTGTGATCGACGGCCCCTTTATTCGCCAGCTGGTAAAAACACTCCACCTTCCTCTTTGCATCGTTGAATTGGGCGCCATAGAAGAGGGTATTGCCGAGTACGAAAAGAAGCTTGGAACGAAGATAGAGTGTCCAGTCTATTTACACCTGCAGTTCTGGAGACTTCTCTTTGAAACCTACTGACCAGAAACCCCATTCATGAAGTGAAACAATATCTCCAGAGGATTTCTGAAAATCAGTAAATGTTTCAGCAGAGTCCAGTTGAAGAGGACGCAGCTTATATAGAGTTGGGTGAAATGCGAGACAATAATTGAAATATAATTCATACTCGGACATTCCAGAGGAGTACGAAGCAGGTGAAACGTTTGCTAGAAGTACCTTCCACCAAGGATTGCCATGTATCCTTTCAATCTTGGAGAGGAGTTCGTTAATAATCTCTCGCGAAAAGAGACAGTGATGCGTAATACCTGTTACATCTGGGATCTGGCGACCGAGGCCAGGGATGATTTTGTTAATATGAACAAAATAGGGCTCATGATATTCAGTTAACCCTTTAGCAAAAAGAGGATATCCATCTTCAAAAAAGGAAACGGGTTTCTTCATAATGCAATCGGAGTCGAAAATAAGAAGATAGGGTTTATCCGTCTTCAGTACATCAAACGCGCAGAGCTTGAGTAACTGTTGGAAATACCATCCTGTTCTTGAAGCATCGGATATCTCTGCCAGTACATCCTCTTTGGTAAAAGGGAATGTAGTTTCAGGAATCCATTCACAGCCCTCTTCTTCTGGATCTTCCGCAGATACAATAAAGATCTTTCCAAGGCCCTTTGCATTCTGTTTCAGGCTTAAAATACAATAGGGAAGAATGAGATGGTCTTTTTTATGAAATGGGATCATCACATCATATAAACAGGACATCCTTTAGCTAAGTAGATTCATGGGCGTCCCCTTTATATTCGTGCATCTTGGTAAACACTTTCCAGAGTATTGTAACGACTCGATCGAACAAGTTCGACTCTGGAATCCTGGGGCACGTATCCTCTTTGTTGCAGAAGGATGTCACCGAGGAAAGGTGGACTGTGAGTTCATTGAGTTAGGGTCTATCCCTGTCTCGGCAAAGAGGGCCCATTTTCTGAAAACGACACGACTCGATTCAACCTTTCGCGAAGGCTTCTGGAAGTTCACGACAGAGCGTCTTTTTGTTCTGGAAGATGTGATGGGTTTTATGGGGATAGACGAGTGTGTTCATCTTGAAAATGATATTATGGTGTATTTCAATCTCGATGAAATGCTTCATCGTCTTCGCTCGGCGGTTGGGAAAAAGTTTGCTGCGACCTATCTTGGTGGTCAACAGCTTACCTATGCCACACTTTATATTGGAGATCTTTTCTCCTTTTCCCAACTCACTACCTATCTTGTTTCACAGAAATCTAGCGAAAATGAAATGAGCCTTGGCTATACGTTTTATACAGAGAATCCAGAGTACTGTGCTTTCTTACCAACATATCCTGTGGATAATGGTGTAATTGAGTCTTACATAGGGGCTGAGAGATTTAAAGGAGTATGGGATGCAGCGGCCTATGGACAGTATATTGGAGGAATTGATCCACGAAATGGAGAGGGCGGGCCAGGGTTTGTGAATCAGAACTGCGCCTTTCGAAGCGACGAGTTTACGTATTCTTGGTCTTCCGAAGGAGGGCTGAAGTATCCAGTTATATCCAAAGGTCGTTTATCGTGGCCCTTGTATAATCTTCATATTCATTCAAAAGAGTTGGCAAAGTATAAATCTACCTAAACTGGTTCTACACATTAAAGAAGATGTGTGGGATCTGGGTCTTACTTGGAGAAAACTTTGCCGATGGTAGAACCGATAACTGTGTGAAAGCACTGGAGGCACGGGGTCCAGAGGGGACACATATTGTTGCTGTGAGCGGGGCAACAATGGGTTTTACACGGCTCGCCATTAATGGTCTGAATCCTCTTGGTATGCAGCCTATGCAGTCTGGTGATCTCTGGTGGATGTGCAACGGTGAGATTTATAACTGGAAGGAGCTGGCCGAGGAGCATGGGATTGAGAGTAAGTCTGGGAGTGATTGTGAGGTATTGGGTCCTCTATTTGAGAAGATCGTGGCGCCAGGAGAGGATGCGGCAAAGTTCTTTCGCATGCTCGATGGCGTCTTTGCCATTGCTGTGCTCGACAGCCGCGCGGGGCAGCGCTCCCTTGTTCTGGGCCGCGACCCCTATGGAGTTCGCCCTCTGTTTGTAGGGCATGAGAATGGAAAGCTGAGGGTCGTGGCAAGTGAAGTGAAGGCAATTCGCCCTTATTGCACGAACGTGCATCCCTTTCCGCAGGGAACATGTGAGACCTATGATCTTAAAGAAGGCCCCTTGTATCGCACAGCCTATCATACTATACCCTGGATGAAGAACCCAATGTATACCTCTGTGGAGATGGCATGTAGTGCACTTCGTACCGCATTAGAGGCAGCAGTAAAGAAGAGAATGTTAACGGAGAGACCGGTTGCCGCGCTTCTGAGCGGAGGAGTGGACAGTAGTTTGATCGCTTCTCTCGTGGCAAAGGAACTTCGGGCAGCGGGGGCTCCTCCTCTGAAGACATTCAGCATTGGAATGAGCGGTTCGCAGGACTTGTTCTATGCAAAAAAGGTGGCGGGCTGGATTGGATCGGATCACCATGAGATTGTCTTGGATGCGAAGGAGTTTCTTGATGTGATTCCGCAGGTGATTCATGATATCGAGTCCTTTGATACCACGACTGTGCGTGCGAGTGTAGGAAATTGGCTTGTGGCTCGCGAAGTGGCTCAACAGAGCGACTGCAAGGTCGTCTTTAATGGTGATGGAAGCGATGAGGTCTTTGGATCTTATCTGTATTTCTATGGGGCACCAAATCGGGCTGCGTATGAAGAGGAGGTTACTCGTCTTCTCTCTGAGATTTCCATGTTTGATGTTCTGCGCTCGGACCGCTGCATCAGCAGCCATGGTCTTGAGCCGCGGACCCCCTTTCTTGATAAGCAGTTTGTTGCGGTGGCTCGCTCTATCCCAACGGATCTGTTGAGGCCAGCGAAGGGTAAACAGGTTGAGAAGTGGATTCTGCGGAAGGCATTTGATGATGGAGAGACATTGCCTTCTGAAGTTCTGTGGAGGAGAAAGGAGGCTTTTAGCGATGGTGTGAGTTCCACTGAAAAAAGCTGGTATCAGGTCGTTCAGGAGAGGGCGGCTACCATTGTACCTGAGGACTGGATTTCGAAGGTAGATGAAGTGCTTCCAGCAACAACACCTGAGATGTATTTATATCGTTTTTATTTTGAGTCTAGTCACGGAAAGGAAGTCTCGCGAAACCTTTTTCCTCATTTTTGGATGCCGAGATGGAGTCCTGGTGTTACAGATCCATCCGCTAGGGCGTTAGGGGATTATTAGAGATCGATCGGCTCATGAAGCTTTGCAACAATTCGTGGACGCTTCTTCTCAGTATGGTCTGAAGGGGGGGATGCAGGGGGAGGAGGAAGGATAGGGGGAGGAGGGAGGATAGGTGGGGGGAGAATAGGTGCCTCCACAGGAGCAGGTGCCTCTGAAGGTGCCTCCACAGGAGCAGGTGCCTCCACAGGAGCCTCTGAAGGAGCCCCTGAAGGTGCCTCTGAACGTGCCTCTACAGGAGCAGGAGCCTCTGAAGGTGCCTCTGCAGATGCATCCACAGGTGCAGGTGCCTCTGCACACTCGCAATCGAAACAGCGTGTCGAATCACATGTGGTGCAGTCAGGAATCTCTGCAGGGGCATCCGCTGGCATAACTGAAGGCTCCTTCACGCAACTGCAGCACCATGTCGAGTCAGTATTACCACACCCTCCCTCTTCACGAGGACAGATTTCTGGCTGATAGATCACATGATCCTCCTGATCCTCCTCGTCCTCCTCTTCATACATAGAATATGCATCCTCAAGCTTCTTAATATTACTACTAAATCCGCAAACAAGAAGAGTGAATCCAAGAATGATCGAGTACATAAGCTTGAACTCCTGATTCTCATGGATGTAATTGTAGGAAGTGAGAATAATCATACCAGATCCAATGTAGTACTTATTAACTGAATTCTCATACATCAGGACAAGTGTAAGAAGAGAATGCAGACTCATATCATACACCTTAGACATGGTAAAGATGGGAATAGATGCCAGAAGCATATTCTCAAGATAAGTCTTCAACATTTTGCTCTACACTACAGGGACCGTCGAAACAAATCAATTTTATGCGGCCAAAAATTGAGGCTGATTTGCCCCTTTTGAAAGTTATCCATGGATGAACAGTGCTTAGCGTGGCGTGTAAAAGACGATAAAGATGGGCTTGTACGATATCAATCTGAATTCATCGGAGGACAAAAGTTCTATCTTCCATTTCGATGTCCTGAAAAGAGGATTGTTAATTCTGAACTTTGCAGCGAGTGTTACAGAAAGAGAGAGGATGATAAGAATAAGACGGTGGCTGAACGAAAACGATTCCATCCTTCACGATACTGGGGCCTCATCACAGAACCACATGAGAGTATTCTTTCTGTAGCACAGTTCCCCTTTACAGAAAGCTGGCTAAAGAAAAAAGACAACTTAGGTATTAGTGATAAGAATATGGCGAAGGCAAAGAATGCAGTGGATAAGGCAAAGGGTTCTGCAGCAGCAGAAGAGAAACCGACTGTTGTAGCAGAAGAGGTAAAGCCACTTGTAGAAAAGAAGAAGCCGCGCATTAAGACCACCGAGGTAAAGCCCGAAGTGAAAAAGAAGGTTCAACGGAAAAAGGTGGTTGAAGAGGTTTTACCATTGCCAAAGGCTACTGCCCTTTTACAGCAATCAGAAACTGAAAGTGTAGAAGAGGTTATTACTGTGAAGGTTCAGCGCTTTGAACACAACGGAAAGAACTACTACTTGAATACCACCAAGTACAAGCTCTATGACTATCAAGCCGATGGAGGTTGTAAGGGAATTTATCATGGCCGCTGGGACCCCGCGACCGAGACCATTCATACAGAGCTAATTGATTCAGACGCAGAGAGCTGACCAGCTCGCGGGGAACTTAGTCTCAAGAAGCTTTGAGACTTCTGCTGCATACTCGCGAATCTCTTTTTGTGCGTGAGGATCTAGGCGAAGTGTACAGAGGCGAGCATACGCCGCAATCGAGGCAGTCTCGATAAACTCAGTATACATGCTCTGGGGAAGAATAATGCGTGCAATCTCGGGTGCTACACCCAGGTCTAATAAAGCCTTGTAAGCATACAGTGCTTTATCTGTCTCTTCGACAATAAGGCTGCGAGCAAGCTTTGCATCCTTAATTGAGTCGTCTTTCGACCCCTGCTTTTTATTTGAATCTCTCTCACGAATGTTTTCTTCCGATGGAATGTAACATTCGGGCGGATCATCGACATAGCGTCGACTCACCTCATTACGCGCAAATCCAACCGTGTGGCGAAACCACTCGCGCGCCACAAAGATTGGCATCTTAATCCGAAATCGCGCAATTGGATGAAAGAACGGGGAATTGTGTCCATGCTCTGCAAGATACTTAATCAGCTTCTTGTCGCGCTCGATCAGCTCTTTGGACTCTTTTCCAAAGGAGACACGTGCAGCATTTACAACAGTGAGATCATCGCCAAAGACTTCAAGAAGCTCAACTGAGCCGCCCTGCATATTTACTTTCTATTATTAAGTTTGCGCTCGGCTTTACGCTGTCTGTATGTCTTCTTGGCCTTGCGGTATCCATTGCGCTGGGTCTTTCTTTTGCCACCAGACTGTGTGGGGGCAACGAAGTTGTAAGGGTTGATCACCGCGCACGTGGTAGACCAAGAAGAGATCGCGCTCGATGTACCCGTGGTGGTGGTGCCTCCAATGCAGGTTCCATAGGTACCTGCAGGGGCTGTCCATGTTCCACCCGCAGCCGTGCACTCTGTCTGCGTCTTCTGTGTTGGAGCCCCTGTGCCAACCGCACAAGAACCCAGGGTGGTAGGGAGGCTCTGCCAGACTCCTCCAAGTGTCTCGCACTCAGTGCTGAGGTAGATACGGCTGAGCCAGTCGGCGGAAGGCTTTCCTAGCCACTTGCAAGAAGGGGCGAGGAAGATCGGGGGAGGCCCGCCCTTTACCGTTACGGTGGAAGGAGGAGTGCCCGCAGAAGTAAAGGCCGCGGCAGGAGCCGTAAGGGTTGCCAGGGCCGCTGTTCTAGCAGCCGTCGCATCGGCCGTTGTGTCGGCGTTTACGAAATCGTATTTATTCAGGTCCTTGCATGTAACGCCAAAATCTGCTCCGCCAACAAGGCACTTTCCATTCGCACTGTACGTGCCACCCAGCTTGAAGCAGTCGAGCGAGCTGTAGATACGGGTCTGCCAATCATCAGAGGGCGCACCGAGGTACTTGCACTGGGGGAGGACAGCAGGGGGCGGGGGACCAGCCGTTACGGTGAAGCCAGTAGGGAACTTGTAGAGGGCCTTGGCCTTGGCGAAGGCCTTTGCTCCATCAATGCCGACGACGGTAGGAGGGTTTAGCGCCGCCTTTCTGGCAGCCGCCGCGCTAACATCCGTCACACCTGCGATAACGAAATCATACTTGTTCAGCGGCGAGCATTCCGTTGAATAGTTCTTGGTTCCAGCTGTGCAGATACCATTTTCATCAAGATTTGCATTGATATCGATTAAGCTGCACTCGGAAGAATTGTAGAGACGAGAGGCGAAATCATTGGACGGCTTACCCAGATACTTGCACTTCGGCATGAATCCAGTGGGAGGAGCTCCTGCAGCGACAGTGATGCTGGCCGGAGGCGGGTTGAGCGCGGCAACTGTGGCGTGGGCGACAGCCGGTGTAACAAGAGCATTTGTGAGGGAGAGGTTGGTCGCCGCAATTACTTCGGCAGTTACCGTCGTGTTGAAGTTGTATTTGTTCAGCTCAGCACATGTCGTGGAAAGAGCACCGCAGGTACCGTCGGCGTTAAAGGTTCCACCAAGGACATCGCACTCGGCCTCTGTGTAGATACGCTTTGTCCAGTCATCTGAAGGGCGACCAAGGTACTTGCACTGAGGAACCACTGTCGCAGGGGGGAGACCCACATTGATCGTGAAGTTTGCAGGGGGCGGCTTGGTAATCGCAATCTGGGCATGCGCGCTCGCCGCCGCTGTCGTCTGGATAGCAACCTTCGTTGCATCCGTGTAGAATGTGTACTTGTTGAGGGGCTGGCAATCAACTGAAAGGTCGGATCCGTTCAGTACGCACTTGTTCGTCGCAGCCGTGTGGGTTCCGCCTAGGACAGCGCAATCCGTGGCATTGTAGAGACGTGAGAGCCAATCCGCAGAGGGACGACCGAGGTACTTGCACTGGGGTAACATGCCTGTCGGAGGGAGACCCTGGGTAATTCCAGGAACCGTGGCTGTAGGGGCCGGAGTTGTCGCAGCCTGCGCAGCATAGGCCTCAGCCGGCACAAGGATCGCCTTGGCCAGATCGGCAGTCGCAAGCTTCGCAGCAGTCTTTGTATTATCCGTTAAGAAGTCGTACTTATTGAGGTCAGCGCATGTAGCGGAAAGATCGGATCCGCCCGAAACACACTTCAAGTCAACCGTGGCCATTGCAGGTGCAGTGCACTTCGAGTCGACCTGTTCAGTTACAGTTCCACCGGTGATACAGCGGCCGTCCATACGAAGAGCTCCGCCCAGTGTGTCAATGCATTCAAACGAGGTGAAATAACGGTAAGACCAGTCGTCAGAAGGTCTGCCGAGATTCTTGCACTGAGGGAGCACGGTTGATGCAGGGATACCTGGTGTAACTGTCATAGAAGGAGGACGCACAAATGCGGCGGCCGCATATGCAGCAGCAGCTTTGCGTGCAGGGAGGAGAAGAATATCTGTAACGGCGGCGGAGGTAGAGGCAACTTTTGCCGTAGCAGCAGTTACCAGGGTGTCCTGGTAGTCGGCAACTGCTTGCGCAGCGGCCGCAATAGACGCTTTCGCATTCAGGTCTCCCTTCGCTGTCTGCTCATCAAGAAGCGCACTAGAATAGTCTTTTTGCTTCTTCACAGCGTCGGCGTTGGCCGTCTTCTTTACCTCTTCAGCTGCAGATAGTTCTGAGTTTGCAGTGCTCTTCAAAGCTTGTGCCTCCTCTAGCGCCTTCTTAGCAGTTGCCTGATCAGCTGACGCTTGAGTGACCGCTGCAAGTGCGGAATTATCTAGACTCTTATATGCGGCCTGCTTTGAGATAAGCTGCGTGTACTGCTGCTGCGCAGCGGTTACCGCGGCAGCAGCATTTGCAGCAGCTTGTGTGGCAGCGGCAGTGGTAGCATTTACAGAAGCGCCAGTCGTTTGACCACCACTCTGTCGCTTTCTTTGAAGAGTTGCATTTTTCCTCAGATTTACACGACGTCTGAGGGTATTGGTGGGCATTCTCTATATTTATAGAAAAGATATAAAGTATACCCTAAAATAACGTAACTAGTTTCGTCTACGTGTGGACTTCTTGCGACCCTTCGATCGTTTACGACGAGTCATTCCTCCCGTTTGAGACGTAAGTGCTGCGGCTGCAGCATACGCGTCAACAGAAGCCTTTGAAGCGGCCGTGGCAGCAGCTGCTGCCGTAGCTGCTGCTGCAAGTGCTGCTGCAGCAGCTGGACCAGCACTCAATAAACTTGGTGTTATTGCAGAAAGTTTTGATAAATTAACTGATGCAGTTGTGGGAGCTTGAGGTACAGAGGGAGGAGCTTGTGGTACAGAGGGAGGAGCTTGAGGTACAGAGGGAGGAGCTTGTGGTACAGAGGGAGGAGCTTGAGGTACTGAGGGAGGAGCTTGAAGCACGGAGGGTATGTTTGCAGGTATCACTGGAGCTGTAGCAGTAGATGGAATTGTTGGCATAGCCGACATAATCATAGATTTTGAGACCGGGTCATTTCTTGCGGGTAGACTAAGAATAGCCTCCTTTGCAATGTTTACTGCTGTGGGCTCACCACCCGCTTGTATAGGGATTAATTTATCTAATATTCCTGCCATTTCCTATTATAATGGTGAGACTAAATGTATACCTTCGTACTATCCCACATTCCATCTGCACTACTATTCTTCTTCCACCACTCCTTGCATGCAGCAGAAGCTGCTGCCCATACCTCCTCTGTCGTACCCTCTGCAATTCTCCTTGCATCCTGAGGAGTCTGTGCTACAAAATAATGTACATTCTCCACGGGTGGATCTGCGTACGTCATATCTACACCGGGAGTAATGATAGGGACTGCGCCCATCGCCATACATTCCACCTCACGATGGCATTTCCATCCATATCCAGGTAAACAAAGACCAAACTTTGCATCCGCCAACTTGAGAAGATATTCTTCTTGTGTAAACGGGTACTCCTTTGAAACTCCAACGGGCATTACAAACTCACTGCAGACGGTGGGCCAATTCACTCCCACTCTCCTCTCCTTCTGAACACCATTCTCCACCTTTCCATAGAAGACAAGAAGCTGGGATCTCTCCGCAAATGTCTTTCCCGTCATTTCCTGCTTCACGAGCTGCTCCACCATTCGAGGTCTACGCGGCCAGAAGCTCCAGCTCTTTCCACCCTGAGGAGGCGTCGGGTTTCCAAAAAGACCCACCCTGTATTTCTTCTCATCGACCGGTGCACGATTGAGCCATTCAAGTGTCGGGCGATCATAGAGAAGAACATTTCCAATCCCGCCGAGCCAGACCTGTGTAATCGTCTTGTCTTCCACAATACGAACGTATCCCCTCTCCTCCCATATCCTGGCAGTCTCGCGAAAGCTATCCCCTGCATGTCCGAAAAAGTCTTCAAGAGGCTTGCACGGCATATAGAGAACAGGAAGTGCCTTCTTCTCTACAACGGGCTCACGCAGAAGTTCATCATAGACCGACTTAAGAAGATTGGCCTTTCCCGCTGTGGTCGGTGTACCCTTTGGCGCAATCACAAGAGAATGGGCGAGACCGGCCGCCCGTGCCATATGAAGCCCATCTGCATCCGGTTCCATTTCATTCTGTATTTCAATTACCTTTGCTCCCGTCGGTGCGAGCCAGAGCCACGCCCAGCTGTCTCCTGAAAAGAGAACAGCCTTGGCCCCAAGCAATTTATTAACAAGAACAACAGGAGATGTGCGGAAAGGCCAGACGACCTCGATCTCCAGAGAAGGATTCTTCTCTTCTAAAGTCTTAATGAACTCCTGTGTATAATAGGTGTCGTCTGCAAAGATAACAATCTTCGACGAGGGTGTAGAAATCCATTCGCCCCTGAACGACTCGCGCAGAATGTCACAGTGTTCCTTGAGCACGAAGGCATTGTCCTGGGGCAAGAGTACATATGCCTCCTTACACCAGACCTGCATATCGGATTCACGGGGTAGAACGGGAACATCTGCTCGGCCCCAATTGAACAACTGGAGTATATCGAGAAACGGCTTCTCGCGAGGAGACCAGAACTCGCCCTTTCCTCCTGCCTCCTTTCTGAGCAAAAGAATGTTTGCAAGATAATGAATCATGTACTTCTGTGCGCTGTCTGCAATCTCATCAGGAAGAGGTGCAATAAGACCCGTTTCGATGGAGAGGCACGGAGATAATCCACTAATCTGCGCGGCAGACCACATCTCGGATCCTTTCTTTGATCCTCCCACAAAGAGAGACGTATAGGAATATCCAAGACCCGTTGGTGTCTGAAATGTGTCCTTTGTCTTGTAAATCTGGATCGGCTGCGACGTGAATGTATTTGTATCGGCTGCAGAAAGGCTATACTTTTCTCCACGCTTTACCATCGTACAGAAGGTCTTGGCCTTCGTCTCTGAGGTTGCATTCACGGGGCGAGTGAATGAAGCGGGTTGCAGCTTCTTATACTGAGTTTCCGTGGGCATTGCAGTATAAGGATTCATATGATGAAGTCCCGTGGGATGAATATAGAAATACATCGGCTTATCGACAATGTCCTCGGGATCATAGGTACGAATCTGGCTTGTGTGAATGTGATGCGTTCTTAGGGTGAGAGCAGGATTCACAACCAGCATCTTCGCACGGAGCATTTCCACGTTAATTGCGTTGTCGCAGCCCGCACGACCGAACGAGAAATCAAGGCCCTTCATATCCCATGTACGCGACTTCACAGAATCACTCAGCAGGGCCCATGTGTCCTGGCTGTCCGCCCTCGGGCCAAAGAGCTCACTTTGGTCCTCTGGCTGCCCCTCCTTCGCCTCATACCGCAAAAGAGAAAGGAATTTGTTCTCCATATTTGTATCCCATACAGACCTCCAGGTGTCGTCGAGATGAATATCACTGTTTGCAAACACGACGATCACGTCGTTAGGTACATTCGCGTGAATCCACTCAATCACTTTCCTATAGGTGAGACGCTTACCGATCACATGCTGCTGCAGCTTCTCAGACGTGGGAAGACGCGACTTGAGATCCTTCTCATTCAAAAGAATGATCTTGTCGATAAAAGAGCATGCAATATTCTTGTCAAGACAATACCTGAGTTCTTTGGACCTTTCCTCTGCGACTGGGATATAATACTGGCTAATCATCCAGAGCTGAGAAGGCTTTTTCCTCTCGGGTATAACCTTCACGAGACCACGATTCGACTGAGGGGTCCGTCCATACACGATAGCCATTCGCAGCAAACACGATGCTAGAAGACATGCGTCATTCTCCGTGCCGTCCCAGCGGTCGCCGAGGAACTGGAAGAGCTCGCCAACCTCGTCGAGGCAAATGAGATTGGTAATCTTGAGTTCCTTGATCTTCTCCTCCCCCACCGCATCTAGGGTGGCCTTACTCGCAAAGATGATCTTCACCGTGTCAGCCTTTCCATCGAGAATCCACTTGGCATCTGCCGCGGCGAGGAACACTGCCACGGTTACCTTGGGAGAGATCATCTCTGCACCCACAGCACCTACCTCGTACCGCTCCCACGGTACACTGAGGTCTGTATCTTTATCGATCCATACAATGGTTTTTGCATCTTTCCATGTACTTGTTTCTGTTTGGAGGATTCTGATAGGTTTACCTGTCTTTGGGTTAGTACTCATCATTCTTCTTTAGAAAGGTGAGCAAGGTTTAGGCTTAGAGAGAAAAAAACAGTCTATAGAAATGGACAGAGTTGATGTGGCCTACCTGCTGAATAGTACGCCCAAGTACTTTTATTTACTGCCGCTGCATATGATTCTTCTTCGCAGATATGCGGAGGGGCTCAAGTGGCCTGTCTATCTGGCGACAGAGTATCCCGATGACCCGATCTGCGACCTCCTTCGCCGAACATACGATGTAAAGATTCTTGAGCTTTCACTCGAGGATTCTGGATTTTTAGAGAGTCGTGCGGCTGCGATTCGCCTTCTTCCTCCTGAAATACGATATGTTCTTCCGATGCAGGAAGATTTTCTTCTTGAAAGAGATGTACGCCGAAGTGCTATCGAGGAAAGTATAGAAAAAATGGATAGTTTTACAGCAATTGCGTCGATGCGATGGATGCCTTGCCCTGGTCCTGTAGGACCAACGGGACCAGTTAATGGAGACAGGTGCCCTGGACCAACGGGACCAGGGCAATGGGCACCCATTACCGAGCAAGACACCTTCCGTTTTACGTTTCAAGCGACCCTCTGGCGTCGAGAGGTTATCCAGGACTGGTTTACACGTCTGCTTGAGCAGTTTGCAGTCGATTATCCTGAAGAAATGCCTTTTAAGGAGAGGATGGCCCTTCAGATTCGCAGCAACTATGCTGAAAATACGAGGGGGCAGGACTATTTCATAAAATGGCTAGGACACATGGTCCATTTAGCGTGGATTCGGGCTCACAAGGCGCCCAATGCCGTGTACTTGAGTCCTTGGCCCTATCGTCCAACTGCAGTTACAAATGGAAGACTTGAGGCTTGGGCCGTTGAGCTGGCAAAGAGAGAGGGATTTCCGCTAAACGCTTCATAAGCGGCAACCCAGCGCTCGCGAATTTCGTCATTAATGCGAGGAATACTTGAGGCAGAGTTGATTGAATCCCATGCAATCTTTATTAAATTCGTATAGACATCTTTGGTGGCAGCCCTTGATTTCTTATTCGAAAGATCAGAGAATAGAACAAGGTCGAGCCAATCATAGGAGACATAATCATAGTTTAGAAGCCCGCGATTATCTGTATTAATACTAACAAGAACATCTTTTTGTAAGAGTGTGGCACCAGGGTGTTTTTCTGCATCGGGTACAAACCCAAGAAGTGAATTGCTCAGAGGACACAGTTCAACAAGGATCTTCTTTTGTTTATAGATCTTCATAAGGCGATCACTTGATTTTAAGACGATTCCATGGCCAATGCGGAGTGCATCGAGGTTCGCCGCGAGTTCTAAATTCTGCATCCCTGCGGCATCTCTATCTGTGCTATACGATTCCCCTGCATGGAGAGTAAATGAAATATCATCCTTGTTTGGAGCATTCTCCTTAAAATTTTTGAGGCTCTCTTGAAGAATTGAATACGTTAATTGAGTCGGATCGCTGGGGGCAACACGTGCACGAGCAGTGAATTTTCTCGCAAGGGATGTGAGAAGGGATGTATGTTTCTCCGCCTTCAGTTTACTTATATCTTCTTGGCCATACATGTCGTAACCGATAATGAGCGGTTCGGGTAAACACGTGTTAAATGAATTATATGTATTAAATTTACAAATAGCTGTCATAAGTGATTCCATATTTGTAGGGCGCCCTGCACCCACAATAATATGAATGGATACACCCGTTTCACGTTTTAATTGTAATAGGAATTCATTCAAATCTGTAAAATATCGTTTTCTTACTTTATCAGAGGGACACAGTTCTCCAGAAGAAAAATCTTCAGCTTTTAAACAAGATGTATCCATATCGTATGATTTGATACGAAAGTCTTCTGTCCAATTCCACAGATTAAACGTATACTTCACTTGTAACTCCTGCATATTCTCTTCTTTAGCAATGATGGCTGCATATTTCCAAGACTCTTCAACTAGTATGTAATTATTCACAACCCACTTGTATCTTTCTGCTGCATATTCTAAAAATGCCCACGCCTTCTTAGATGTGTTGATTACTGAATAATTGGTTTCATTTATCTGAAGAACAGAGAGTGCCTCGTTTATATGAATCAGACCCTCTTGCACGTCGTGAAGAGTGTATTTCATTTTATTATCTGAGAACTCGTTCACTGTTATTCTCGTTGTAATCGTAGGATCATTTCTCACAACATACAGTCCTTCACGAGGAGCATCTTTTGGAAATACACAGAGAGTATTCTCTGGAATAACACCTTGTAGTTTTTCTCTTATTTCTGCTCCAACATTTTCATACTCTGGAATGAAGACAAGGATCAGACCTTTTTGCTCTAAAATTCCTTCATTCAGTAACTTTTTCATAAAGCCCTCGGTGTAGACAATTGAATAGTGGTGATCATGATGAGAGACTCCCTTTGGAATTGATTTAAGAAGTCTGATAGTAGTTTGCAGATCCTTGCAAATTTTAACAATATTATATGACTCTCCTTCCATTCGATCGGGTACGTTTGTGAATACACGAGGGATGAGCAAGGACAATGTACTCTTCACTTCTCTAGGAGAAAGAGTCTCATTGAACACTGTATCTAGGTATCGATAGAAGGCAACACGAACTGCCGCGGGGCGCGTAGACAGTTTTATCTCAGAGAGAAACTTATGAATATTCGTATTTGCAAAAAGATTATTCATGTAAGATTTTAATTTTGAAGACTCCAACCTGAACGTACTGAATGCGGGTGATGTCTTTATAAAACTGCCACCATATTGTTTATTTTTGCGTGTTATGTTTTGGTATCTTCTTTTTTTAAAGGTAATCCTCGCCATCTACTTAGTGGCCGGGACTTATTGTAGAATACTTACAAATGCTGAATTATTTTGGCCGGTTGCAGTATAAAAGGCAGTAGAAGAAAGCCCAGAACGAACCACGTTAAACTGCGTAGGTGGCCATGCGCCGTTTGCATTTGAGTATCCTGCAACTGCACCCGGTATCGAGTGTTGCATAACATAATTACTTATATAATTTGTGGACAAGACAAATCCTAGATTTAATGGAAGTGTGAGGTTTCCTGAATACGGATTATTTACATAAAGTGCAGTGGCTGTTGGTAAATTCGATGGATAAAAGTATTCTTCATGTGCCGATCCTGGGACAAGAAACTCTCCATACGTCATGAAAGAAGAAACGGTGAGTTCTGGAATTTGTAGATTTGTATCCAAGGCGGTCGTTCTGAAATTGAACTTGGGCTTGTAATCAATAAGGACCGATGTGGATGCGGAATATTTCGAAATGATCGTCGAGTAAGGCTGAAGATTTAGAGTTAAGCTTGATACTACACACTGTATCGTATTTGATGTGGGAATATACTCATAGATATTCGCGGTGTAAGGGTTTGCAGGTGGTCCGTCTACGAAACTCTGGATTGGAGTACTGGGCCCACGAAGCCCTGCAGGGTAATACGGAAATCCAAGACTGCTTACAATTGTACAGATAAGAGGAGCATCAGGGGGTGCAGCAATACCACCCGTGTACCCTGCTGTAAAGTAGGCTGTGTAAAAGGTTGATAAATACGAAATGGGTTGTGTCGGGGTTTTTATAAGTGAATTGGAGGTTGTAAGGCCAACGCTACTCTTGATGTTGCGCGTTGTATAGATATCTCCACTTAGAGAGAGATATCCGCGGCTGGTGAACGTGCTGATTCCAAAGAAAACGGCCTTTTGGGGGAAATTTAGAGTGGAAAGTTGAATATCACCAAGGCCTAGAAAACGAATCGTGGAGTTTGTGCTTTCATACGATATTTCACTTGCCGCAGGATAAATATTGCTTGCAAGAATACTTGAGGTAACCGATGAAATGTTCGCAGTCTGTGAAGGAACAAGGATCTTCATCGGGTTTGTATTTAGATATAGGGTCTGGATAGTCGAATCGAGTGTGAAGAACACGGCATGTGATGTAGTGGAGAGATTGATGGTTGAGTTCACTAGATTTCCTGTACCATTGTCGGTCGCCATCATGTATGCACCGCTATTTGTGATGTTAAAGGCCTGATAAGCCTTTGAATAGAAAACCGCTGTCTGTCTAGGATTTACGATGCTGCTCTGGATTCCTATACCTTGCCCGCCATTGAGATAGAGGACATTGTTTAGAGAAAGGTCGGATGCGAGCAAAGAAACATCAGTGGAAATGAAGTTAAACGTATAGGTTCCTAAGCTGCTGGGATGTGTCCAACGTGTGCCACCGACTCCATCTGCCGTAAGCGCCGATGTGCTTGGTATTTCCGTATTTTGTGCACCACGAACATAGATAGTGCGTAATGTTATATTATCTGTGTCATATGTGCGCCTAGCAGACATCTCTATCTAGTATTGAAGATATTCAAGTAAAGGGAATTACGCTGCGAGGGAAGAATATGAAGGGTTTGCTGTGATGCATTGATGCTGCTAAAAAGTCCAGGAGATCTGTGCATCACGAAATAATTAGATACTCCGTTTTGTCTAACAAACGTGGGATCGAGGCGTAACTTCACAAGACGAGAATAAGGGTTCGAAAGAGACACATTCGGGTCATACTGGTTCATTTGAAAAGTGTCTGAAAAGGTGGTGTCGAGGAGAGGTGTTCCTTGGTTTCCATAGACAATATAGGTGGAAAGGGTCTGATTCGGTGTGGAGATACTCCTTCCTGCGGGAAATTGGAGATTTGGGTTGAATTCGAGAAGAATCGATGCATTCGAGGAGAAACTACTCACTATACCGCTCAAGCTGAAGAAGGCTGTGCTGATGGTCACATTGGAGGTTGCGACCTCTGCAGAAAAGGGTAGTGAATATCCATAGGAACCAGTGTATCCGATTGAACTTATGATATTCTGAGGAGTTGCAAGAGTTCCAACGAAGGTTGAGGTGAGGGTCGTGGATAAGGTGGACATGTACGTGTAAAAGGTGGACACCTGAGAAAGAAGAGAGGATGTTGTGCTAATGAGTTGGCTGCTCACAATCGGTGTACTGAAGGAATAGATTGTACTGAAGGATTGATTTGCAAGCGTGCTGTAAAAAGTGGAATACCCAGCAGTGGTACTTGCGAGTGTACCATAGATGAATGTGCTGAGGGTGGACTGATTCACACCATAATAATAGGAGGAGATCGTTGAAATATTCTGCGGCAGAGTCGTAGAGAGATTCGATAGCTGGTTAAATGTTGTGGTGGAAATGGATACAAGAGCTATGGAAAGAAGTGAGGAGATCGATGAGATTCCCTCGAAATTTGTACCATTGATGGTTGAAAGTGTTATGTAGTTTTGCGTTGAAATCATGGTGAGGGTGGAGTATGCATTGGTACTAAATGTGGACTGGGTTGCGAGCCAGACAGAATAGGTGATTGTGGAAGTCGCGGAGGATATGTTGGAAAGGGCGTACGCTTGTGCAATCGTCGTGGAGTAGACAGAAATTGCCGTAGACAAATCACGTTTTTGAAGATACGTTGTGCTGATCTGCCCTACGATGGTAGAAGCGAGTGTAAAGACCTCGCCACTGAGTGCAGTATACGATGTCTGAGAGTATCCACGTAGATTGAAATTTACAGTGTTTGTATTCATATTCGTCGTAAGAAAAACATCACCGATCCCTGCGAACTGTAAAGTGGAAACCGTCTGTGAAGTGAATGTCTGAAAGGGTGCCCTAGGTACCAATGTAACAGTGCTCGCATTTGAGATTACATTAATAAACTGGTTTCCAGTGTTGAAAAAGAGTGTATTGGTTCGAGTGTCTGTCGTGATCTGCACGGAGCCCGAGGTTGAAAAGTTCAGTGTGGGTGTGAGGGTTGCATTTGAAAATGCACTAAGTGTTTGCTGCCCATTCACTGCAATCGTTTGGAATGCACGTGAAAAGAGATAATTTGTACGGAGCCCGGGACCTGCGTCCTGAAAGGCTATACCAGGACCAGGAAGAATCGTCAGACTGGTTGAAACGTTTGTTGCCGTGTATGTATTGAAACCGAGATTCAATTGGTTGAACGTGGGTGTAAGACCGATCGTGGTAAGAGGAGACCAATATGTCCCTCCAGCACCATCGCTAATCAGGACAGAGGATGCGGAGATCGTCGAATTGTATTGATCGCGTATATAGATCTTTCTCAGTGTTATAATATCGGTATCAAGAAATTTGCGGCTCGATGCCATTCTACCAGATGAACTTAAAATTAAGAGAGCTCATTGAGCTTCCTTAATTTTAAGATTCAAGAGAAAATGAATCCCCATAGTATATGTCAACTCACTTGCTGAAACGCTTTACCCTGTTAGGTTCAAAAGTACATGTAAAGCCAAGTGTGGTGGGTTTACTCCAAACAGATGGTAGTTTTCGGTATACAGATCGTATTTCTAGAACTGCGTGTCTTCTTAAAGATGAAGGTGAAGTCTATAAATCTGTGAAAACCTATTTTCAACATCAAAACTCATATGAATCGGAATGGGCATCCATTTTAGATGGAATACAGATGTCACAGGACTATCAAGTTGGAAGTATACAAGTTGAAAATGATAATCTTTCCGTGATACACTGCCTCGTAAATGGAAGGAAACCATCGCAAGGCTATGTTGCTAAATATTACACGGATGTACTTGCCGCTGTAAAGGATATGGACTGGTTAGAGATTCGTTGGATTCCGCGAAAATATAATAAGGCGGACGGACTATTCAGAATTCGATAATGGTTAAAAATTAGCATCTAAAATCGTAATGAAGAGTGCATTTCTGGCGGGAGTGTTGTTTCGTGTTTGAACACGTGCACTATCATAGAACATCCTGTTATCTTCAGTAAAGCCAATGTTTGAGGTATTTGCATTCACCGTTCCTCGTTTAGGATTTGGAAGAACAAGGGAGAATGTGGGAGTACTAGGAATTTCCAGAAGAATATTTCTGAATTGATGAGTCATCACATAGGGGGTTAAATTGTTTCTTAACAAGAAATCCGTCGGTACTTGTGTACGAATCACGGGCGCATAGCTTTGCGAAAAGGGTATGTTCACTGGATTCTTAAATACATAATTTGCAGTATCTGAAATTACACTTGCATTGATAACCTCTTCGTTATATTGAAAGAAGCTTGAGACTTCATAGGCATTGTCTCCAAGACGTACACCTAGGCTCGAGAATGGTACTGTATTGGAGAAGGCGAAGTTGGGTGAATACTCGAAAAAGACCCTCGAATTGGATGTGATGTAACGAAGGAATGGCTGGATGAAGAAAGAACATGATGAAAACTGTAGATCGTAGCAGGAGGATACGTTTTTCATGGGCGTTGATCCGCCTACTGCCATATGATTCAGTACAGTGTAGGTTACAGAGGAATAGAGGAGTTTTCCTGATCGAAGGCGGAATGTTGTTGAAAAGGTTGAAAGGGAGATGGCCGCTGTGCTGAGAGTTTGCAGAACATTTGAACTATACGAGATGAACTGTGTGGACTGAACCGTATTCGCAATATTTCCCCATGTTGCACCTGAGATATCGACAAGGGTCTGGCATAGATTCTTCACTGTGTCTCCTGAGGGGAGAGTATAGAGAGTCTGGCTAAGGATGGAATTTGTCGATGCGATGGTTTGGGGCACAAGCATAGTGTAAAGTTGCGTTGAAACGGCGCTTGTCATCGTAGAGTATTGATACCCTGGGAAAGCAACGCTCGATAGAATCGATGAGAACATTGCGGTGAATGTTGAGGGTTGGATACCAATTGTGGTAGAGAGGGTTGAATACGTTGTTGCAAACGTATAGTTCGAATAGGTAGTTGTGGAAAGAATATTCACGGTTGAAAGGGCGGCACGCTCTAGCATATTCATCGTATTGGTGGAGAAGGGCGTTCCTTGGCCAGGTGTAGTAATGCTGATGAGACTTGAATAAAAATCAATCAGGGTTGAAAGAGAGGATTGCGCCGTCCCTGTTGATATACCCGATGAGAAATTTGTTATATAGACATAACTTGAGATCATCCTCAGAGTGTTATTTGTCGTTGTAGACATCGTGCTAGCAGTTATTTCCATGAGACGAAATCCAGAGCTTGTAAAACTCTGTACACGGAGAGCGATAAGATTTTGCCCAGTGTTTGTCGAGAGAGAAAGACCACCAATGGCTGCAAACTGGAGTGTGGAGATCGTTTGATTCCAGGGGAGTGTGGAGATATTATTTACTGGATCCGATACATTTGACTGAATAACAAAGGTCTGGTTATAGGCTTTTGTATTTTCAAGAAGAATTGTATTTGTTGTTGAGAAGGTCGAGATGGAAAAGCTACCATACAGACTAGAAATGTTAATAAAGTTTCTTACCGTTGAAAGAAGAGTATTCGTAGCATTACTTAAACTGAATTGCGTAGGAGTGGCAAATTCTGTAAACGACTTTGAATACATGGAGGAAGGCGTGAATCCAATATAATCTGTTTCACCGAATGTGAAGGAATTATAACTCAGGTCGGAAGAATAGGTTGCATTTGGAAAACTAATTCTATTGAATCCAAATGTGGAGGTATTGGTCGATCCTTGAATAAAAGTGGAGAAGGTTGCCGTCGACCAGAATGCATTTCCTTGACCATCCGAAGTTAAACACTGTTGTGAAGGTATAATCGTATTTTGTGGGCCTTTTATATTTATTTGATTCATAAATGTTGTATCATAATCATATACTCTTTGTGAGAGTGAGCTCATTCTACTACCATATGAACTTAAAATTAAGGAAGCTCAAAGAGCTTTCTTAATTTTAAGATTCATCGGTTAGTTGGTCGTATGACATAAAAAATAAGGAAGTTTTAACTTCCTTATTTTTTAGTCACGACGGTATGAGATCCTAAATTAAACTAGAAATAATAACGATGTTATATTACAATGGGTAAATTTTGCACTGTAATATATAGACTATTTGTCGATGTCGTGTATAGGTTTACAGTTTGGCTTTGAAATCCACCTGATATACCATACCCCAGACTATTTGGGATGCGATGCAGTAACATACAGTCTTGATCATATGTATTCATCACATCTGCACCCATTAATGAGACTCTCATAGGGACCTGATAGGAATTGGACTGCCCTACAGTGAATCCATTCGCCACCATCCATGCATTATTTGTATTTCCTATTGTTCTTATATTATCATGAACAACCATCGTACTGATCGGATAGACTTTCGTGGCCGCAGTGTTATTCATATAACTGAAGACAAAATTGGGGTAATAGTCGAGCGTGATTTTCGTAGAAGGTATAATATAATTCGAGTGAGCGCTGAATCTAAGAAGAGCTGTGGAGAAATACACATCGGTTGCAGCACCACCAATCGATGCAGACGTGGAGACTGTGATAGGGCCAGAGTTTCCAGAATAGATCAGTGAGGACATGTAGAAACTGCTGAGGAAAGCAAAATTTGTGAGGCTTGAAACGACAACTTGACTATTGTAGACGTTGAGATTTCCAACACGGTCCACGCTTACATTGCGTAGGAGACCTGATCCTGTGCTTATGAGCTGAGAGGTGGAGACATAGCCGAATGTACCGAGGCCTATGAGGGAACTTGTTCTTGTGCTGTTTGTAGTTGTATAGATACCAGCAGTTGTTGAATTGAGTGTTGCTGCACTAATATATCTGAGAGTACCGAGACCTATGAGAGAACTTGTGAGCTGAGATGTGCTGATGTACCCTACACCCGAGAGACCTGCCACACTGCTCACAATTGAAGTTGCAAGAGATGTGGTGGTGCTTGTGAGCTGAGATGTGGAAACATATCCATACGTAGCGAGGCCTATATTTGTACTCACAACGTTGAGAGAATAACTGAATTGGCCACCAATGAAACTATCAACAGTACTGGTTAGATGTCCAGTAGACACATAGGATAGAGGATTGTAGATTCCCGCCACTGTACTGGTAAGCTGATTACTTGTTATGCTACCCGGTATACCCCCTGAGGCGATTGAATACGCTAAGCTACTAAAAGTTGTGCCTGTAATCGTGGAAAGAGTAAGAAGTTGGGTTGAAAAAGAATAAATGGATGAAGGAAGATAATCAATCCCTGAAGCACGTGTAGCAGAAAAGGTGGAAAGAGTGGCGAACGGATCTTGCCAGACGATTCCACCGAGTCCGTCTGTTACCAAAGTATATTGGCTCGAAATCGGTAAATATGTAATGGGATCTATTGCAAATAGACTCCGGAAGATAGGTGAAGTTCCACTTGCTGCAAATGGGTCCATACTCTCTTTACTAGAAGGAATCTAAATAAGTTAGATACGCGGGTCTAAAACTACTCATGTAAGGTAGATAGAAATGCCTGGTGGAGGTGGTTTACTTCAACTTGTCGCAATGGGAAAACAGGATATTTTTTTAACGGGCAATCCCCAAATTACATGGTTCAAAATGGTGTATCGCCGCTACACGAACTTTGCGATTGAGTCTCAGCCTATGACCTTCGATGGAGATCCCGATTTCGGAAAGCGTCTGAGCTGCCTTGTTCCTCGTCGCGGAGACTTGCTGGGCCCAATTATTCTGGAGGTTACTCTTCCTGCACTCAAGGGGACAGATGGGAGCCCCGCTTCGTACTGCAATTCCATTGGACATGCCCTTATCCAGGAAATCAGTATTGAGGTCGGTGAGCAGGAGATTGATCGGCAGAACGGAGAGTGGATGGAGATCTGGTCTTCCCTCACCACGACGGAGAGCCAGAAGGCAGGATTTTTTAACATGATAGGAAAGTCTTCCTCTGTTACACCCGATATCTATGGGCCCGTGAAGCTCTATATTCCCTTACGATTCTGGTTCAATAAGAATCCTGGACTCTTCTTACCACTGATTGCCCTTCAGTATCACCCTATTCGTATCAATATAACACTTGCTCCTCTCCAGAAACTCTTCTATAGTCAAGCACTCGTTGCAAATTGTGATACTACACAGGTACAGCAGGCCAAGATCGTTTCGATGCAGATGTGGGGAGACTATGTGAACCTCGATGTAGAGGAGCGCCGTCGGTTCGTGAGCAATACCCACGAGTATCTGATTGAGCAGGTTCAATACACACCGCAGGTATCAATCACGGCCAATGCCACAAGCGTGAACGTGCCTATTGAGTTTAATCACCCTATTCGCGAGTTTGTCTGGGTGTTCCAGCGTTCCATCATGGCGCAATACCACGAGTGGTTTAATTACAGCAGTCTTGCAACACACGAGACTGGAAATCCTCCCACAGATTTATTGGCGAGTGCAACCTTCCAGTTGGACGGCCAGGACCGGTTCGAGGTTCGCGATGCAGGATATTTCCGGCTTGTACAGCCGTGGCAACACCATACGGTGATTCCCTTTGATACATTCATTTATTCCTATAGCTTTGCCCTTCGTCCCGAGGACTTGCAGCCGAGTGGAAGCATGAATGCATCTCGTATTGATAGCATTCATTTACAGGCTACACTGGTCCCCGATACGCAGCTGTCTCCTCCAAGAGGAAATGCACACGTGACGGTGTATGCCACGAATCACAATGTCTTCCGTGTTGTAAATGGGTTTGGTGGCCTTGTCTTTACTGTTTAACTAAAGTAGCAATGAGCCTTCCTCCTATAAAAACAGGGGTTACACTTGAACAATACCGTCTACTTACTGTACTAGGTGGACTGTTTGGAATAGATCATTTTGCAGTGGGTAGTGTCGAAACTGGATTTGCAAAGATACTGATGAATCCGCTCACCCTTGGGGCATGGTGGATATTCGATATTATTCAAGCGTTTGATAAAGAAAAGATTGGGAAGGGTTTTTCAGAGGGACTTGATATTCCCTATTATGGATCAGCAGGAATCGGGAAAAATATGATTAGTGTAGTTTCAGGTATCGTGTCGCCGAATCCAAACGCAATGTTTTATATTAATATTCTCTACTTATTTATTGCTATCACCATTTCTGGAGTTAGCGCATCTTTTATCGGAAAACCTGCACCGTATGGGCAAATGGCAACGACGGCCACTACATTTGCGGGACTTCTTTCAAGTGCAATCATTGCAAATTTGTTTCAGCAATATGGACCGGCTTCATGGTTAAAGGGTATGGGCGCACCTTTACCTACGCTAGCTCTGCCCTCTTCAGGGGTCGCTTTGCCCTCTTCAGGGGTCGCTTTGCCCTCTCCAGGGGTCGCTTTGCCCGCTGCAGCTTTGCCCGCTGCAGCTTTGCCCGCTCCAGGAGTCGCTCCAGCTCAAGCTGTGCAAAGAGGTGGCGGCGAAGCCTACTCCTATGCAGATCCCTTTCTTCTTGGAACACTAGGCCTTCTTTCCCTTGCAGGATTTACCCTCGCCGCGTCTCGCTCATAACGAGCATTTCATCTAGGAGATCAGATGGAGCAGTTGGAAAGCCAGGAGTACTTTGAGGCCCTGATTGGACTGAAGGAGTGGGAGAAGCCCCTTCCCGGATTCGTCGTAATCTGGTTTACTGCTCGCTGGTGTGGCCCTTGCAAGCGTGTAAATACGGATACCCTTCTTTCTGCATTCAAGAATGTTACATGGCTAAAATGCGATATTGATGCGAATGACTATACTCCTGGATACTGTGGAGTACGCTCAATCCCGGCATTCCTCGTCGTGAAGAATAAGAAGGTTGTAGGAACTCTTCAGAGTTCTGATGCAACTAAGATTGTTGAATGGGTGCAAGGCCTAAATTAAATGCAATATACTATATAAATGTATCATCGTTGGGTAGACGATGCACCATCTAAGTTAGACTGTAATACATGTTTAACTGAAAAGAAGATTATTCTTCGTAATCATCTTGCAAAGGCGAATCATTATGCGCGTATCTATGCAGGGTTTATCATTCGCCGTAATTTTCCACCTGAAAACATTAAACACCCGCAGATACTACGGGATATGCATACGATTCGTCCAGTCGAGTCACGTTCAAAGGTTCTTTCACGACTCACACAGAATTCAGTTAAGCCTCTTCCTACAGAATACTATAAAGCATGTACGCACGGAGAAAATGAGGGTGTAAAATTCACACAGTATCTATAAAATGAATCCAATTGTGTTCGCTGCGCTCCTTCAGTTTATTACTGGTTTTAGGGGTGCAGGTGTTCAGATTATGAACGGTGATACTGTATTACTTGTTCAGAATCTGGGATCTGGAAATTGGGGGTTTCCGAAAGGACACAGGGAAGCATTCGATACGTCCTGGAGGGAAACTGCTGTCCGAGAAGTTCAAGAGGAAACTGGACTTGTGGAGGGGGATCACTACGTCATCTGTTCAGACGAACCTGATCTTTGGGGGCGACGACCCTATTGGACTGCAACTGCAATTGAGATGGGTCCCTTACGTATCAATACGAGCGAACACAGGGCTGTTGAATGGGTTCCAGTTTCAATGTTAAGCATGTATCAAAAGAATTATGATCTATCTGATTGGCATGCACAGGGATCCCGTGTTAAGTGTTCAACGATAATTCTTAAACAATAAAAGAGAGGAATGGACCCTTATGATATACTTATAATAGGAGGCGGTATTGCAGGACTTTACTGTGCCAGACAACTCCTAAAGGCTCACCCGTCCCTCCGCCTTGTTCTTTGCGAACACTACAAAGTCTTGGGCGGACGTATGGCGACCTATCATAAAACTCTTCCTGGAGATCTTGCCGTTCAGTGGGAAATTGGCGCAGGGCGCATCTCAGACTCTCATGTACGCCTCCATGCTCTTCTTCGTGAGTATGGTCTTCATACTGCACCCATTAGCGGGGACCTGATGTACAAAGAATCTGGTTCTGCGCCGTTAGAAAAGAATATCTTTGAGCCCTCCCTTGATATCCTCTTTGGACCACTTCTTGCTCTACCATCCGATATACTCGCAAAGCATACTCTAGAAGAATTACTCATCTCCATCCACGGAAAGAAAGCAACGCAACGTTGGATGGACCGTTTCCCCTACCATTCCGAGCTTGTCTATTTACGTGCAGATGAAGGGCTTCGTGAATTCTCAAATGAAATGAAATCGCATGAAGGCTTCTCCGTCTGCGTAGAGGGCCTTGGAGCCCTTGCTGAAAAAATGGCGGCGGAATGTGTGGAGAGAGGCGCGGTGATTCTTACACAGTATACATGCACTGGTCTAGGAAAGGGGTGGGCAGAGTTTACCTCTGAAGGACTTACACGAAAGATTCATGCGAAAAAGATCATTTGTGCACTGCATGCAAATGCAATGCGCTCTATACCTTTCTTCAAGGGATTCACTACACTGAAGAAAATACAGATGGAGCCTCTTACACGTATGTATGCTGTATTTCCTGTGCGAGGCGGAAAATCGTGGTTTCACGGCCTTCCTCGTATTGTTACGCCTATGCCTATACGGTATATCCTACCGATTAATGATTCTAAAGGTGTGATCATGATTTCCTATACGGACTCGAAGTTCTCAAGGGCCTTTTCTGGAAAAGATCCTGAGGCCGAGGTGATGAAAGAGATTCGCGCCCTCTTTCCTGAGAAAGATATACCCGACCCCCTATTATTCAAAGTACATGAGTGGAAAGAGGGTGTATCCTATTGGCTTCCTGGGGGATATAGTGTAAAAGAGGAGTCTGAGAAGGCGCTTGTGCCGTTCCCGAAGGTGTATCCTGGCATTTATGTCTGCGGAGAATCCTTCAGCGAACGCCAGGGGTGGGTGGAGGGTTCCATTGAACATGCAGACTTGCTCCTGAAGAAAAAATTCCACCTTAAAGAAGAATGAATAGTCACGTGATCATAGCGCTTTTCCATATACTACTCGTCGTCCCTCTTTTTGGATATGTTGCATTTCAGAGAGCCGCCACGGAGGAATGGTTGTACAAGGTTCTGCTTGCCCTTGGCGGCATCATCTTATTTTACCACGCATACAAGTCTGTGATTCGTCTTATGGTCGGTTCCACCTTCGCATGGGTGAATATCTTCCACGTACTGATTGTTGCACCTCTTCTCATCTACATCGGCTACAACGGAAAAAAGACGCCGCGCGCCGGTTATGAGCTTCTCTTGATGGCCACGTTTGCGGCCCTCGGATACCATCTGTATAGTATCGTGAATGAGCTACAGACATTCACCGAGAAGTAATCAATAAATCCTATTCATATAATTCTGCTTTGCTGTATCCAATGATACACAAGAAGCAGCATGATAATGAAAGGCGGTACTCGACTGAAAGGTGAGCTTACACGAACTACATGAATATGTTGTGTCATTACGTGTAAGAATCTTTGAGACCTCCTCAATACAGTGCTTCCTCAGAAAGTGGATCCTCCGGTTTCCCTCTGTTAAACTCTCAAATGAACAGCCATCGACTGGACACTTGAGTGTAGGCTTCTTTACAACCTCTTCCCGATGCTTGGCCTGAAGGTGCAGATCCAGTGTTTGCTGGAATTGGAATTGCTTCTTACAATGGCTACATTCGAAGGGTAAATTTCCCTCATGCCTCTTCATATGATAGTGCATTGTATTCTGCTTCTTCTTTGTAACCTTGCAAGTTGGGCAAACAAACTCTCCCTTCTCATTCTTACTATACTCAAACACCATTGTACATGGGAGATTGCAAGGTGAAGTTTCAATTTTTCGGGGGGGGTGCGTTTTAAATATCACCTAAGAATAAATGGCCGGTATTGGCTTTAATCCAATACAATATAATCAAGGACCGCCTCCTCAACCATTTGCACCTGGTCAACTATGGGGAAAGGCTGTTCCTGTCTTGCCACCTGGACCCCCTCTTGTCTTTCGTGCAAATACTGTGAATCGTGGATTACTTCCTGCTAAGAAAGGAACAGGTACACGTAAGAACAGAACGAATTTAAGAAAGAATTTTAGTTTAAGAAACAGGATTAAAAGGGCTTTTACAACAATGCGCTATCGAGAGACTGCTGCAAATAGGGCTGAGCGCGAAGTCAAAGAAATGAAGAAACGTATGGAACGTAAAAAGGAGATAGAAGAGAGAGATAGAAAGAGAGCTGAGGTGGCGGCTGCAGCTGCAAAGAGAGCAGAAGAGGAAGCTGAAGCTGCCGCGCGTGCTGCAGAAGAAGCTCGTGTTGCGGAAGCTGCGCGTGTTGCAGACGAAACAAGAAGAAGAGAGGCGGCTCAAGCAGAATTAAATCGTCTTCGTGAAGAAGAGGCGGCCACTGCTAGACTTGCAACTGAAGCAAGAAGTAAAGCAAAACGTGAGGCCCTTCTTATTAAGTATAAGGAGGAGATACAAACGCATGATGCAGAGATTGAAGTATACAAGGATGAAATATCTCGTGCAAATGATGCAATTCGACGATCCGAAAAAGACATAGACTCTCTTGATAAAAGGCTTGCCAAGGAAAGAAACGAGAAAACGACTGCACAGGAGGCTGCAGCGACAAAGAAAGAAAGTTTAGAAAAACTGCGTTTATTCTCGTCTGTATTATCTTCTACAATGAAGGAAAATGCAAAAAGTATGTTTGAGAAGAATGCAATAAGGAATACAATGGCTAAAAAGGCTGATGTAGAAAAGAGTATTGGTAAGCTTGAGAATGAAGTGAAAGCGGCCTATGAGAGGGTTGATGCTGCCTCTACAAAAATAAGGGGAACAGAGGAAGATCTTTTAGCTAAACGTGAATATATTGAGGCTGCTAAAAAGTATATAGGGGAACGTGAAGAAAGAATTCAAACACTGAATGGTTTGATTGATGAACTTAAGGCCGGTCGGTTTAATATGAAAAATTCCAATAGCGACTAGACCTAAACGTGGGTCGGTTTAGACTGTAGATGAGCATTACGATTCTAACATTAGTTATAGGCGCAGATTACAAAAAGTCTCTTGTAAAGGCGCTTACTTCAAAGGCAGACTATGCAGCTAAGCATGGATATACCTATATCCAGGGTGGCGAGGAGTTCTGGGATCGCGAGAGACCCATTCCCTGGTCAAAGATTCCTTTTATTCTTGCACAGCTCTCTGCACTTCCAGAAGGAGCACTCGTCTGGCTCTCGGATGCAGATGTTCTGATCACAAATCCTTCGCTGCGCATTGAAGATCAAATGGGCGTGCTTTTACCTGCGGGTAAAGACATGCTCATGTGCATTGATTCGTGTGCGCACATCAACAGTGGAAATGTGTTGATGAGGAATACAGCCTGGCTACGGGATTACTGGAAGAGGGTGGGAGAGCAGACGGATCTGCTCTATCATATCTGGTGGGAGAATGCCGCGATGATCAAGCTGCTCGAGACAGTACCGAATGATCTGGCGCACACAGAAATTACGAACAAGCACAAGAAGTTCAATGCGTATCTGCGCGGAGTCCCTGGAGAGCCTCTATGGGAGCCCGGTGATTTTCTCGTTCATTTGGCGGGGGTCTATGGACCCAAGGAGATGCAGGATCTGATCGAGAGGATCTTGGCTGGAGAGGTTCCTAGGCTTGGTATGTAAAATCTAATCTATTAATATAAAATGAACTCCAACAACACCTTTTCTAACAACTCGGCCGCGACCGCGACGCGTAAGAATAGACAGCAGGGTGGTGCACAGATCACGGTGGGCTCGAAGTCCCAGGTCTTCCACGGCACGGCCAAGCACACCTCCGGTGGGCTTAAGAAGAAGGATCTCATGAAGACTCGCAAGGGCCGTATTGTGAGCAAGAAGAAGCACGCGGCGGGCCTCAAGGCGATCAAGGTTCTTAAGAAGAAGGGCTATGTCGCCAAGAAGGGAACATTCAAGCTCTTCAAGAAGCAATAAGCAATAAGCAATAGATTATCTATATTCAATTTGAAATTGACGAAATAAGTTTAAATCCTTAGTAGTCCATCGTATTCCCTTACTTCTTGGATTTAATGGATTTTTCCACAAATATCCTACATGTTCAGCATAAGGATGTTTTTTTGCTAAAGCTCTGAGAGCAAATATAAGTTCTTCCTTTTTCATTCTATTATATAATTTAATAAATAAGGAAAATTAAAACGACGTTAAAGTGTTTTCTGTAAATAATCCGTAACCTCCTTAAGAGTTTCAATCGCTTCCAAAGGATCGAACCGTTTTACGTGTTCCTTTGATTCCGATAGATCATACCAATAAATACTTCCAGACTTTTCTGATTCTTTGATGGAGGACCAGACAAGCCCGACCCCCGATGCATTCAGTTCGCGTAGAACCGAAGGCAGATTGAGTTTCTGTACACCCATTCTGGGGGAGAGTCCCTCTTCGATCTGTGCTTGAGTTGCAGATGGATGCCAGAAGATGGCAGACCATGAACCTCTTGGTAGGGCTGTACTTGCCGCAATAAATGTCGCATCCTGTATCACATTTAATACAGAGGAAGGAGGTTCATCTCCTAACCATACAACTCTAACCGGCTTTACGGCATTTTGTATATAGGTTACGGCCAGTCGTAGATCCTGTGTTTCTTTTACTCTGAATGTCGCGTCCCACTGAATACCTCGGAGAGGCACTTCACGAGCTCCCTGCACAATCAACACCTTCCGCCCACGATTTAGAACCTCTTCTTCAACAATCCCGAGACAATCTATAATTTGTGAAGCAAGGGTATCACGGGTTCCATAGAGCCATATACGCTGTCCCTTCAAAGGAGATGAAAACCCCTCTAAACGGAAAATGTCCGTCATCTGATCTACACGATCATACAATGATATAAAATAATACGCGAGAATAGAATGTTGGTATCCTTTCTTCTGCGAGCAATACTTATCTTTATGATTGATATCCCCTGGCTCTATTTTACCAGCGCCACAGCCGGTGAGATGTTTCGTAAAATCCAGGGCCACAAAATTACTCTAAAACTCGTACCCTCGATCATTATCTATCTTGTTCTTTCCTATCTAACAACCATCCCTAAAACTGCAGAGTCTGCCTTTTTACTTGGCCTCGCCGTATATGCTGTCTACGACTTTACAAACCTGGCCACACTCACCCACTATACTACACAGTTTGCGATCCTCGATTCACTCTGGGGAGGAGTGTTATTTACACTTGTCTTTTATGCAATGAAGACATTTCCTCAGATAAAGGGATCATAAGCCCAATGAAGCAAGGCTTGTCTTTGCCTAGGACGACAGGACAAGTCCTTGGCCTTACAATTGGCTTTAATAGCGCCCGCATGGCGACGAAACGACTTCCAACGCTTGATTTGAACAGCATCAAGCACTGGCAGCCTACGGCCCATCCAGTATCTGCAATACCATTGGAACCAGCCCCTCTCATCAGGATTGATCTTCGCATCTGAAAGTTCGGGATGCTGCGAGGATGTGTGAGAACCTGGTACCCATCCCTTCTTTTCCCATTCACTCAGGGGAAGACGTGAATGCACCGCAAAATAGTTGACAGAGTCGTCTCCACCACCAGGTAGGAGTTTTCCCAGAGCGGCAGCTCGAAGAAACCATTCAGCTGGATACTCAAGGAGGCAATCATTTAGATACTTGCCCTCGAAAGCACCCATGGCAAGGATCTCTCCAGGATTGAGAGCCGGTTGGAAGTCGACTGCAAACTGTGTTCCTGGCTCCTCAGAAAGGACATAGGAATACCCTTTTCTCATCTTATTATCTACATGAATCGTATCACCTTTGTGGAAAGAGGAGAGAGGTCTCCCTTTTTCTTTTAACACAGTATACATATGCTCTACCGACATCCCTGTTTAGATACAATACTATAAAATTGAACTTGTATGTAGCTACTAAACAGTAAAATGAATGCATACGTCGAGCCACCAGCCCACCCGATCTCAGAAGAGGCGAAGAAGTTTCTAGCGTCGCTTCCTGAGAAGGAGAAGATCCTCCACGAGGAGGCAGCAAAGATGCTGGGTTCCTCTTATTTCGTAGAGAAGACTCATGGATTTCGGAAGTGGAAGGCGGCTGCTTCGCAAGCGCGTTGAAGGACTTAGATAAAGCTTTACTACCTTCACTAGAATGGTATACTCCTCCAAAGAAGATAGTCACGGGGAACAACTTCCGGGCATGACGCGCATCGGAATAGAACCCTCTGAAAGTATCAAGCCCATCATTGCAATGAATAAGGTTCTTACGATTTCGAATCGCAGGGCCATCTTACTTGCCACAGCCAATATTACAGAGAGTAGTATTTTCACCAACGGCCTCTTTCAGAACATTATTCTTTTTTACAGAATGTTTGAGTCGATGGGCTTTACACCTCTCCTGCTTGTGAATGAGAAGCCGAAAAAGTTAGACGATGTCCCCGAACAGATTCGCCGTTGCCGAATCTTAACGGCAGAGGAGATTCTCAAGCAGCCCATTCCCGTCTATGCATACATCGAAATCGGAATGAGCATTGATCCTGGAGTCCGCAAGTTTCTCAAGATGATTGGTGCAAAGGTCTGCAAGTTATATCTTGGAAATATCCTGAACATTGATATTGAGACACCCATTTTTTATCCAGAGATGAACTTTGCCCACCACGTCGTTGGAGAAGTAGACAAGGTCTGGGTCTCTCCTCACTATGCGCAGCACGACCAGTACGCATGCTCTCTCAATCATGTTGCACTGAGTGGCCCTGAGACACAGGTTGGAGCCTATGTATGGGATCCGACTTTTCTAACAAACGAGGGTCGCAGAAACATTACCTGGAGACCGACAATGCCCGGTGAAAAGGAGGTTCTCGTCATTACGGAGCCAAACATCAGTTTCCAAAAGAGTGCTATCATACCTCTTGCTCTTGTGGATCGCTGGTACAGAAAGAATAAGGGATGGAATGGCCGTGTTGTCGTCGTGAATGCTCCTCGTATTATGCAGATCCCCCACTTCAAGCAGAATTTCTACGATACCCTTGATATTGTGAAGGACGGAAAGGTGGAGTTGGCCGAGAGAAAAGACATTATTACGACGTTAAACACATATCCAAATGCGACATTTGTGTGCCACCAGTTCAACAACGAATTTAACTATATGGTTCTTGAAATGTTATGGGCTGGATTTCCTGTTCTTCATAACTCGAAAAGCTGGGGAGATTTTGGATATTATTACCCTGGTTCTGATCTGGATGCTGGAGGGGCACTGATTAGCGCAATAAGGGAGCAGCATCATGATCGCCTCGAGGTCTACAAGGGACACGCGCAAGCACTTGCATGGAAGCATTCGCCTTATAATCCGGATGTACACGCTGCATGGGAGAAACTTCTTTCATGATGCGTTGCGCTTAGGCCCATACGCAGATGCCTACGGGTCGCCTGTGCGGTGGTCTAAACCACACCTATACGTTTCTTATAAGAAACAAGATGCGTATTGGTGTTCTTGGGAAGTTTCAATTCTCGATGTTCAGTGGGAGTCAATCAAATTGTACTCTATCTGTTGCAGAGATCTTCAAACTCCAGGGCCATTCTACTTTTCTGATTAATGCAAACGAGCGCCAGCCATGGTGGGATGATGTCGTTTCATTGAAAGAGGAATGGAAGGATTCAATTCGTCACCTGAAGGATCTAAGCGGCGAACGGTTTGATGTGGTCTTTGAGGTGGGAGAGATTCTGGAGGCGGCTCAGAGAACAGCAATTTGCGATAAGTCGATTGTAGTCTTGCGGAAGCACGCGGTCCTCGATGAGATCGAGAGATGCCTCTTTCCCACGAGTTCATCCATTCGTTCTTTCGAGCGCGTGTCTGAGATCTGGTTGCTCGATCAGCATGCAACTGCAGATGATGTGCAGCTCATAGAGACAATTTCGCGTCTCCCTGTGCGTGTTGTCCCTTACGTATGGACTCCCTCGATTATCGAGAAGCATCGCGCAGAGACACAGTCTCCTGTGTGGCTTCAAGCGTGCCCTGGAGAAAATAGGGACACGGTACCCTGGTCAGTGCACATTGCAGAAACAAATACATCAAGTTCCTCCTCTTGTACACTCCCTGTTCTGATCATGAAGGAACAGCGGCAACGAAAGATCATGGATGTCTCGCGGTTTCGCATCCATAATGCAGAGCATGTCTATAAGAGTAAGTTTTTCCAGGACAATGTCTGGAAGCATGCTCGCGTAAATGATATTAGCGGGGAGTTTATTGGTCGCCAGAGAAGTGTGGACTGGGTGCATGAGCCCATGAGCTGCATGATTTCTCACGTTCGGTTCATGCCGTTCCGTCCGATCCATTTGGACCTTGCGTGGGTAGGCGTTCCCTTTGTTCACAATTCCCTCTTCATTCGCGATCTCGGGCATGGTCTTGAGCGGCTCTATTATAGGGATAATCGTATCACGGAGGCATGCGATGCCCTTCGTAACATGAAGGAGGACTTTGTTGGCTCGAAGGGTATCTTTACTCTTGAGAGCCTGAATGCGATTCGCCAGGAACTTCTTATGAAGATCAGCCCAATGAGCCAGGATGTACAGAAGGGATGGCAGGAGGCCTTTGCTCATTTTAGACTTTCACCTTTACCTCCTTTACCTCCTTCGCCGCCCCCTGTGGAGGAGAAGGCTTTACCTCTCGTGGAGAAGAAATCGAAGCTAGTCGTTGGCTTCAGTGATATGTGGGACCAGTTCAATCCTTCCTACAACTTCTTCACGCTCATGCTTGAGGAGGCAACCAAACATCTGACACCCGCCCTAGAGATACAGGGTGTTGCGATTAGCGCTGGCTCCGCGGCCCCTGATGTTCTCTTCTTCGGTCCTTTCGGGCAGACATGGAAGAGCTTTGCAGATGTCCCCAAGATCCATTTCACAGGAGAGAACTCAGCACCCGTCGAAGGCCCGAATGTCTTTCTGAACCTCGGATTCATGCACAAAGATATGTCGGATGATACTTATCTGCGGTTTCCTCTCTGGATCCTGGAGATCGACTGGTTCGGAGCGGATCCAGAACGTATCCAGAACCCGAAGCCCATTCCTATTGATCGTTGTACGAAGGTCTTCCCTGAGGAACTCGAGCGCAAGAAGAAGTTCTGTGCATTTGTTGTGAGTAATCCGAACAACCCTGTCCGAAATTCGGCATTCCACTGGCTTTCTATGTACAAGGGTGTCGATAGCGGTGGTGCACTTTTCAATAACATAGGCCCTGCGCTGGCAGCGGGTCCAGGGGGCGGGGGTGGTGAGCTGAAGAAGTTTGAGTTCTTCAAGAACTACAAGTTTGCGATCACCTATGAGAACAATAGTTCTCCTGGATACTGTACGGAAAAGCTTCTGCATGCAAAGGCGGCGGGATGTATTCCGATTTACTGGGGGGATCCCAAGATTAATCGCGACTTCGATACGGGCGGCTTTATCAGTGCGCAACAGGTCTCAAGCCCGAAGGAGCTTATCGATCTGGTTTCCAAGGTCGATACAGATGATGAGCTCTGGAAGAAAATGGCTTCTGTTCCGGCCCTCGACGAGTATAAGAGGGATTGGACGAGAAGAACTATTTCCGAGTGCGCGCGTAGAGTCTTGACACGAGTGATTAAGGAACCCATTCAGATACCGAAGTTTCTCGGGGCCACTGAAACAGTAAAGAGAAAGGGTCTCCAGCCCCCCGTCGTTGTAACCTATGCTACGCGTCGTTTCCTTCCCTCTCTCCAGCTCTTTTTAACAGCACTTGCTGCACAGAAGAAGCAGATTCCTGAACTTAAGGTAATTGTCTACTATGGAGAGGATGTACCATCTGAAGCCATTAAGAATAGTCTAGAAAGTTTCGATTTTCTGGAGGAACGCCACGTACCGTCTGAGGCATCTGCAAGCTTCCCTGATCTCTGGGAGGCCCAGCATTTTGCATGGAAGCTCTGGATCTGCAATCAGCTTGTAAATGAGTCTACATTGGACGGATCGCTTATCTTCTATATGGATTCAGGTTGCTTCCTCAGTCGCTGGCCAACCCCCTGGTTGCGCGCGGCACAGGACGAAGAGATGTGTGTGCTTGAGGATCCTCGCCAGGATAATGCGCATTGGTGCCACGACGCGTTCATGAAGGCCCTTGCCGTCACCGAGGATGAAAAGAAGGAGAAGCAGATCTGGGCGGGAGCGATGATCTTCCGTGCAGGGGCTCCCAAGGTCATTCGCCTCTTTAAGGAAGCATGGGTCTACGGGCAGATGCGTGATGTGATTGTGGGAGAAAAGTGGTCTGGTGCTGCTGCAGATGGAAAGCCCTTTGGACATCGCCACGACCAGAGCATTCTCAGCATCTTAACGAGTCGATACAAGGTGAAGAGGTTGGCCTTGGACGATTTCTATTGCGATAAGAGTCTACGAAATACTTTCCAGGGAGGGTACTCGATTTACTGCCACAGAGGCAATTTCCGTGTCGTACTTCCCTTTAGTCTTGGAATTGATGATTGCTACGTGATTAACCTGGATCGGAGGGAGGATCGCATGAAGAAGTTGTTCTCAAACTCTCCTGATCTGGAGACACGTATTACTCGTGTGTCTGCAATTGAAGGAAAGAAATTGGTTCTCACTCCTGAGCTGGCCCGTCTTTTCCGTCCCCATGATTTCTTATGGAAGAAGGCAATTATGGGATGTGCTCTCAGCCACTTATCTCTATGGTGGAAGCTCGCAACGGAACACCAGGAAGTGAATAGTTTCTTGATCCTAGAGGATGATGCGAAACTCTCGCCCGAATGGGAGGGAAGGTGGAAGCAAGCTCAGCCTCATCTTCCCGAGGACTGGGATGTGATCTACTTGGGTGGAATTCTCCCACCCAATCGTGCAGGGTTTGAGATGGCAAAGGAGAAGGTGAACCCGTATTTCAGCCGTGTCGCGGCGAATAGTTTCTTTGGACAGAATCCTCCAAATCGCTATTTCCATTGGTGTGCCTATGCATATGTACTCTCAAAAAAGGGTGCTCAGAAGATTCTTGAGGTTCTCAGGGCCCATGATGGATACTGGACGAGCGCGGATCATATGATCTGCAATCCTGTGAATGTAATGAATCTGTATTTTCTGGATCCTCTTGTTGCGGGTTGCTATCAGGACGACGACCCTGTCTATAGAGAGAGTGCATTCAACAATTTCAACCGTGTGGACAAGTTCGATAGCGACCTCTGGAACAACGACGAACGATTTGCGGAGGCGGAACGGGATGCGAATCTGAAGGCTAGTGATGAAAAGGATTTTGATATTCCTCTGGTGCTGCAGCAAGTGAAGCAGATGAATTCTGTTGTTAGTGTAACGGCCCCTAGTGCAACGGTTGCTGCGCAAAGCGTAGCAGTCCCTGTGCAAAGCGTAGCAGTCCCTGTGAAGATGCTGGCTCGCCGCTTCGTTTGTTATGAGCAGCATAATCTCGATTTAGCCGAACTTCACGAAAAGGATTGGCTGCTCGAGCTTTCGGGGAAGACCGCAATCTTTGAGATTGATAAGGTTACACTCGAACAGGATCCTCCAAAGGATTCTCCTATTATGATTGTTCAGAGACCTTGGTCTGCCATTTGCGGAAAGATCCTACAGAAGTGGTCATTAGCTGGCTGCAGCTTTTCCATTCTCCACTTGAGCGATGAGCATTTAACGGATGATCTGCGGATGTACGATCTGGCTGGCTGCAAGAGCATTGTTCGTATGTACGATAGGGCGGATTTAACAGAGGAGCAGAGAGCAAAGACGCTGATTATTCCTCTGGGCTATCACTGGGCCCTGGGTCGCGGGGGAGGTGAATCCCCTTTGATGAAGACACCGAGGCTGCCGTTCCGTTCCCATGTCTGGAGTTTCTTCGGGACTGCATGGAGGCAGCGAGATGAAAAGCTACAACCTCTACAAAGGCTCCAGCCGCATCGCCTTTCTTTACTGACTTCATGGAATGGCCCGAATTCAGTGGGACGTGATGAGTATTTATCAACTCTACTCGACACCGTCTTTGTACCCTGCCCTGGGGGACAAAATGCAGAAACCTATCGTTTCTATGAGGCCCTAGAGTGCGGATGTGTACCCATCGTTGTAAAGGAAGAAAATGATTCTCTCTTTACCAAAATGATTATGGCAAATATGGAGTTTCTAGCGGTGTCGAGTTGGCAGGAGGCTGCAGTGTTGATCGCGCAGCTCATGGAGAATAAGACACTACTTGAAAACTACCGTGCAAATCTTCTGATTGCATGGCAGCGCTGGAAGGAGCGGTTGGTGGCTGAGTTCAAGAAGAAGTTGGAGCTTGTTTAGAGATAAAACAACAAAAGTATCGTTTGATAAGCGAAGGAGGGTTTCGGAGAGCAGCCCATTGAGTAAAGGTGAATCGATCTCCCATGGAGAGATTGCAGCGAGCACAAATAGGTACCAGATTATCAACTGTGGTGGGCCCACCCTTTGATTCCGGAATATTATGGCCCGCTTGAAATTCAAAGACTGTTATTTTATTTAAGCACCAAGGTGTGAGACACTTATGCTCAAATACACGACCACAGTGTTGTATCCACGTAGCTTCACGAATCGCTGCAGGGATCTTTTGCTTCTTGTATTTTATCTTTATAGTAGTGTCTTCTTGTATTCTATTGATAGTTACATGCGCGTCGCTATTCATCTGCATCTACTTGTTCATAATGTTTAGACCAACGGGCATCACGAGTTGCCGACCATATATTGGTCTAAAGCCAACAGAATAGCTCTGGATAGAATGTCTAGCGACGGTCCCGCGTACTTACGTAGCCTTGAGTCTCAGCTTACGCTGAACACCATCGGGTTTGGCAACATGTTCACATCATCCAGCGTGGCGACGGTGGCACCCACCACGATAAAGATTTCCGATCTGAAGCAGCCCGAAAAGAAGCTATCTTTCATGCTGGTGTCCACGCACCTTCAGCAGTTTACCGGATACTCTAAGGTATCTCACAATCTCGTAAATGAGCTCGCTAAGCAGCCGTGGATCCAGCTCACTCACTTCGGTTTCCAGAAGTTTCCTCAGGCTCCTCCCGATTACAGAGGCTACCCGTCCAATGTCGATGTAATTGATGCCGCTGCACTCGAGAAGCCCGTGGCTCAGGGATTTGGCTTCACTGCTCTTCCTGATGTAATTCGCAAGAAGTCTCCTGATGTAATCCTCATCTACAACGACATGTCGATCGTTGCTCGTTTTACCGAGGAGATCCGCAAGTCTGGAATTCCTCGCAACTTCAAGATCTGGGTCTACTGCGACCAGGTCTACACCACCCAGTTGCAGGCCTACTTGGATATCCTGAACCGCGACGCGGATCGTGTGTTCGCCTTCACACCCTACTGGAAGAAGTGCCTCAAGGACCAGGGTATCACTCGCCCCATCGATATCATTCTGCATGGGTTCGATAGCAAGAAGTTCTTCCCTGTACCGAAGGAGCTGGTTCGGAAGCAGCTCAATCTCCCCCCTGAGATGTTCTTGTTTCTGAATCTGAATCGTAACCAGCCTCGCAAGCGCTATGATGTTCTGATCATGGCGTTTGTGGAGCTTGTTGTGAAGTATCCGACAAAGCCGCTCTTCATGCTGTGTATCTGCGATAAGGGTGAGAAGGGTGGCTGGCCTCTCCTTGAGATCTACAAGCGTGAACTCGAGCTCCGCGGGGTGAATGTTGAGCAGTTTGGTGGACGTCTTATGCTCACGACACAGGACATGACCTTCCGTGATGAGGATATCAATATGTTCTACAATGCCGCGGATGTGGGTATCTCGACCTCAGACGGCGAGGGCTTTGGTCTCTGCCAGTTTGAGCAGATGGGTGTGGGTATTCCTCAGGTTGTACCCGATCTTGGCGGATTCAAGGAGTTCTGCACAGCGGAGAACACTGTCCTCGTGAAGCCCAAGACCCGCTATTACCTGCCGACCGCTTTTTCTCCTGTGGGTGGCGAGGCCTTTGCATGCGATCCTCATGATGTCTGCCTCGGTATGGAGGAGTATGTACTCAATTCGGAGAAGAAGGAGGCTCATGGAAAGGCGGCGAAGGCCACAGTGCTTGGGTATACATGGGAACGGGCAGTGGCCCCACTTGTGAAGAGACTCAAGCAGGAGCTCGATGATAAGGAGGAGTAGATTTTCTTCTCTTGCAGTAGGTATGCGAGTAACGCGCAAAAATAGACTACAAATTTTTCTTTTTCTTTTTCTTATTGTTCTAATCATTTTTCTTTGGAATACAACTACAACTGAATCCTTTTTTGATAAAAAAGAGGCATGTGATGCTGTAGCTGCAGATAATGCTGCACTCAATGCAGTACCAGGAATCCTAGCATATAAAAAGTTAACGTCTTCCGCCACGAGTTCCCAAGCGATTTTGGACGAATTAACTGCTATGAAAAATGATCCAGTGAATAACTGCGCCGCGGCACCTACAAGTTATACATGTACTACACTCACTTCACAGATCGATATATTAAAAAAACAGTTAACAGCTGCAAAAACCTATAAAGATTCAGCGTTTTTTTCAACTACTGTATCCCCGGTAATTGATGGAATTAGCAAGTTTGTTGCACTCTGTGCAACTGCAACAGATGCTATTGCTACAGGGCCTACAAGTGTATACAATGCTTTATTAAATTCGGATTTTACTTTCACAATTAACACACCGCTTGATATACCCAATTGTGTTTCTTGGTTAGATTCAACACTCTATAAAGATCAAAAGGATGGAACTGAAATAAAACGATGGGCGCCTTCTTCATCGGCTGTCGGTACAACTCAATATTCGATGATTGGTTCTGCCACGATAAAGACGGGCGTACTCAATAACAAACCGGTTTTACAGTTTGATAGTTCACGCACGATGACGATGTGCGTTTCTCAAGCAGATTCGGCAGGTAATGTATCATGTAGCTCTAAACGAATAAATGAACCTGGTGCGTATACAATGTTTTTTGTCTCTCGCCAGACGGGTGGAGCGAATGGACGTGTCTTTGGAGGAGATGGAAACAAGTTGTATGGATATCATGGAAACATGAAACGGAGAGTCCATATCGAGACATGGAATGTTGGAGAAGGAGATGGAAAGGCTGTTGCGTCGGATACAAATTGGGATCTCATCCGAATGAAACGTGATTCGGCGAATGCTGGAAGTTTGCACTGGAACGGCGAACTTATTAAAAACTATACAACAATATATGGTATTACAGGATTTAATATTAATCAAGATGCATGGGGTGAAAAATCCAATGCACAGGTTGCGGAGATTATCATTTATAACAGGGCGCTCACCGATCCTGAGTGCGGATTCGTTGAACAGTATTTGAATCGCAAGTGGTTCCCGACAGCCTCCTCTCCTATTGATCTTGATGGCTGCACCTTATGGCTCGATGCGTTCACGTTTAATAGTCTTTCAGATGGTTCTTTAATTACTACATGGAAATCATCTGCGCCAACCATCTATAATTATTTCATGAAGGGTTCAGCTATACTTAATAAGACTGGATTAAATGGAAAGCCTGTTTTACAGTTTGATGGCACACGTAGCATGGGCCTTTCGGCAACCATGCAAATGAATGCATATACTCTATTTTTTGTCTCTCGACAGACTGGTGGGTTAAATAGGCGGGTCTTTATAGGAAATGGAAATAAGCTCTATGGATACTGGGCTGGATATAAAAATTGCATGCATACTGAAGAATGGAATATTTCGCCTAGCACTCCTTCTGATACAAACTGGGATATGTATAGAATAAGAAGAAACGAACCTGCTCTCACACAGACGGGAAGCACCTATACTGCATCGAGTACTACTGGAAGCATGTGGCGTCAAGGAGGACTTATAGCAAACTTTTCAAGCTCGCAGCGATTTGATGGATTTTATATTAATGAAGGTGGGTGCTGTGGAGGCGAAACATCAAACGCACAGGTTGCAGAAGTGATTATCTATGATCGGTCGCTCACAGATTCTGAATGCACAACGGTTGAAAGGTATCTAAAGTCGAAATGGGGCCTATAACGGGTTTACGGGTGTGAAAATTAAGAAAGTTTGTAAACTTCCTTAACTTTTAGCATAATACGTATTAAAGATTTGTTTTTTTTCAGATCTAGATCTAGATGATACCAAGGCCTCTTCAAAAGTACCTTTTCTATATAATTCTATTCATCCTCGTGATTGGAATTGTATTCATCAGCACAAAATACATGTTACAACGATTTTTTCCAAAGGTTGAAGGGTTCGACGTACCAGATGGACCTGGATTAATGAGCTATTCAAATTCTACACTAACACTTGCCCCAGGAATCACACGATTTCTAACAGGTGGTCAGAATTGGACATCTACACTCGGTGGCATCGTTCACACATATTATGGAACACCACTTACATCAACAATAATCGATGATATAAATTACTATGAACCAATGATTAACTATTTTTATACTATTTCAACTCAAAATGGTACAACAGATGAAAAAATACCAACACTTGTTCTAACAAATGGTGGAACAGATGCTTCAAACTGGTATGTATCGACACCTACCTATGGGCGAATCACAGTAAAACAACTTCGTAGACTATCTGGCCCTATTGCGGATCGTATCGTTCGTACAATGTACCTTATGATCAAGGCAGAAATTGTTAAGGTTGAACAGGCCACCTTTACAAATCATCCTGCAAATCCCCCACTTGTTACAGGAACGTATGATTCACAATTTGGAGGAAAGAATTGCATGGGGCCTGATGGAACATACTGCTCAGGTGCAAAAGTTTACAGTGATGTCGCATCTTCTGATTATGTAAAAGATAATGATAATGGTGCTTTAAAACACTGGCGCGCAGATTTTATCCAGACAAAGTTGCCAAATGCGTGGATTGTAAATAAGCCCAAAATGTTAGCAATGAAAACATATTCTAAACTGTACGAAGAAAATCCAGACTTTGCTACAAACTATCTTGCTCATACACCTGAACTAGGAGACTATGCAGAAAATGCAGGTATGACGATTGGAATGCTTCTCGGTGGAAATCTTGCCATGAATATATTGGAAAATCTTTTATATAGAGAAGTATTCGCAGAGATAACAGAAGAGATTCTTGATTCTACAGGAAAGGTAGTTGGTCAAAAGGTGGTTGGAATGGCTAAAGGTACAAAAGGCATTATCCCTGCATTAAAAGGTATTGGATCTACTCTTAAAGCGAATTATACTGCAGGTGGTGCTAGAGGAGTTCTGAAAGAGCTTGGAAAGGGCCTTGTTTCAAGAGTTGCAGCACAAGGTACAAAAGTTAAAGAACTTATTGCAATCTTAAAAACTACAAAAGATATCGCGAAAAGAGCTGCAACTGATGCAAAAGTAGCTTCTATTGGAGGACGTGTTGGTATAAAGGTATTAGCAGGTGCAGGGCGCGCCGCGAGTGCATTGAAAGAACTTGCTATGATCTCATTAGGGTTTGATAGGAGTATCTCAGTTATAAGGACGACGCATGCCGCAGCAAAAGCAGCTAAGATGGCAATTACAACAGTAGAGGCTGGAAAACTAGCAGCTACAGCAGCAGCAGCAGCAACCACTTCACTTGGAGCCATTAGTACTGTAGGAATAAGTGCTGCATTAGCTTCAAATCCAATCGGCTGGGGTATTGCTATTGTGATGGCTCTCGCAGATATAATCTTGATGATTGTCGATCTTGTTCCCAAAGAAAAATTCAAAGAACTTGGAATTCAAACTGCAAATAAAATCATTGGTGATCATATTCTCAAGTGCCCCTTGGGTACGATGGATGGAGATGCACTTGCAGACGATGAATTTTCTTCAATCTTCGATATGTTACCTCTTCCTGCAAACTTTGGAGTGCAAGATGTTGCTATGAAAAAGAAGCTTTCATGTATGTATACAGACACTCTTGGTATGAATGTTATGTCGCAAAAGACACAATGTCCAGAAGGAAATGATGAAACCTGTTTTGCAGAAGCACCCATGCCGTTGGATATCTGGCCTTCAGCACCTGAACCTGTTTCGCGCTTAACTGTTCTTGATTTACTTGATAAAATTTCAGATGAGATTGATAACCTTTCTTCAGATTATATAACTATAACTGGGTATGAGTGGGCTGCAGTGAATGCTGTAAAAACAATGAGAAGTAAACTTGCCGCAAATGCAAGTGATTTTGTGTCTTCTTATAATGCGGCTGTTAGTGCATGCAATCTTGTTCAGTATGGCAAGATCTCGGCGGCGAGGGAGAGGGAGAAGGCGGCAGCGGCAGCAGCTGCGGCGGTGGCGGCGAGGGCGAGGGCGAACGCGGCGACGGGAAGCGCGTTGGGAAGCGCGTTGAGGGCGGCAATAGCGGCAGAGGCGGCGGCGGCAGCGGCGGAGGCGGTGGCGATTGCGGCAGGGACAGGAGCTGCGAGCTATGGTATAGAATGGTTAAAAGAAGGACGTTCAAGCTATAATGCATGGTGGTCTGATATATCGGGTGCAATTGCAACAACGAATGTTGCCTCTGTAAATAATCTCACAACACCTAGAAATCCTGATAACTTTGCTACACGCATGCAGAAGAATCCATTTAATTGGGGAGATAGAGTTCGTCATGCACCGCGATTTTATACTGTTGCAGATATTGCCGTTGCATCAGGTGGAGCTTATCCTGATGGAAACATAATTAATTTTTTATCAACCACAAATGATGATTCATATAATAACGCAATTGCTGGAGGATCCACACCTCCTAAAAAAACACGATACTTGTGCCGACCAATGGACTTTTACAGAACCATAAAGGGTGTTATGATCAATGCAATTCTAAGAAAAGAAATTGAGGCTATGAAGTCTGAAATGGACAGATATCCAGATTTAATTGGTAAATTTGCAGAAGACCAATATCTTGGCGATACTTCTCTTTCGGAAATTTTATCTGCTGCTGCAATTACCGCAGCAAAAGCAGCCGCGGAGGATGCTACTGCCGGTCGCACAACACCTAGTACAACAGATGCAAGAAATGCAGCAGTTACCGCAGCTGTTACTGCATATAGTACTGCGCTCAATGCATTTTATCCAGTGAACATTTCATACACAACAGTAGCTTCTTTCAGTTCTAAGATAAATAATGCAGTTTGGTTAACAAAGCTTGCGGCTGAAGCAACAACCGCGATCGGTGGAATCTATGATGTATCGAATACACTCATCTTAACTTCAGCAGGTGTAACATATGAAGAGCTTGATTCACGCCCTAATTATATTAGCAAATACAGTACAGATGTTTCAGGTGCTTACTGGAATAAAAAGACAATTATTAATGCAGATACATCTACACGCAAAGTTAGAGCAATTGCAGCATGGACTGCTTTACAAACTGACTTTGCAACAGCAAATGATCCTTATGCAATGTCATCAATTCAGTGGCTGATAGCAAATACAGTAGCACCTAGGCAACCTGCAGATGCGACTGCTGCAGAAAAGACGGCAGCAGCAAAGAGATCCACAGATGCCCTTGCACCTTTTCAAAACACTCCTAATTCTACAATTAATACAATCATTAATAATATTATTACACAGTTAAGTCCCGCAAACATAACTCCCGCAGTTACAAGCTCAAATGATTTCTTGGCAAAGTTTAATGCATTTATTTCTGAGATGTCATATCGTGAGAATGATCTGGAGAAGGACAAGAATGCAGCATATATTACTTCAATCACCGCAGATGCGGCACGAATTGGATACAATGCATGGAAATCAAAGTACATCAATACTGCGATTGAAATGGATGCTCTTTCTACAGCAAAGTCTATTATCTATGCATTCCAGATGGATGGTAAAAAGGCATCTGTCGCACAAAGGATAATTGATACAAGGACAGAATATATTAACGAATTAATTAATTATCATAAAGGAAAAGATGTACGCACTTTTTACATTAATGCAGTTCAGACTCCAGGATTCAAGGATCCTTATATTGTAAATGATGTTTTTGGTTTTAAAATTGAGAAATATGATGGAACCAAGCGTGCAACTGTGGTAATTCCAATTATGGAAATGGTAAATGCATGGTTTCTTACACCCAGTGGTGCAACAAGAACAATTAATGCACTAAATAACGGAGTAACATCACTTGCTCAACTCATTACTGCATCTAAACCAACTGCATCGGAGATTGCTTCGTATGGCACAGTCCCTACACTTGGATGGAAATGGGAATCAGGGATTGAGTGTTGGCAACACACTTTAAATAAAGCCCCATGCGGTATTAATGTGTGCGACGGTAGTACTCGTCCAGAATATCAGTGGACTGCACAGAAATGTGTAAATAAAGGTGATCACCTTAAGCGTTATGACAGAATGGGTTCTTATCTTAACTTTAACTTATTAAGCAATGATCCAAAACAAAGGAGAATGGCAGACTATTTTAAAGATGTAGGAGGCGCAATTTGTTATGAACCTGGTGGCCAACCTGTTCCAACTCCCTGCGTAGCTGGTGAGGAGTTCCAGGCTGCATCCATGTGTCTTAAGAATTGTGCTGCGGGAGAGTGGCAATGGGGTGTTAACTGTTATAAGGACTGTCCTAGTGGCTCAATCCCTGATCCAAATGGTGCAAAAACAAACTGCATTACAGACTGTAGTGGCAATTACCCTCGTGCAATTTCACTTGTTCAATGCAGTGAAGTATGCTCAACAGGAGACGAAGAAGTATATCCAAATTGTTACTCTCCCTGCACGAGTGGATGGAATAGGGCAAGTGGAGTTACCTGCTCAAGGGATGCATGTGATAGTGAAGCTAGTGGGTTTGTTGATGAAGTTACCCCAGGATTCTGCTACAAGAAATGTGCATTGCCTGGAGAATATCCCTCTGCATATTCCATCACAGATAATGCGAACAAACTCAACTGTATTAAACAGTGCAGCTTTGATAACAATGATGGGCAAAATCTTAGTTTGGTAAATGTGGCGCCAATCAATGCGCCAACAGATATTGCAAACTGCCTTGCATGGCTCGACGCGACGGTGGGCTTCACGAATGGAAGCACTGTATGGAATTCTGCATCCCCAAGTTTGTCCTACAAGATGACAGTCGGTGGAGGGCCTAGTTTGGTAGCGAACCAGTTGTTCTCTGGTAGCAAAAATGTTCTACAGCTTTCAAAAACTCAAACTCTCTCAATGACTCCTTCACCTACCTCTGCGGCTTTTACCATGTTTTTTGTCTCGAGGCAGACGGGTCCAACCTATGGACGTGTATTTATGTCCGAACCAAATAAACTATATGGATACTGGGGTACTTCGAAGAATCAATTATATATGGAGGGATGGATATCTACAGTAGGTGGAACGGCTGCAAATACCACGTGGGATAGTTATAGAGTCCGCCGCAGAGCAAATGGTTCTGGAGATTTTGCTCGATTTGGCTCAATTATCAACTCATTTTCTTCATCTGCGGCAGGCCTTACTGGGCTTCACGTAAATAAATGGGAAGAATCAGAAGCCCAAATCGCAGAAATCATCATCTACAATCGTGATCTCACAGACACAGAATGCCAGCAGGTAGAAAACTATCTCTTGGCAAAGTGGTTTAGACAGCGCATTAGAATACCAGGTTTACAACGCTGCTACTATGGTTGCGATGATGGATGGAACTTAAATAGAGATGTTGGAACATGTGAAAAGAATTCATGCGATTCGGGTCAATGGGATAATGGTGCTGGACTTTGTTATAATCCATGCGGATCAGATAGAAATGAAGGTGGAGTTGGAAATTTAACATGTTATCTAAAATCGGCACCCGCAGGATATCACGAGAATGTACCTGGTGTTGATGGAAATTTTGCACAAGACTGCCCTTCTGGAAAACAGCAACAAGCGGCAGATAAAACTGCATGCGTAAACAATTGCCCTGCAGGTATGTCTTATGATGGCGCGCTAACATGTAATAGAAGTACCTCTTCACCAAGATCTGATACTTTTCATATAATTACTTCTACTCCAAGATCTAATGCTATAAGAACAGACTTCCACACGCCTGCAAGTGCCGCTATTCAGCTTTCATGCCCTGGTGGCTATCACGGTGCAGCTGGGTGGTGTCAATCAGATAGGCACTGTTGTTCAAGAGATAATTGGGGTACTTGTTGGCGAGAGTGTGACAACATGAATCCGAGTACCACAGCTATTCAATCGAGCTGCCCATGGAATAGACCAAATAACTATAATGGTACATGTTATGAAAACTGTCCTGCTGGGCAGTGGATGAGATCACAAGGACTCTGTTCAAGCGACTCTTACTGTCCAGGGGATACACCAAATAACTTTAATGGTACATGTTATGCAAACTGTCCTGCGGGGCAGACTATGAAGACACAGGGAATCTGTACAACCGGTGAATATTGTAAGGCAGAGACGCCAAACAGATTTCTTGCTATGTGTTACGCAAACTGTCCTGCTGGGCAGAATATGAAATCAGCGGGAATCTGTTCAACTGATGCAGCTCTCACTCAGCCCGCAGGAGGTCTGCAATATATGCCGACGATACCGAAAGGAATTGGAAAAACATCGAGGACAAAATTCCAATCTGCAGAAAATAAGAAATGGGAGAGCCGCGATATCACAAACGGTAATCTCTATTGGGCTAAAGAAAACAGGGCAAGAGCTCAGACTATACCAAGAAGTATAGCAAAAACTCTAAAAACAATTGGAAGAGACAGTTCAGTAAGACCTTCATATACAGCAGAGTATAAGCACGATATAAACTCTGTACAGGGATGCGAATGCCTCATTGCAAATGCATGGGAGCGTGCAAATAACGGTTGCGGAACATTTGGTCTTCTTACACAGTATCCTGCGGCTCCATGGGGTGCAGCTGCATGGCAAGTGAACAGTGATGATCCAACGGTGAAAACATTGATTACTAGACTTGCAGATCTTTTCGTATCAAATCCCTCACTATTACCCGATGAACTATTTGAAGAAGATCACCCTCTAAAGAATCAGGGCACACCTGCATTGGAACGTATGATTGTTCTGAACGATGATAAAAGCGAGGATACTTCTATGAAGAATAGACTCATACGTGCATATTTTGATTATGTAGATGCACTCAATTATAAAGATGATATTGAGCTAATTTGCTCTCCAGGATATATTGAAACCTTAATGAATGATGAATTGGGAGAGCCAGCATTAAATGCACCAGGTGCAGGAAGATCCTATCTCAGCAGACCACGTAATATGTATATGGTGGCGCTTGGAGCAAATGATGAAGATTTCAAGTCGTATCTAACACGCTATGATAAGTGGAAAACGGATACTCAAGTTGCAATGAGTGAACGAGCTCTTGTAACGGGTGGAACCTTCCTTGATCCTTTCAGTCGTGTGTTCCTTGATAAACTTGCTCAGTATCTCTTCGATCAGACAAAGTCTCTTTTGCGCGGGCAGTTTTTCCACATTACAAAGATTTTCGGCTTGGGCTATGTTTCTGAAAGCTGCGTGGAACTCCATTGCAACGCAAATCAGTACGCTGCCCCACCTACAACAGCGGATGCAGCCATTCCAAAGAATCTAACCATAACACCAATCACAAATTGGATCGTTCGTTTCTATCTCTCTGGAGGAAACCCTGTTGCCTATGAATTCCAGAACTCAAATGCCAATGCATTCATGCTCACAAATAAGAGATGTCTGTACTATGGACAAAATTATGTACCTGTTGTCTATTTCAATGGCTACTCACACAAATGTGATTCCAAGGAAGGCTTACAGAAGCAGGTCGAGTTTTACAGAAAAAAGAACAACAAGGTTAACGTGAAATACATTACAGCCCAGAAGGATATTACTGCGGATCAGACCCTGTGTGCCATGCAGTGGCAAGAGTCTGATTATAATGCTGATACAAACCAGGATGGATCTCAGATGGTGAGTAAATCAGGTGCCTTTACCTGGTTAAGGAAGGGTATGCCCGAAACACCGATGAAAAATTCAGATGGTACCTATAATTTTGCTTACTCTCCTACCAAAAAGAACGCCGATGGCAAAGATGTCTACGCCGATACTGAAACAGTTGTTACAGGTGATATCCTTACAATAAAGGACGGCTTTGGCAAAGGTAACTACGCCTATTCTGAAACAGTTGTTACAGGTGTTCTCCTCACACCAGCCGATATTTCAACAGAAGTCTTTAATCGTATTAATGATACAGATAGTGCGACTGAAAAGCAGTCTATCATGGATGGAGCCACAAAGGCGATGGTACCTATCAATCCGCCTATTACAGTGACTTCAAAACTCTATAGAGAAGAAGAGGATTTGGAGGGATGTTTCCCCATGAAATGCAGCAATCCTTATGTAATGAACCTAATCCTCACGAAATTCAATGGAACAACAGATCCTGAAGGTGGTACTAGTAAAATCATAACAATCAAGAAGATTTTCACGGTGAACAGTGGTCGATGCGATATGCTTGCAAACGTGATTTCATCCAATGGGGTTGTTGAAGAACAGAAGCGTAGTGCTACGATGGTTACAATGAAAGACGCCGCAGGGGCAATTGTTCCTTGTAAATACACAGTCTCGGCCATTGGCGCCAAGGGTACGGGAACTTTCATCACAGATTCTCTTTCCACCCTCACTCCTCAAATGACAGCTGCAAAGATTGCATATGATGCTGGATATGGAATATTATCTCCAGCAACAACAACATCCGTTACAGGAGCCATTGATACAACACGTACAGGACTAGAAACAGTTGCGAAGGCGGCTAGACTCAAGTCGCACGCTGCATCCGGTTTTGAGAAGAAGTTTGTAGATTGCCCTGCAATTTCATGTTCTTCACAGGAGGTCCTCAATGCCATTGTGATGCAGTACGCTGCTGATAACTATCCTAAGACAACTGCAAATGTTCTTCAAAAATCAATGACAAAGATTTTCAAGGTGGGTACAGCAACGAGTGCGGAGGGTAATGCCACATGCGATATAAATTTCGAGAACACCTCGCAGTTTTACACGAGCTTCCCTGGAACACCCGCGGGCGCGGCCAACAAGACAACAATTACAAAGCGCTTCAAAGTTACAACATCCGATACATGCAAGTACTCTGTTGTATCTGATATAACAACAAATGATAAGACTGCAAATCTGCCCAAGTCGTCTGCGACAGATCTAACTGATACGGTGTCTGTGCTGGAAGACGATCCTTCGTTCGACAAGCTTGCAATTGTATCGAATAAGCCTTCCACTGCAAATTCCATGGCGATCACTGTAACAAGAGATACAAGTGGTATAAAATACACGGGCACTTGCCCCACACCGAATTTCACAGATCCTGGTGTACTACTTGATATTGCTCGCTTTATCAGGGCGCAGAATGCGGCTAACTCGTTTATTGTAACATCACTCTATACACCTGCCACTGTAGTATCTCCTACATCCTGTTCGATCAGGGTCGGATACACACGCAATGGAAGCGCTGCTGCTTACATGAATACCTTCACAGTGTCTTTCACGAAGGATATCACGACATGCAGATACCGCATTACGAGAGTGACTGCTGGAAGTGAAAGTAGTGCGGCGGCTGGAGGGACAGCGATTTCAACCTTTGTTCGTCCACTCAACTCATGTCCCTCTGTACCGATTGCGTGCACGAGCCCTGCAGTCCAGAATGAGGCGAAATCGTTCTACAAATCCATGATGACACTACTCACCAATGGTATAGCGAATACAATGAATATCACAAAGGCGGCGCCTGCTGGTACAAACACATGTGAATTCCAGGTAACCACGCAATCGGGCACAGCCACCTCAACATGGGATGGAACCGCTGCGAACTTCAACAAGTTCCACTACACATTCAACTTCAACCCTAGCCCTGCATGCGACGGTATTAACTATGTGGCATATGATATGGCGCCTGTTTCTTCTTCACAGAACTCGCACACAATTGGTGATAGGGTTCCTGAGAATGTTGCCTGCTACTCAGTGTTAGATTGCAATAATTCCAGTCTCAAGACGAAGGCGACGAACGCACTGAATACCTCAGGACCAGCTGGAACCACCTATTCCATAACGGGTACACCCGTGAAGACGGGGCCAAATAAGTGCGAGTACTTAGTGTCGCGTACAACAGGAGGTGTAACAACCTCGCAAGATAAACTCGGCTCCTACGACTCCACGCTACACCGCTCGGCTGTCTTCAAGGCAAAGACGCCTATTGTTGTAAGAACGGCTGGAATGTCAGATGCTGCGTATACTCTTGCGCTCAACACTGCATGCTATGGTTCTACAGGAATAGACATTTCTGGAACAGTGAATCCGGTTGTACAAGCCGTTTCACGCACATATGTCCCTATTTCATGCCCGCGTATTGGTACGACAAGCACTTCACAGACAATCTTCTCACACTCTTCAATTAACGCGGCCCTTGTTGCTGCACTCACGAATAAGTACAATGATCTAAAAGCAAGTGGTCTATTAACAGTATCTTTTGTAAGAGGAGGTACATTCCCTATTACACAGATTAACAGTATTACAATCGATACAACAAATCCTGCAAGGATCACAGTTCCAGCTACTTACCAAAGATACGAGTACAGGGTTGTATTAAATGCTGGCCTTTCCGCAAATGCAGCTCGTGTACCTGCAAAGGCGGCTGCTGGAAATTACAACATTACACAGAACGATACGGATTATGCATGGAATCCTTACCTGCACCCGATTGTTAATATTTTCTTCTATAATACATGCGGCACACCGGTGATTACAAAGGAGAATATTACATTCGTGGCAAGTCGCCCTACTTCCATGTATAGAACATTTTAACAACATAGAATAAGATGAAGTTCCTGTTCAAACATAAAATTCCAGTTCTTTTCGTATCCATACTGATCATACTCCTCATATCAGTCTTTGGAAAAGACAAGCCTATTCAAGTTCAAGGCTTTACAGATCTTTCTGGATGCAGCCTCAACTGCTCCGACCAAGGAGTTATGCTTGCAATGAAAAAGGAGTTTGAGTCGAATTACTTAGAAGGATTCCAGGGAAAGGAGGGATTTCAGACGATCTTCTCAAATGTACAATCACAGTTGCAAGGTCAACTTAACCCCCAAGTACAAACACAACTTCTTACAAATTTACTTTCATCCACTACAGGAATTCCTCCTTCTGTTCTTAGTTCTCTTACTACTGCCGTTACAACGGGTGCAAGTGAAAAACCTGTTGTAGCGAAGAAGGTAAGTCAATACACATTACGAACGGTGAGTCGCGCCCTTCAACTAAGCCCTCTCAAATGTGAATACGAAGTCACATATGATAAGTCTGATGTTGATCTGAAGGGTGTGAGTACAGATGCGAAAGATCAATTTGGATACTTCCAAGCCACGTTCACAAAGAATTCTGGGGCTGCGTGCGGATTCACACCTACGGAGGTGCGTCTTCTAATTGGTCCCGAAATCTCTAAGATGGATTCACAGGGAAAACAAAGTGAAATACCTCTTATGAATTACAACTTCTAGCATTTCCGAAACCACTTACGAGCTTTTGCCGTTTTTCTGGCCTTTCGTACGAGATCTGCATCTGTCGTGTAATGCGTCTTCCCGCATAAAAGAAGACTCGATACACGTGCATATCCCCATTGCTGCTGAGTGGCCCCTGGGCGATGTCCTGTTCTCCATGCAGCCATACCGCGATCATACGATTTCTTGATGAGTTGAAGGGGTACACCCGTGGCCTTAGCCCTGTCCTCCAATGATTTTATATCAGGAAAGAGTTTCTTCCATCGCTGCGTGTATCTAGACGACTTGGTTCGTACACCCTTGTCTGTGGCGAATCCAACATAGGCTTTCGGATCCGATGTATCCTTCGCACCGAATTTCTTTATTTCACGCGCACGTTTTGTTTTCTGCGTTGCAGACAGCCCAGCAAAATATTTTTTTGGCGTATACATCTCAACTATCTAGTAGATGGAGAGAAGATACCAAGCCACCCGTAAGAACTTGAATGCTGTACGCCGTTACCGTGCTGGAAAGAAGATCGGATTCACCATGCGTGCTTCTCTGAAGGCGAAAGGTCTGATCCCTAGAACCAGTCGTAAGGAGCGCGGAAAGTATATTGTAAGCAAGAAGTATCAATAGATAGGCGATGAACGTGTTCGAAGAAGAAAAGGAACCCGAGTGTTTATCGCGATCTGGATATAAACCGGGTGAAAGCCTTCGTGCATTTGAACAGGCTCTGTCTGAATCGGGTGCAGTCGCAACAGGGAAGTCCTTTCACTTTTCTGCAGATATTCTTTGCAGTGGAGCCTATACGTCATGGGTACGTTGTATCTGGACCTATGTCATTCAGAATGTTGGACTTGCTTCACCCCGTATTTTTGTTTATCTAATGAAGAGATTTCGTGATCTAGATGAGTTATCCGACAAGTATCCGGACGAATCTCTTTGGAACAATGAGGGGTATCAGAAACAGGTTGCAGAAGTGATTATGGTCGTTCGTGAAGCACCACGACGTTCAAAAGTGAGCTGGCCCAAAGTTGGATCTGAAACGCATCGAAAAGACAGTGGATGGCTGAAGGCTGTGGCAACTGCGACCGAATCCGCTGTAGTCCGTCGTGTCTGGAAGGCAGACGGTGATCTGTCTACGCTGAGGATCGTTGGCTCAGAGATTACAAAAGCGGTTGGAGAGGGAGCAACGGAGAAGTGTCTCTTTTGGATCCGATGGCTTCTAGAAGAAGATGCTCTTCTCCGTAAAGAAACAAAGGGATCTCTTACCTCTGTAAATCGTACGTTTGGAAAAGGAAAGGGAAAACATGATGTTGGCAACTTTGTAGTGGCACTCTTTATTGAGATCTACAATGAATACGCTGAGAAAAGTATGATTCGGATGAATGAGGAATTCCAGGGCCTTGTGGGTCTCTGGGGTGGAGATGATAGCCGTGTAACAGGATCTCAAAAAAAACAGGTGCTGGGCCTTATGACGCAGATACTTTGTGAAGTCCCCCGCTGGAAGATCCCCGCGGCGCCTCCACTGATACGAGATCCAATCTTTGTCTCTCGTGCTGTGGCCCAAGTCCCCAAGTTTTTCCATGAAGTTCTTGCGTATCCGACAATACGGAATGGAAAAGAAGTACAGAAACAATTCTCTAACCGCGGGGTGGTTCAGAAAAAGAAGAAGGTTGTTTCTCATGAGGACCAGTTCGATGCGGTGAACAAAGCGTTGGATGATTATATGTCTTCTAGAATGTAAATAAATATCTTTCTTGAAATTACTGTCGTGTCTAACCTATAAATCTTAAAATTAAGGGAGCTCAGAGAGCTTCCTTAATTTTCAGTTCATATGGTAGGTATGCCATCAGTAGCAGAAATAGCCGCAGCGGCACAAGCATCTGCTGTTGCAGCGGCAACACAATCCGCCTCTGCTGCGGCAACTGCACAAGCGGCGGTGGATGCTGCACAAGCGAAAGTCGCTGCTGTAGCGGCACAAGCTGCACGAGATGCGCGCGATTTATATGTACAAAGCATTGTATTGAAGTGGCCCGGCGGCGATATTATCTTCAAGTTGTACAAGG